CCATTGTTTCCATTCTTTCCATTATCTCCATTATTGCCATTATTTCCATTTTGTCCATTATTGCCATTATTTCCATTTTGTCCATTTTGTCCATTTGTACCATCTTTACCATCTTTACCATCTTTACCATCTTTACCATCTTTACCATCCTTACCATCCTTACCATCCTCACCATCTTTACCATCCTCACCATCCTCACCAACAACTGCAACAACAACTGGCAGAACAGGTGTGGGTGGCAGGAAAGCATTTATCACACAACTAGGGTCAATATCATTACCATACAATATGTTTTCAAGTCGTTTCTGTCTTAGCTCTTCTCTCATCTTCATTAAAGTATTAAATTCAGAGATTGAATAGATACTATTCGCAGCAGGAAACCAAGGATTACGATAACAGCTCATTTGTTTTATATTTATTCAATAGAAATTAAGTATGAGCGGAAAGGCCTACCGGGAGATGGGGGGTTTATTGTTTAAAAAAAAATCATTTGTCTAAAATTTTTTTCATTCAAATCAGATTTTCATAGATAGTAAAAAAAATCTATGGAAATCTGGTCGCACTCGGAATCGAACCGAGGTTACAGGAGTCAGAATCCTGTGTCCTAACCAACTAGACTATGCAACCAACTAGCATTTGTTTGTTTTGATCAAACTGCGCTCATCCTCTGAGCTAAAATACTAGAAAAACAAAAGGTTTCGCCTCCACCAGGTTCTTTTTGAGGAGAAGAACCAAACTCAATGCGAGGAGTGGGGATCGAACCCACGAGGTATTTCTACCAGCAGATCTTAAGCCTGCCGCCTTCACCACTCGGCCATCCTCGCTCCATAGAATCATAGATTTCAGTGTTTAAGCTGGTTTCGGACTAGACAGCCCCGAATCCACGCCTGAATCCTCGTGGCAGCCGCCTTGTTCCTTTCGTCATCCACAACCTGTAAAAGCTGCCATACTCTATCTCCTACCCTTTGCCACCTGAATTCAACACCATTTATATCCTCATAAACCTCGTCCTCGTTCATGGATTCCGAATCTACTGTAGACGAATCATCCATAGTTTCTTCCTCTTGTAAACTCTTCCGACAATATGGACAAGAAGAGTTCCTTGTAATCCATTTCCCTACACAACGAATGTGAAATGTGTGGCTACACGACAATACTGTCTTTCCCGTTGTATCATTTATTGCCTCGTAGCAAATTGAGCAATCCATTTTGCGATTCCTATCCTCTATCGCTACTGTTCAATTTTTATACCCTTTGTAGATGGAGCTCGCAAAGCGCCTCCGAACAGCTACAAAAGAAGAAGCTATTGAAAATTATCAAACGCTAAAGGACCTTCCATGCTCGGATATTTCCAAGTTCTCACGGGCTGGCCTTGCCTGTCTTGATTATTTCTTTTTACAGCATCGTATCAAAGTAAAAACACGACGCCGCGGACTGTCTTTTTTAGAAGCATCCAAAGACCCCAATGTCATGAAAGAAATGAACGATCTTAGCAAACGGGTTCGCGGAAAAAACCTGTCTTCCCTGTCTCCCGATGAAAGGTTGCGGATTCGCTACAACCTGTTTCAACTGTATTATGGGAGTATCAACCAATTCCGACCTGCGGAAGCCAAACGCCTTTACTGTAAATTTAATGCCAAAAAAGGTATCCTTGACTTTAGCGCTGGTTGGGGTGGTCGCTGTCTTGCGGCTATGTCTTTGGGTATTCCCTACATCGGCATAGACGCCAATACCAATCTCAAAAAATCCTACGAATCTATGATTCAAACTGTTGACCCTGATGCTAAGGTGACCTTACTGTTTCAACCATCAGAAACTGTTGATTTCTCCAACTATACCTATGATCTTGTATTTACCAGCCCACCCTATTTTACTTTAGAAGAATACGAAAAAATGCCCGACTACGGTTCAGAAGAAGGATTTCTGGAGAAGTTCTTTCGTCCCGTTGTTCTTGCTGCTTGGAAACATTTAAAATCTCCTGGAACTATGGCACTCAATATGCCCAAAGAGATGTACGATGGTGTCAAAGATCTTTTGCCTCCTTTGTCTAGCCGTTATCAACTTCCCGTTATGAGCCGCCATCCAAGCAATGCTGCTACTGGACGCACCATCGGAACAAAAGATACTAAATCTCGTTCAGAGGGTATCTATGTTTGGAGGAAAGGAACAACCAAGACACGAAAAGTGAAACGATAAACTCATGTCTGTATAGTACAATGCCAATCCTACAACAGTGTATCTGCGCAATTCAGCAAACAAATGTACTGCAAACTATCTGGGCTTATCTTGAAAGGAAATGGGGTACAGCCTAAATTTGAATGGGTTTTACATTTTTTAGTGAAACCAATAAGAATGTCTAATCACATCTGTCCAACCTGTAGACGTGCTTTCAAACAGAAAGGACATCTTCAGAGTCATTTCAAACGAAAAAAACCTTGTAAAGCTCCCAGTATCCGCTATGTAGATCTATTTGCTGGCATTGGTGGATTTCGGTATGGAATTGAAGCATTCGCAAAAAAAAATAAATATACATTTGAATGTATCAAGACGGTTGATATCAAAAAAGATGCTTTAAAAACCTACAATCTAGCGTTTCAAGAGTCTGTAGAACCAACAGATATTCGTACTGTAAAAAATCTTGGTCCGTTTGACCTTCTTTGCGCAGGCTTTCCCTGTCAACCATTCAGTTCTGCAGGAAAAAAAGAAGGTCTCCAAGACGAAACTCGTGGAGATTTAATTTATGAAGTCCTTCGTATTTGCAAAGAAAGCCAACCAACCTTTCTACTTTTAGAAAATGTTAGCAACATTGAGCTTCTTGAAAATGGAACTGTTTTGAAAACAATTATTGATGAATTTACAAAGATTGGCTATCATATGTCAACTGTAAGTGTGAATGCAATGGATGTTGGATTAGCCCAAGACAGAAAACGCATCTTTCTTGTGGGAAGTCGGATTGCTCCCATATCGGTGTCCATTTCTCCGAAACCCCATCAACTCATTCGTGATATCCTGGATACATCCGATACTGTCTCTCATCTACCCGTTGCCTTTGTAGAACGTCTTCGCAACATTTCTGGCTTGGAAGGAAAAAGTCTCAAAGATAAACGGGGAGGAGCAGACAACATTCATTCTTGGGATTTAGCCTATCACGGTCCTGTGAGTGAATCTCAAAAAAATTTGCTGAATGAATTGCTAAAACAAAGACGCAAGAAATCGTGGGCTACGAGCAAAGGAATCGGTTGGAGCGATGGCATGCCTTTGACTCTCAAAGAAATTCAGACATTTCAGAATTATAGTTCCCTCCAAAGCGACTTGGACGATTTGGTACAAAAAGGATACTTAACCTTTGAACATCCCAAAGATCGCATTGATGGAAAACGAATCGAACGCACTGATTCTCCAAAAGGCTACAACATAACCAAAGGAAAACTAAGTTTTCCCCTTTCCAAGATTCTTCACCCAGACTCCGTTGCACCTACTCTTACTGCAACTGATTCTTCCAAGCTCGGTGTTCTTGTAGGCTCAACTATTCGCCAACTCAATGGCAAGGAATTAAAAAAAGTTTGTGGATTTCCCGATGAAATGCCCCTACCCTCCTCTGTAAATCTCTATGACCTCTTTGGAAATATGGTCTGTCCACCTGTCATTACGGAACTCTTATCCTTTCTGTTCCCCCAGAATAGCATCTAACTGCTTCTGAATTCTATCTTTTTTTGTCTGTTTGTCCTGAATATGAGGACATTGATCAATACAACTCAAGAGCTGCTTGACAAAGAGGCGAGGCGTCTTTGTTTCATCAGACCATCCTGATACTGCCCCAGAACGAATGTTGTACCAAACACTTCTCTTTATTTGCATGGACATCGGTCGACTATTTGTGTAATTCGGCAAATCCCATAGATTCTTGTAATGAAAGGCCTTGATGTGGATTTGAGCATCCTGAATCGCGTACTCAAAGATGAGATACTTTGTTTGAAAGAGTTTCTTGAGAACTCCTCCATCTGCTTCAAGCTGATCTACAAGACTCGCAAAAGGGGCTACATCAAATCCTGGAGTCTTCGCAAACGCCTTCAATTCAAATCCGAATGAGCGCTTCTCAGCCCAGAAATCAGGAGGATCTTGAAGTGGTCCTTCCTCAAAATCAGGAAGAGCCTCCTTAAAGTGCGGCCAGAAGCAATCTTCCAGAAGGTCTCCTACCAGATTCGTATTGGAGATAGGAATTTCTTTACCCATGAATGTTGCTGCCAACCTGATTGTCTGCCCCACAAATCCTTGGCACACCTTCAGAAGTTTATCAGTCTGTGAATACATGGGAAGAGCCATTGTGTTGTGTCCACTCAACTCTACAGCAACAATCTGATTCAATTTTTACAGGGTATGAAAATTGATACAGAACATAGATAGAGGAAACAGCACCCATGAGCCAGAAAAAAAACCGAGGACAATTCTATACGACAAATTCTTCGTACATTCTTGATACTCTCCCTCTGCCATCCAAAGACATTTCTCGCATTGTTGAGCCCTTTGCAGGAAAAGGAGATTTAATCGATTGGATTCGCACAAAAGGCTACACAAGTCCGATTGAAGCTTACGATATTGATCCCAAGAGAAATGATATTCAAAAGCGTGATACATTGAAGAATCCACCTGACTACACAAATGCTTGGATTCTCACCAATCCACCCTATCTCGCTCGGAATAAATCATCCGAGAAGGGTCTATATGATTTGTATGATACAAATGATTTGTACAAATGCTTTCTTACAAGCCTTGTTCAACAAGGAAATTGTGTAGGAGGAATTGTTATTATTCCTGCTGGGTTCTTCTTCTCTCCACGAGACGTGGATGTTCGTTGTCGCGGAGAGTTTATGAAACAGTTTCGTATAACCAAAGTCCATTACTTTGAAGAGACAGTCTTTGAAGATACACCCACAACCATTGTAGCGTTCTCTTTTGAAAAAAGCAAAGAGATTTTACAGGAACAGGATGTACTCTGGCAACTCTTTCCTTCCAAGGAACAAAAAACCTTTCGTATGTCTTCTACAAACAGTTGGATTGTTGGTGGTGAGATTTACAGTCTTCCTGTTCCGAGTACTATTACAGTTCGTCGGTTTGTTGTAGGGCAAACCCTCAAAGCCAATGAACAACAAACTTATATGACTTTGTCCGCATTAGACAGTGGAAAACAGGATGGACGAATCTCCTTGGACTATAAAAAGGACTATGTATATCCCGCCAAAGACTGTAGCCGAACCTATGCTACACTTTGTATAACAGGTACAACTCTATCAGAGCAAGACCAGATAGACATTTGTAAAGCATTTAATACGCTTCTTGAACAAAAAAGACAAGATACATGGAGTCTCTTCCTCCCTCAATATAGAGAATCCAAAGACTATGCACGCAAGAGAATTCCCTTTGAATTAGCCTACCGTATTGTGCTTCATATCTTATATCAACAAGTATGATTTCTTATGCGAGCGTAGATTTGAGGCAAATAGCCGCATTTTGATTGTAAGTGTAATAATACCCCTTCATTCCTTTTGTTAAGGTTAGATTGAGTTCTCCATTCATACCAACCCATTCGTACTCTATTTTTGTTTCGACTAGAAAATCATAAAGAGCCATAAGCTCTGACTGAGAACTTTCAAAATACTCAAAATTAACAAGCTCATCAAAAACAATATAGCATCTCTCAGAAAAATACGGTTTACATGTATCTAATATATATTTTGCGGATGAATACAAATCCGAGTCAATATGAATAAAAGATATTTTCTTATTTTGCTGAAGAAGAAATTCTTTCAATGTATCTTGAAATAGACCTTTGATGAGTACAACATTTGAACGAACACTTGGCATATTTCCCTCCAAAGAAAAAAATCCTTTTTCATACTTTGGTCTCCAATCTTCTGGAAGACCTTCAAAACTATCAAATCCATAGACTGTCTTGTTTGTATTTTCTGCAATCAGGTTAATAGAGATCCCCTTATAGACACCAAACTCTAACCATAGTGTATCATTCGTATCATTCTCCTTTAGTTTGTTGATTGTGAATACCAAAGGATTTGTATGAATATTGGGAATGTCTTGAACAAACGAAAGCAATTTCTCAGTTTTTTCGGACATCTACATTCGTTACTCTCGGATGTTTAGGCCAAAAATACAAAATCTTTACAATCACACAGATACATCACACTTCAAACCAACCAAAGTAGTCCTTACGAATAAGTAGTTGGGTTTCTTTTTTCAAGAACTATTTCCTTGCGAACATCCTCTGGTAAAAATGTATAAAATTCCGAAATATCAAATACAGACATTATGGTTAACACCTTTTCAACTAAGACTTGTGTGGGATTTAATTCAGATGTTAAACATTGAATAATTTTATAGTTGCGTTCCTCGTCTTTAAGCATATTGGACTGTGCAAAGTGCTGTTCAGAAAATTGTCCTATCTTACCCTCAAACAAAGGAACTTCTAGATGAAATGCGTATTGGTCTAGTAGTTTCTCATTGCGAATACGATGAAGAACTCGTTGAAAAAACAGTAGAGTTTTTGCATTGCAATGTATTAAGAGACAACCAATATTGTGTTTAACTTCAGAATGACATTCTACCATTGTTGTTATGTCATTATGTTTATAAGGTTCAAGATCTTTTACTGAAAACTCAGGAAGTACAATTAAATCCACATCCGTAAAGAAAAAAAAACTTTCCTATATTTTTTTCTATATACTTAGTTATAACATATATCTTAATAGGAATACCAGTCAAAAAATGTGTGGAGGTATCCAATGGTTGAAAGAATCTTTGTTCGGCAAATACCGGTTGAAAACAAAATCCAGAAAGATCTTTTGTTGTCGAGGAAAGAAGTTCGTGGAAGAACTGATAGCGGGGCGACCACACATAGAGCCAATCCATCTTTTGAGCTAAAAAGATTTAAAAATCTCGAAGAAAGCGTACAGTTTTCGATAAAAACAAAAACTCAGAAAGTTTCTTTTTTATTGTTTAGTACCTACCACTCGCCCAAACCAGTCAAAGTAGCCCTTAAGATCTCCAACATACACTCTATTTTTTACAGATGCGAACTGGGGAAGTGAAAGCATGTACTTGAACTTGGATAGAACACAGTGTGCCTCATCACCATCTAGGATGTTCGCAAAGTAGATGTTGGGTGTAGTCTGAAGTGTATGGAGTTGTCCTTCTACAAACCAATACACTTCGCGCAGAGATCGCGTCTGAGCACCTCCTTTGCCCACGATACACTTCAGATTTACATAAATATTTTTCTCGTTTATACTCTGAACTCCATCAAAATCCTCGGAGTAGTCAAATCCATCCGTTTGTGTATTCGGGTGAGCAATATCCTTCAGAGTGTTCGTCCGAAGATTGATGCGAATGTTTGTTTTCAGACAAGCAATGCCCGTTCCATCGATGATAGCCTGCCGCTGAAACTCTTCAGGTTTCCGTGAACCCGCTCCACCTGCGACTTGACCAAATATCTCCTGGCGCTTCTCTTTGGTAATCAAGCATCCTGAAAGAACGGTATCGGGGCAGCGAATGGTTGCCATCTTGATTGTTTGTTTCCACATACCTTCTTGGATACCAAAGATTCAATTTTAGCTTTAAAACGTGGAAAAAGGCCCACACCTTCTTTCCGTGTTTTTGTTTTACCGTGTGTATTGAAGATCCATTGAGTCCCTCCATGTGCTACGATGAAGCGGTACTGCCCAGGAACATGTATATGAATAGTTCTTTTTGAGTTCCGCTATGACAGCGGACTTTTTGGTAGCAGTATCAATGCGATGAGGAAGATCTGACGCCATCTTCGCATTGTGTTTATAGATCAAGTTTAGAATGTCAGAGCATCTCTCCTCGGGCGATGTTTTCTTGATGCGATGGTCTTCTTGTTGTTGGAGGAGAGCTGCTTTCAGCTCTAGTTCAGCTACTCTCTTCGTCTGTTCAACCCACGCTTCGATCTTCTCAGCACCGTGAAACGTTGCGAGATAGCTACGAGGAACTCGGACTCGTATGCCGTTCAATCCAGTTGTTTTCAGAACGGACAAGAACGCCGCGTTCCTCTTATCTTCACTCAGTGTTGCCCAGATGGAGATCATTGTTTCTGATGATGAACCAGCTCTAGAATTGAGCAACCAATCTTTCAATTTTTCTAGGTATAAAAAAAAGTAACTGGAAAAAGGCCAGCTCATCGCTGACACAGTTTCCTTCTTTTCTTTTGTTTTGTAATTTTCAAAGTTTTTTTTTTGTTTATGCAATAATTTTGTTGGTGGTGTTGTCGTACTCTCCAAGCTTCGCGCCCCTGGAGTTGTCCTCGTCCCGCTCGTAGACGGCGTTGGTCTTCATGTTGACGAAGACTTTCTGCCCGTTGATGGACATCTTCTGAAGTTCTTCGTCATCTACCTCATCGTCATCGGAGGCGGGGAGAAGAGGGAGTGCGGCAGACTTCTTCTTGTTCCCAGAACCCTTGGGGCGGCCACGCTTCGGCTTCGCAACTACCACGTCTTCAACTGCGGAAGCAGGAGCAGGAGCGGCAACAGGAGCGGCAACAGGAGCGGCAACAGGGGCAGGAGCAGGAGGAGCGGCGTCAGACTTCTTCTTGTTCCCAGAACCCTTGGGGCGGCCACGCTTCGGCTTCGCAACTGCGACCTCGACAACAGACTCTGCGGAAGAGTGCGGTTCTTCGGACTCGACATCCGACTTCGAGCCGCCGCGGCGAAGCTTGGCCTCCCTCATGGCCTCAGACCGCTTAGGAACGGGAGCGCCATCAGGAGTAGCGGCCTTGAGCTCTGCCCAGACACGATCCACTTCAGCGTTCCAATCCTTCACACCCTGGCTGGCCACCCGAGGTTTCTTGGGCTTGGCGGTGTCGCCGAGAGCCCTGCGAAGATCAGCGAGGTGAGCCTCCATAGCCGTGATGGTTGCAAGAATCTGCGTAGAATCCATGTTGACTGAGAGATGAGAGATGAGAGATGAGAGGTAGGAGATTGATGACTGATTGCTAGAATCACCAGCTGTGGAATATGCCAGTTTACCTATTCAATTTTAGTCTGAAATTGAATAGGGATACCCTATCTATTCGCAATTCAATTAGAGAGTAAAATTGAATATATATACCTAGATACGTTTGAAGATTTCCGCCGCAATTCAATTTTGGATTAAAATTGAATAAGTAGTTGGCAGCCTGTCTAGGTGGTCCAAAATCTTCAATCTGATCTCTCAAAATGCCGAAGAATGTCAAGCAACTCTCTAGGGGGAATGAGGCGGCGAAGCAGTACAACAAGCGGATGATTTCCATCCTCAACGAGGATACTGACGCTATCTTCGCCAGGGTCTCAAAGGTCCTCTGCTCGGACCGCTTTATCGTGAACTTTTACGACAAAGCCAAGAAGCAGATGGTTGAAGTTCAGGCTGCCGCCGTCGACAAGAAGATGAAACGCCTGAAGGTGAGCCTAGGAGACACCATTGTCATTGCCACCAGTGGCAAGACCTACGAAGTGGTCATTGTTCTGTCTCCCAAGCAAGTTCAGGACTACATCTCTGAAGGTAGGATTTCCAAGAATTTCTCAACCTCCCTGGAAGAGGTGGAGTGTGTGGAATTTGATTACCATGATGAAAAGGAAGAAAAGGACGAAGATATCGATATTAATACTATCTAAAACAAAAGAAAAAAGGAAACCGTGTCGGCGATGAGCTGGCCTTTTTCCAGTCACTGTTCGGCATACGTAGCATTATGAACTTATGTATCATAATCTATGAAGAAAATATTTATATTTTTATTTATTTTTTTGATAAGATCTACAATCTCATTTGTCCAGTATTTATTTTTTATAACAAGTACATTCGTATTTTCAGAATAAGCCTGAAGTGATACAAATGGTTTAATAATGAATGAAGTTTGAAAATATTGTCTTCCCTGTTTTGTAGAATCATTATCGAGTACACCTATTACATTTTCCTTATTTACAATACTGTTGTAAAGAATTTGAGACCAAAATCCAGCACCAACAAGGAAAGAGTTTTCTGGAATCTCAAATGTTTTATTAAAATACTTCTGTGATGCTAGATATCTATCAGGTGTGATTTTCCGTTCATGAGGTACTAGATTGGCTGTTAATGTAAAGCAATAAAATAATGAGAATTCATCTTCTTGGAAAGAAGTAGCATGATAACCATATTTATTAAATAAGTATAAAATATCATCGTGATTATACATAAAAGTATGTTCTCTTGTTAAATGTACACGATTAGTATCTTCCATTGTTGGTATAGAGATTATAATAGTATTAACTTTATTCTGACTACAATTATGTAAGAATCGTGTAGGTTCAAATAAATGTTCCAATACATGGGACATAACAATAGCACAGTCTTGAGGAAATGCGTATGTTTCACAGTTTCCTTCTATGTACTTGAGTGTATTTTTTCGTATCACCGAATCAAGTGAAAAATCAAAAATAGTATAATCTGAATATCTATTGAAAAGTTTCTCAACTAAAATACCAGAACTTGAACCAATCTCAATTATTGGCAAATGATTTGGAACATTTTTAGTAATAAAAGAAGCAAATGATTCGTGATGTCTTTTCCACATTGGGCTATGAGTCGTATCAAGTGGGTATTTACCGCCATACATGATTGAAGGATTTAGCATATTTAGTTGTTGGACAGAACCACAATATTCACATCTGCCTATAATTAAGTTCCATGAAATATCTACATCATTCTCGTCATGTATACATTTAATTGGAAACCCTGTAAATGTTTTAAAAGGAAGTAATTGGTTTTCTAAACATATGACGCAGTTTTTTCTTTCAAAAAAATTCATATAAATGATTTCATAAGCATGTCTTTAAATAATACGAATACTATAAAAATTGAACGGCGGTTACAGTTTTATCTTTGCGGAAACATCAATCATGGCTCTCACTCACGAATCAATGAACATCGAGGATCTTAAGCTCATTCCCGAGGAGTGGGTGTGTAAGAAGCAGCTGACGGAGAACCGCAGGATCTACTACATCGTATCCAAAGATCGGGATGCTGAGGGAACGACCGTTCCTATTCCTACTGCGTCATCAACAGAAGAATGGCAGGTCATGAAAATTACCAATGGCGAGAAAGAGTATTACCTCCTAACCAACGATCCCAACCTGGAAATCCAACTCGGCTAAAATTGAACGCAGGAATCGCCTGTCCCTAGACCGGATTCTCACGAGCAACAATCTCATCCACACACAAATGGATCTTAATCCTATTCTCAATGCTCTCACGGAGTTGCTCAAGGTTGTCAACCAACTCGTAAGCAATGAAGTTCAGCGGCGGGAAGAGGAATGGCTGGAAGCAGAGAAGAAGAGTTTGGAATCACAGGGATACACCGTAAAATGGTGAACAAACGAAATGACAACAATACAATACTTCAAAAAAACAATATTTATGAAGATTTATATTCATAGGACAGGTAATACGTAATGTTTGCGTGTTTTTTAACGCACCAAAATTGAACGTAAATGAAGTGTATACTCAAATCAAGAACGTGTCAAAATGTCTCTTCCTCCTCCTTCACCTACACTTCCACGGCAAACTGGATGTTGTACATGTTGCCAAACATACACTGCGATTTTGGAAGAAAAAATTACAACAGATTTAACCTATCTTTTGCGCATTTATACCGTGCTGTTTCAGGAGAAACAGACAGAACAACTCGTAATGAAACGCCAAAAAATTTTAGAACTGCTTTCTCTTTTACAAACGGCGAGCCCACACATTCTTGAAAATAGGACCAACGAAGGAAGATAATTGTACTTCCATCGTTTTCGTAGGATACTCAACTTCTATGTCCTCTAGAGGTGTCTTCTGTTTCTTCCGTGTTCCACCTTTTTGATTTTTTTGATACAACGTAGCTGCCTGCTGGTAATATCCCCTTATAGTTGGTGGCATTTCAAAATCCATTTGTTTGTAAAGAAATTGTATATCTTTTGGTTTATTAAATATGGCCGCGCGCTTTACAGGCGTTCCATCGGACAATATATAGTCATTTAGAAATTTAGAATCTACAAAATTGCGTATTACATATCTATATTCAAGAGCGCGTGCTTGTTGTTCATCGGTTTCCAAGGGCATAAGAAGACTTTCATAGGAAACAGTCTCACCATCATGTTGGAATGAAAGATTTTTCGGGAAGAATCTATCTAAAACAAAAAACCCCGTGCGACTGTCAAACATCATCTTAACAGACAAACGTTTTGACTCTGATACTTGAATGATCTTTCCTTTTCTGTAAGAGTCAAGAAGTGATTTCATATTTCGTTCAATAGCATCAACTGCATTGGGAAATGAAATTGAACGTGATGCGGTTGATGAATTCACTTGTACATTTGTTGATTTTGGAGGAAGTTCAGAATACAGAAAATCACCTGAAAAGGCATCGAGGACTCCCGTTGCGGTGACACAAGCAACGGGAAGAATGGAAAACGTATCACTCAGCTCCGCAACAGCATTCGCAGCTGCCTCTTCATCGGCAGCATCCGTATAAAGAGGCGCATCTCCAGGATGCGGAGAATGAGGGTACACGACAATTTCAGGAAATCCCCGTCGTTCATCGTTATCAACAAATACTTGGCTGAGAAGATCCCTCGCAATAAATCCTTTTCCTCGTTCCTTCAGACCATACAAATATTCACCCATTCGTGTATCTTTGCCTTTACGGTAATTCGTAAACCGACCCATTTTTTTATACTTCTCTAATTCTTGTTCAACAGCTTCGCGAAACTTTTTTTCTTCTTCCGTCTCTTCTTTTGGTTCGTTTTGTCCTCCTGTTTGTTTTTGTGTTCGTTTTCTTACAGTATTTTTTGCCTTTTCAAGAAGTTGCTTGGAAGGCTTCGCAAAGGCATCAAGACTGTCAAAGGATGCAATGGCCATCCAACCAAGAACACCTTCTTCCTTAGCAAAGGTCGGATTTATACAGTTATCATATTTACGACGTTCCATATATTCTTTCATTTCTTCCTCCGTTGTATAACTCCGACATGGGTTAGGAAAACTATCACACCTTTGAACAGGCGCTGTTCCTTTGTATTTAAAAAAAGAAGAACGTACTTGCTTTGAGGGAGAAATCATACAAACCATGCGAATAGGAACATTTGTTTGATAGACCATAATTGCATTGTATTTGGTTCGCTCTTTGTATGTACGCAAAGCAACATAGGGTGATGGATAAAAAAAGACATTAAAGGTTGGACTCAAACAATATTGTCCATCTTTGAATTCTCCTAAAAAGTCTTGAAGAAACAAACGAGCATCTCCACCTTTTTCCGTATCGGGAAGTGTCATACCCCGAAACAATAAAGTTCCCGCAGGTATATCTACAAAATCAAGGTTTATACTCTTTACAGTTCCTTTTTCATCCGTATAAACACTTTGATCCTGAAAGACTTTGGCTTCAAACTCGGATTCTTCCATCTATCCTAAAGCAGATGTTTTGTTTAAATACAACAGATGCGTGTTCAGTTTGCAAGTGATCTTCACATAAATTCATGGGAGGGTCAAGACTTTGAAACACTTTTAGAACCCAAAGCAAAAACACTTGTCCTCGCGGGAGATATTGGTCATCCAGATTCTCTCAAACTCCGCATCTTTCTAAAATGGTGTTCCAAACGCTGGGATACTGTGTTTTGGATTCCAGGCCATCATGAATTCACCGATGTTTGGCATGTACAAACGCGAACATTTGAGAATTGTTTAGACCATATGAAACTGATTGCTTCCGACTATGCAAACATTCATGTTCTTCATAAAGATACATTTATAACTGACGATGGGTTTCTATTTTTAGCTTGTCCTTTATGGGCCAACCTAACAACACTGAGTGAGGAATTTAGCAACAATCCTCTATACAAAGATATAACAAAGCAACACAAAGATAATTTACAATGGCTACAAACACAAATCCGGAAGACTCAGCTACCCGTTGTAGTCGCAACATATTATCCGCCTACATACACATTATTTCAACGATCAACTGTCGGAAATCCACTTACTGTTCCTTACGCATTTGAAACCGAAACACTTCTTCGTCCTCCTGTGGTTGCTTGGATTTGTGGGTATCTTCATCAAGCTATTGAAAATCGCGTTCCCTATATGGATGCGGTAGGAGGTGTTGGAGATGTTCTCGTCGTCATAAATCCTCGTGGATACCCTGATGACCCTCCAACAGGATATCGTAAAGATGCTGTTCTGCGCCTATCTAGGAATTTGGATGCATCATAAGCTTTTGAAAGGACTCCTCAAACCCACGAATAGCTTTGCCAAAATTCGCAGTTGGAAAAAACACTATAGGCCGTCTATCCTTTATAAATGCCATGGCTTGGTCAGCATTCATGTTCATGGTTGCTATCAAAAACATGGCTATAACAGCCGGAGAACGCTGCATTCCAGCATGACAATGGACAAATATGGCATTTCCTTCCTTTATTTCTCGCATCATCTTTACGACAATTTCGTAAGACCAAAGCTCTAGATTGCGTATTTCTTCTGGTTGTAAATTATCATCAACAGGAATACGATACCTCCGTCTGATACTTGAATGAAACGGCAAATCTTTTGTACAGTTAAATACAGCTTGAATTTGAGCATTTTTTAAAAATGTCTCATCTGCGGCAGCGCGGGCATTTCCAAGCCAAACACCAGGAACAATCTGGTCGGCGTCGTTAAAAGGTGGCAAACCTGACAACATTCTATTCATCCTCAGGTATTTACCTTGTAGCATCTCCTAAAATTGAGGTAATTTCCCGACTAGAGATACGCAACAATGCTAACACGTCATCTATATGAAGCAGATGAAGTTGCGGCCGCTCTTCTATGGTCAATACGAAGAGGGAAATTGGATGAAGTTGCCTTTTGGTCCTTGGAACTTATTGATTCAGAAATGATTGACGACTTGTATAAGACATTGTATATGGCTTGGCTATGGCTTTTCGGATGTGCTCAATTGGAGTATATCCGACAACTTCACTTGCTCTTTCATCGAGACCAAGAGACAACAGATCGTGATATCATAGAACTCGCATGTGGATTAGCAAGACTTCCAAAAGAAGCACGTGATCGAAGTGTGTTAACTCTCTTGCTTCTGGGAACGACTGATAAAGTCGCATGGGATAGAACAAATGAATGTAAGAAGTTGACCTCTTTCTTTGAAGCCTATAAACCTACAAAGGAAGAGCGTGCCTTTCTACGCGCCTGCTATCAAGGAAAAACACGTCTTGCGTGGCAACTAAGCATCCCTTTATGGCAACAAGACACTCGTCGCACCTTTGAATTGCTCCGATCCTTGGAAATGCGAACAAATGGCAGTGCAGCCCTATGTCATTGTTTGGAAATTCTAGAAGAAAACGAATGTGATTTGGACTGGGCCGTACGAGCATGCGCAGTAGCATCCAGTTGCCTTGATTCTCCTCGTTTGCTTCAAAGCACCTACGCATTAAATACCCAACTTCCCAAAGAGATTGAAACAAGTTTGCTTGAATGGAAGGGACTTGAAGGACGAAAGGCAAGGCGAGTATTTCGGATTCCAACAGATTGTCTTTACAAGATAACAAGACGAGGAGAACTTTCCACGAAAGTACAAACTCATAAAAAAGGATATGTCTCAAATTTTGAGTCTTTAAAAGGAACACCCTTTTGGAATCGTGTTCTAGAAGAGCATACGCCATGGGCCTCCGACGATGCGAAAGAAACCTTTTATGAACAATACTTTCCTGATGATATTCCTGATGAATGGTCATTGGATGAACAAACCAAAAGCCATGGGTTAGGTGTTGTACAACCTGGACATCACCCAACCTTTGATACTTTCTGGCGAAAATGGTATAGCGGGCTTCCTTGTCGCGCACTTTGGCTTCCCAATCGTGAATTTCTTGCTCTTCTATCCAAAGAAGGAAACTGGGAATCCGGATGGGATGCGTTGTATAAACAAATTTCCTATGAATCCATATCCCTTGAACCCATCGGATCTCGGGTCTTTGAGATTCAAACTGAGTAAATCTAACAAGTACTTTTAACAGTTTGCTCATCATAAACTATATGAAGACTATCACGGAGTTCATCAAGATACAAATGAAGGTCTTCCCATTTTTTTTCATTGATCATCATTTCAAACGGTTTCCACCATATTTCTGGGTAAGCAGTTTCACCACAAAGCTCTTGTAAACGACCCAAGTTGTAGCCAAATTGAAGCAATCGCTTCATATCACCCTCTTTAAAGCAGTTTGTAAACCGTTTGAGTTGTGAGATACAATGGATGATTTGATTCTGTCGTTTTGAGATCCTTGTTTTATTTTCATCTAGTAATCTAGCTCCAGCTCGTTGGCGTCTTGTTTTGGATTTCGAGCAAACAGATTGTGCCCTTCCTATTATCGCACAAGCTATGCGTGCCCCACTGTGTCCCGTCGTAGCACTATCCTCATAGTCTCCTTTTCCTAGATCATCCGGATCTGCATGAACAATCATAGATCGTCCATACAGTTCTTCCACCCGAACGCCTCGCAAGAAAAAGGATGACGAAGGCTTCTCCATAGAAATATTCCCCAAATCTCCTGTATGCCGCGCTCCATGAGACGACGGAGGACCTCCATGTACACTCGGAGCTCCTTTGTTCCAATGATCGCAACAACTTGTACATCCCTCGCGCAAATCGCCAGCCTTGTGAATATGAAATCCATGAAGTCCGGGGGGAAGCTTCGTAAAGTCCGCTTGAATACGAACACCTTTTGAAGTTTGAACAAACCGAACAACTCCAGATACTGTCTTTGAATCCAATACAGCGACACCTTCAGACATGGTGCTTCTCCTTCTTTTTATTCAAGATAAGTTGTCGTTTCGCAATTAATTCATACGGGGGATTACAAAAAAACACAGACTGTCTCGCTATACAATCAAATGCATGTTGTTTTTCTATTTGTTCGTCCAACAATATATCTTTTTCATACCAACTGCGACAGAGTTCTCTCCACTGTGATATCCGTTTTTCACACGGCAAGTGATATACACACCACCGATAAATAAAATGATTGTAAGGAATTTCGTGCTCTTCGTGTTGTGTTTCAATAAAGTCTAACAGCATATCAATACCTTCATAATTATCATGGGTATTGAGAACTGTCTTTACAGCATTTACGCGAAGACTTTTCCTGTGAAGAATAAGAAATAAGCGAATAGAAAAGCGAGCGTGATAAAATCCTTGAAAAGACCATTTCATTTTTCCGTACTGTAAGCATTGATTGTAAATAGAAACAAGTTGGCCATAGCTGAGATCTTGATTCGTTAAGGGATTGCGTGGAAATACAGGTGCTGGAATTTGTCCATTCGATTGTAAAAGTTTTTGGTGGATTTCATGAAGAAAGGAACTCGCTTCAAACACATATTTGCCACGTGTAGCAAAACATACCACCGAAATTGGTTGAACAATTGAATTTAACGTTATGGGATCAACATCATTTAGCTGACGCAGATGTTTTAATCTCCACAGAGTAATAAATCGTTTCAATATCCATCGGTATTTTTGATTCTTTTGTAGATAGTCTTTGCATTCTTTTTTAATCGTTGCTACTTTCGTTGCTACAGATGATAAAGAAGAAGTCTCTTTCCAAAACGAACATATATAAATGTGCGGTTTCATAGCATACAAACTTGCCATCTTTTGAATATAGGTTTTCCCTTTCAAAAGATCAAGAGAAAAGTGTAAGGACTGAGGACAGGGAATAACACGAATAGTAGGCTGTTGAAAAATGCTCTCGGTAGGCAGTGAACGTTTTACTTTGCATTTTGGTTTTTGGGGTAGTGGGCGCTTTCGCCGAGACTTCACCTTTGGAGGCTTTTTTCCCAATGAAAAAGACGGGGGCAAAGTTTCTATCATTTGAAGTTCTCGCTGTTGATTCTTAGTTAGAAATTGTACTGGTTGTTTAGGCATATGTAAAAAAACAATACAAACAAGTATTACCATTTCATACATACAAATAATAAGAATATGAACCATTTATTGGGTTTGAGAAGATTCTACTGGCATTTTAGACTTCTCCCACGTTTCTATACAATATCGAATCTCTTCCAACTTTTCACTCATGTCATACTTATCATACAACCAAGCGGTAAGATAAGACTCGCCTACATCAATGCCTTCGGAATCCAGAAACTTGTAATGTTCGTCTATAGCAGCAATAATTGCTGTATAATGCTTGGATAGTTCCTCATAGAGTTCATTCGTTTGACGATCGGGATTCTTGTACAAGAACTCGTAGAGTTTCATTGCTTTGGTTGTAGTTACTTCAATGAAATCAATCTTGTCTTCAGGATACATTGTGGTTGCCGTCTAGAAAAAAGATGGGAATTGTGTTCAATTTTCCTCGGGTTCAACTTCAAACAAATAGACCCGAGACCCCTGTTTGTATCCAATTCGTTGGTGTTGAAGAGAATACATTTGCTGTGTGAATTCATCAAGAAAGACAGGGCCTTTCTCAGTATCGAATCGCTGTAGAACAGGTTTCGTAGCAAGATGTGCAGGGAGTTGCCACAACTCATGTTCAGGGCAACACCGACTTCCATATAAAACAGGTCTCCGACACCGATGGGCCACTGCTGTTGTTTCCACTAATGCCTGACAAAGAAACTGTTCATCTGTAGGCTCAGAAAGCTCCACCAAATACATTGGAACTTTCTGTTTTTTGTATTCTTGAAGAAGTTTCTTTTCGTCTTGATGAAGTGTTTTTGCTATATCCTTTATCAATTCTCGTGCTTTTATGGAAAATACAATTTCCAATTGATCCCAAAGATGCTTCGGAACTGGAACGGCTTTGGCAGAAGCCATAGGAGTGTCTGAAGTTTGAAGACGCCTTGCGGTCAAATTTACTGTATACTGTCTCCCCAGAAACAAGATATGCCGTCCAATTCATGGGGAACACCCCTCTGGAAACTTCTTCATGGCTTAGTGGAAAGTCTCGGAAATCAACCTGTGGCATTCTTGGCTGCGGATGAAGCACATGAACTCGTTTTTTTACTCCGCGATCTTGAAAAAGTTATGCCTTGTGCTCTCTGTCGTAAACATTATCACACATGGCGAAAAGAACATCCACTGGAAGCCTTAACGCCGCTTCGAGGAACAGTTCTTCGCGATGCCGCTAGAAAATGGCTTTACGATCTCCATGAACAGGTGAATACCAGTAAAGGAATCCAATCTGGTTTAACGATTGAAGACCTTCCTGGATTGTATAAGCCTGTTGATATCAAAACAGCATGGGCTGAGTTTTTTACCAAGGTCAAATCCTCTACAGAAGTTGGGTTGGTAAGTCAAAGTGTTCTTACAAATTTTTATCGGCATGTTGCTGTTTTACGAAAATTGGTTGGGCGATAATTCATCCAGTGTAAACACACGTCATAGGAGGAGGATCAAGCGCAGAAGATGGTAGAACCTTTTGGACAATGCCAAAAATATCGGAATCCCTTGCTGAACATTCTCTTGCCACATTGAACCACGCATACCCCAAGAGACCCATGGGGATTCCTCCCAAAAGAAGACCGAGTCCTGTTTCACAACCTACAAAAAGAAATCGCATAGCAAGAAGTGCCAAGAGAATACCGATAGTGAGACCTATCGATAGAATCGCCTGTGTCTTACGATTTTCCACCTTTTCAGGATCGGCGGATTCTGCGGCTTCCATGTTGAGTACACCAAAACCATTGGAAATCAAAAAGCTAAAGAAAAAGATGACATGGCCCAACCAATACGACGGTGCTGTATTCAAAAATGGAATGGTTTTATCAATAGACCCGGGAATGAGGTTGCACACATCCGAATTGGGAACTTGAATACGAGAAAGCCATTCTACGTTAACAGTTGTGAGAATGAATTCCCAGACAGTCTGGAAGAGCAAACTAGCCAGAGGAACAACTGTAATTTGTCCCAAAAAGAGAACAAAGAGTCCAATATTTCCTTGGGAAACACCCATAAACAGGGAATATCCAATGAGAAGAAGAGGCAACGACAGAAAAGACTGTGAAAGCATAGTGCGGAGATTTCGTGCAAATGTCATCGTAAAACCCGTTTCTGATTAGGCAGAAGACGAAGTTTTCTGAGGGCACACATACAAAGGCTTTCCATCCCGTGTTCGTTCACGCAGTAAAGGAATACCTAACAAATTGGTGGAATCTCTTCCAAACAAAGAAGTGTTTTGGTACAATATCAAACCTCCCACAATAAAACCAAACCCTAAGGATAAGGCAACAAATCCAAAGGAATCACAACCCATAGCCATCCTATATGCGGAAACAGCAAGGAGGAGCAACATCGTCGTAAGAATAGCCATATAGAAACGGGCAGAATAAGCCGTTCCAAGGGCTTCTAACTCTTTCTTTTGTTGAATCATACCTCCCACGACATAGGCAGATGCTGCCGCTAAAAAAAATATAGGAAATGATGGAACTCCTCCCGGGATTTCCGATTTTCCGAAACTCATTATTGTTTCAAGAGTGGGGGTAGCGTATGAACTAAGACAGACAGCTGGATTCGCAGATACGGATGGAGATGTGTGGACTATATCCATATATTGAAAGAATGCTTGAAGTCCCTTTCCAACCAGTCCTGTTTCCAATAACGACAATGCAAACACAACGGTGGAAAATGATTGTGTAAGCAAGGCAACAAGAAGAGATCCGAAGATAAGAGAATCAGGAAGAATACGAATTTGTTCCGTTATATTGGGTTTTAGAAAGCTATTCCATACATATTCTACATTTGCCATATCCAGAAAATCAGCACCTCCTCTTTGTATCCGTAAAGGAGACCGCATGTCTGCTCTGCCTTAAGAGCGGAAACGAATTAACCCTAGAAGAATGGGGATTCCTTCCTATTACAAAAAATTAGCAGACAAAATCAAGGGACTCATAACCAAATCCAAACCATCCGCCATTGAGGCATTGTATTTGGATTTTAACTGTCTTATTTATCATTGCGCACGGAGACCGAATTCAACTCTTCCTCCCTTTCCAACCAACGCAGACTCCGAAGCCATAACCAACTGGGAGAATTTGTTACTAACCGATATTGTTAAATACGTTGCGTTTCTTTGGCATGAAGTCGGCGAGCCACAAGAGGTTTTCCTAGCGATCGATGGAGTTGTTCCTTTCGCCAAAGTCAAGCAGCAGCGCCTACGTCGATTCAAATCCGTTTGGTTGGCACAAAAAGAAAAAGAAGCTGGAATTCGGCCTAATACTCCCTCTTGGGATACCAACTGTATTACTCCTGGAACTGACTTTATGAAACGTCTCGGTCAGCGACTTTCAGAACTGTGTGGTAAACATAAGGGATGGACAGTCAGTACCGACCTTGAACCGGGAGAAGGCGAACATAAGATTATGAATCGTCTTCGTGTTCGTGCTCCATCTACAACCCCAATTGTCGTGTATGGAATGGATGCGGATTTGATTGTACTCACCCTGTTAAATGCGCAATCACCCACATTTCTCCTTCGGGAAGATTCCGAAATGGGCGTAGTCCAAGTCAATGGACGGAATGAAGAAACCTTTTCCTATTTTTCCATTGATGTTCTCAAACAAACCCTTTGGCCTGCCCAAGGAATGACTGTTTCCTACGACACTGTCTTGGAATACGTCGCCGCCATGAGTTTGCTTGGAAATGATTTCCTCCCTCACAGTCTTACTGTAAAAATCAAAGACGATGGCCATGCCTTTTTACTCAAAGAACTCGCTTCACTGTATGAATCCAACCAACGGTTGCTTTGCAAGGAAAACGGACTCCTTACTGTAAATTGGAACAGTCTCCATTGGCTACTGTCTCGGTGGGCCAAGGAGGAAGATAGTCGCTTTCTCCATACTGTGAAACGAAAACTCCAAATGCGATCAAGGGTAGAAGATACCTTCGAAAACTATCCGGTTCATCAAGCGGTAGAACAACCTTTGATTTCGGTTGTAAAAGGTGAATGGACTCTGAAGGCTGTTTGGAAAGATGTCTATAGAAAGGAATGGCTACAATGTCCAAAAGAGGAAGATATTCGTCGTTGCTGTCAAGAGTATTTTCAAGGATTTCAATGGATAGTAGATTACTACACAGGCCAACGTCCTGTAAATCTTTTCTGGTACTTTCCTCGTCTTGTTCCCCCTCTATGGGTAGATCTTGTTGCAGAGTTAGAACGATCTTCCACAATTGCTTCGATTCCTCCTTCGCATGAAGTTCCTCTCCAAGCCCATGAACAGTTGGCTCTTGTACTCCCAGCCGAGAGTTGGCATTTCGTAGGAAAGTCTGTTCTCCGGGATACACTAGCTAGATATCCACAGTTCTGGCCCAAATCCTTTGGCTTTTTTACAGCAGGTCGTACACGCATGTGGGAATGCGAACCTCTTCTTCCTCTCATTCCTATTTCGTATTTACGACGCGGAGGAAATACGACGCATGAATAGTCTAGGATACCATAGAAGATGGGAAACAATATATCCCTATCAATGTTTCCGCCCACGCATGTGCGAATTTACAAAAATCTGTTATCCATTGAGTCTCCAAAAACACGCGCTGATATGATTCAAACACTTCTTCAAGGTCCAGAATATGTTCAAAGTTTTCGACAGGCAGGAATTTACAGTTTTCTTTTACAGTATGTTTCCAAAGTCCAACGAGGGGAATCTCCCGATCCGCTGCCAGGAGAACTGGAAAATCCATCTCGCCGCGAGCAGTCTGCCACAAACCAATTAACAGTCCGCAAAGAGACAGTATTGAATCCCTACGAAAGAGTTATGAAAGGAAAAGGAAATGAGAAAGCTCTCACCTATTTCCAAACCTGTCTCCAAGTTTTAGCCTTGGAAGAAGAAGTTGCTTTAACGGAAGAAGAACTCAAGAAGGCCTACAAAAAAGCAGCAATGAGAGCCCATCCCGATAAACAGGGTGGCTCAGAGCAACGATTTGAGGCGGTTACCCGAGCCTATGCCTATCTTACGGAGATCCTCAATCGTATTCAAGGTGGTCGCAAGGCTGGACTCAAAAAAGTGGAAGCACCCAATTTGTTGAAAACAGAAAGGTCGACGGATGCTGAAGCGTGGAAACAGGTTGAACCTGTTCGTCTTGATCCAAAAAATCTAAATCTCAATGCTTTCAACCAAATGTTCGAACAAACACGAATTCCCGAACCTGATGAAGATGGATATGGTGATTGGTTGAAGAAAGAATCTGATACCTCTGCTCCCAAATTCAGTGGTAAATTTAATCGCGATGTCTTCAACTCTATGTTTGAGCAAGAAGCAGCAAAAACGAGGGAAAGTCGTAGTCAAACACAACTGGCAGTCGCATCTCCTCAAGCGCTATATCTTGCACCCACGGCAGGTGTAGAGCTAGGCCGTGATAAACCTACAGATTTTACGGCACCAGCCAATGCCTCTCTTGGACTCAAATACACAGATTTGAAATCAGCTTATACCTTTGAAAATACCTTTAGTGGTCAAGTTGCTGATGTCCGTGTAGAAGCCCGTGATTTTGGTCAATACCAAGAAAGTCGGAAAAAAGCCCCCGATCCTCTTCGCAATGAAGAACTCTCAGCCATTCAACAAATGGAAAAAGAGGCAGAAGAACGGGAAAAACGTCGTCAAATTCGGGCAGCACAAGAACTCGTCGCATCAGATGACTATCATCAACGGATGAAACGGCTCGTTTTAACAGATGGTGTTCCTTTACAGACAGGAAAACGCAGATAAAGATTATATACCAACAGAAGATGGTGAGCGTGAGTTCCCAACAAATTCTTGTTCCCTTAGCTATTGTCGCCATAAGTGCCTTTTTTATGGGCGTCTATGGATTTCGCAAAGAGACAACCGAAAATGCCTTTAAAGATCGTCATTTGTTGAAGCAAGGTGATGATCTACCCACTATATGGTTATATTACAATACTAGTGATGTAAACAGTCGTTGGTGGGCAGACTTTGGTGCTCGCTCCACGCGTGTTCTCAATCTCCCTTTCTTGAATCTCTGTTATCAAACCATTCTAAATCAGAACAAAGGAAACTATAAAGTGGAAGTTATAGCAGGTTTACCGGATTTGGCAAGTCGCTTGGGAGGATGGCAAGAACTTCCCAAACCTTTACAAAATCCTCTGGCTTCTGTTCGTGAAGCTGAACTCAATTGGATACGTGCAGAAGTCTTGTGCCGCTTTGGTGGACTCTGGGTTCATCCTGCAACTATCTGCTTGAAACCCTTCCCGGAACTTCCTCTCAACCACGTGGTCTTTTTTGGAACAGACAGTGATGAAAGTTATACAGGTTCTGTTGTTCCCAACATGTACTGTATGGGAGCTGGATCAAAAGAGCACCCTGTCTTTGATGCATGGGCACAAGCGGCCTTTGCACGCCTGGAACAACAAGGCGGTGGAACACAAATCCGTGGTGATCCCAAGTGGGACTTTACTGCATTTGCCTTGTCTCACCCCGATACACGGGTTTATCCCACCTATGAACTCAGTCGTTTGCCCAACGGAAAACGCATCCAGATTGAAGATTTGTTGATGGCAGGTCAAGAAGGAAGACATCGTTTCAAAGTCTCCAAGGATTCTGTCTATGTTCCCATCCCGTGGCCTGAACTTCTCGATAGACGCATGTTCGGATGGTTTTTGCGCATGGATGAAGATCAGATTCTAGGTAGTGATTTAGCTATTTCTGATCTCTTTGCTAGTCAAATGTGACCAAAGAGTTGGCCGAGGATGAAAAGATTTGATAGACTGTTGTTTTTTTCCCCTGAACTACACGCTCTTGAACATTTAACGGAATAGAATGGGCTCGTAAAAGATGACGAAGAATCGTAATTAGTCGAGATTTCGTCATTTCACCCTCCATATATCGTTCCGCCTTACAAGGCATATAGTACGGAGCAAGAATAGGAAGCCACTCTTCCAAGGTATCCAATGAAAGATCATCTTTTGAAAACCATCGTTTGTCGTCCAATCCTGTAAATGACCAGGAACGGAGAATGTGTTCTAAAACTTCAAGGGGTGGAACTTTCCGAAACATCCCTCTCCTTCTACAAAGGAGTTGCCTCCTCCCAGATAGAACGAAACAACGATAAAATATCCAAGAGATGTGTACGTCCATGTGTATAATAAATCCATCCTTGTATCATTAATTCATGTAAAAGTTGGTCCTGTTTCGGCTGAAGATAGCCAATGGATTTCGAACAACGATAAATATCTGTAAGTAAATCTTCGTAGGAAATTCCAGATTGCCAGATAGAAAACAAAGTTTGGAAAGCCTTCTCTTTGTCTTTCTTCAGACAGGCAACAATGAGCGTTCGGATACGTTCATCAGACGACCCGGAAAACAGTGTTAAAAACTTTGTTTCATCAAACTCTTTGTCGAGAGCTACGATACACTGTAAATACTGTAAAAGATGCCTCGGAGAAAGACTGTGAAAAAACAGTTGCTGTTTCATTTTGTCCGAAAGAGGCTGGATTGTAGGAAATCGCCGTAAATAATTTACATAGATGTCCTGTAAATTGACAGTATCAATTTCTATATGAAGACAGCGTGACCGGAGAGGAGCAATCAAATCCGAAACATGCCGACTACAAAAGAGGAAACGTGTTGTGTGAGCATGGGTTTCCATGGGTCGGCGAAGAGCTTGTTGGCTTACCATAGGCAAAGTATCCGAATCATCCACAAAAATCCACCTGTAAATTCCAGGCTTGGAAGAACTGTGTCGTACAAATTCAGCAACTCCTTCACGCACCCGATGAATTCCACGATCGGAATCTGATGATAAATGAAGAACCCATTCGGGATCGGAGGAAGACAGGCCGAATTGACAAAGATACTGTTTTAAAAACTGCAAAGCCAAAGCTGTCTTTCCGTATCCAAATGGTCCTGTAAAAAACAAATGCGGCGGGTCGTTCACAATTTGGTCTAGCGTTTCATAAACAGCTTCTTGGCCGACAAGCTGTCGTTCCATCTTGGTTCGTAGAGAAGTAATTGCTTAGGTCATACCAGTCTAAACCTTTCACCTCTCTTGTGAAGAGAATGAGCCAGCAGAGTCTCTACGACATTCTGGGTGTTTCCAGACAAGCTGATGCGGACGAAATCAAGAAAGCGTACAAGAAAAAAGCGATGCAACATCATCCCGATAAAGGAGGTGATCCTGAGAAATTCAAAGAGATCCAAAAGGCACAGGAAGTTCTTTGTGATGAGCGCAAGCGCCAAGTCTACGATATGACAGGGTCGGTAGAAGGAGAAGGACCAGATATGGGAGGTGGTGGAGGTGGCTTCCCCTTTGATATTGGATCAATGTTCGGAGGAATGGGCGGTATCTTTGGCATGGGCGGTGGAGGAATGGGTGGAGGGCCGCGGGTGCGGGTTCGCAGACCCAAACCTCCCCCTAAAATTAGTGAAATTCCTTTGAATCTTCATGATTTTTATCATGGACGCTCATTCCAAATCAAGTTTGATAGACAAAAGTTTTGCGAAACATGCAAAGGAGATGGAGCAACAAGTTTTCAAACCTGTTCTTCATGCCAAGGACGAGGCATTGTTCGTCAGATGATCCAAATGGGCCCGATGGTTCTCCAAAACGAAGGACCGTGTGGTGATTGTCATGGACAAGGGAAAAAACCGTCAGGAGCTTGTTATGTTTGTGGTGGAAAAAAGACGAAGAATCAAGAAAAGATTCTGGATATTCGTATTGAACCAGGAATGAAGCCTGGAGAAGTATTGGTCTTTCCCAAAGAATGTTCCGATGATCCAAATTACGATGAACCTGGAGATGTTCATTTGATTCTTCAAGAAGCAGCAGGAGACGATGGATGGGTACGCAAAGGTGATGATCTCGAAACAAGTATAACCATTGACTTTGCTGAAAGTCTCTTAGGGTGTAGCAAGACACTCAAAGGACATCCTGGGTATCCTAATGGTCTAGAAGTCCAAATTCCCGTTGGAACACTTCATCAACAGGAAGTCGTTGTATCCGAAAAGGGTATGGTCAAACGAAACGGAGGTCATGGTGCTCTTCGTGTCCGTGTGATGGTGAATATAACAGAAAAGGATCGGGAGATTCTCACTCGCAATCAACCCATTCTGTCAGCAATGTTTGTATAACAGTCTGGCTCATGTAAAAACTATGAAAGACTGCTCCAAAAGGTGTATTTATCGTTTATGGTTGTTCGTTTAAAGCCAAGTAAGTACCAGCAAGTATGAGTGATTGGACAAGGGTTCATGCGTTTCAAAAACATAGTTATGTAGAAAAATTTCCCATAAATAGTTTTTTAGTTAGTGGCGTAAGCTATTATCCAAATACCGTAAAGACCGTAAATATTTATGATGAGCTCAATATGAGTTTTGAATCAAATAATTATGATACGTCAGCAATTGTCATAACCAAAAATGGAGATATATGTGGATATGTTCCAAAAGAATTAAAAGAGAAGTATAAGTCCTATGTTCCAACACGGGTAAAAGTTATTGATAAACGATATATCAAAGAAAATATTTATAGTTTACGAGTTTCTATCATTTAATAGCTCTTGTATCCAGGGGCGAAGGCCATAGGGTTTTCGGCAAGTTTCCATTCGGCATTCATGCCTGAGAGAGCCTTAGCTTCCATGCTGGGAGACAGGAGAAGTCCGGGAGCAGAAACAGACTGGGCATTGATCAAGTTGTATGAGCCACCACGGTAGGTCTTGCGACCCTTGCGGCCCTTACGAGACTTTTTGGATGCCTTGCGGCCCTTACGAGACTTCTTAGAGGCCTTGCGCGCCTTGCGCTTACCACCAGACTGATCCTTGAGTCCGGAGATTTCACGGATAGCCGCATCAAGAGGAGCAACCCGGGCTGATGCATGGAGATTCATGGGGAGAATCGTGGGGGCAACTACGGCACCGGGGAACGGTCCAGCATCAAGTCCACCACCATGTTGGTTCTTGTGGAGAGCTTCAAACTGTTGGCCCTGGGCGAGGCTCTGTTCCTCCATAGGCTTCATGGAGGTATCATTCACAGAGGCAGGCATAGAGTTACCACCATACATAAATGCGCGGCGCTTGCGCATAGTCATTGCGTTGTTGCGGCGTTTACGCATGGATACATTGTTGCGGCGTTTGCGCATAGAGACATTGTTGCGGCGAGAGGAGCGAGACTTCTTGGCCATTTGGTTTCCTATTGATTCGTTTGAAAAAAAGAAGCATAGAGTAGAAAATGGAACCCGAGTGGACGAAGCGCATCTCCAGCGAGACTGTTTGCAACTTTTTCTACGCATTTTTTGTAGTCTACGCGATCCTTGCGATCATATCCGTTGTGGGTCTCGTAGGTATCCTTGCTACGGCCAAGCTGCCGAAGGGTATGATGGTCGCCCAGACCTTCTATGGCCTTATCATGATCGCCTTGGCCACTACCATGGCTCTCTTCCACTATTTGATCTGCGACCGCGCCCTCAAACCGGGTGCTGGCAAGGAAGTCAAAGGTGTGCGCCCCGCTCCTGAATCCAATCCCAACATGGTTGCGTATTAAATTGTATGTAATAACTCTTGATTCAAACCAAGACTTTCTGTGTTTGAATTACGTGTATTTTCTTCTTTTAAAAAGCCAGAATCATGTATCGGCGCATCGGATGGACGCTTGTGAACTTGAAAACGGTGTTGAAGATTGAAGCAACAGGAAACTACATTCGCTATACTCTTCCCGTTTCACATGGCGATATTATCTTTTTTTCAGGAAGTGTTCGGCCCGAAGTCTTGCTGGAAATCTACAACACACCTGAAGAGTGTGCCAAAGCATACAATGAGCTCGCATATCAATTAACGACTTTAAAAGAACTCAAATAAATAGAATGAGTTCAATCTCAGCAAATGGTGAAACTGATATCGTTTCTATAAAACAAGAAGCGGGGGTTATTTATGCGAAAATTAACAACGGAAGTTGGACGCCCCAAACAGCTCCTATAACAGTTATTAATTTAAGCACCCAAATCTTACCAATACTCTTTACAACTGATATGACAATTACAAATGGGAATGAATACTTTTTGTGCGGGTCTGATAATCTCCAATTTGGTAGCAAATCTCTAAATACAGGTGGAAGTCGCCCCTTCATCACTGTCGAGGTTGACAGTTTTGATGGTTTTATTAGCAACGGAGAAGAACTTACACCAGGAAAAAATAATATTCATGTCTACAACCTTATAATCGATGGATCAGGTCGTACAACACAGATTGGTGCAGGTTGGTTAGGAAAAAAATATTTCGGAAACAGTGCTACAGGCAATTACATCGCGAATTGTTCGTCAAATGGATCAATAGCGGATCAGGCAGGTGGTATTCTCGGGCAGTACTCCGGGTCAGGCTCGGGTGCTACCTTGTATATACGAGGGTGTTCAAGCAGCGGAAGCATCGCCCAACTTGGAGGTGGCATCATAGGTTCATATGCAGGATCATCGGGTGGCTCAGCGGTCTGCGAACAGTGTTTTGCAACAGGAACAATTCAAGGGTTCGCTGGAGGCATCTTTGGTGATTACGCAGGAGATGAAGGATATGCGGAAGCCAATAAATGCTATACCACGGGCTTACTAGGCAACTCAGCTGGTGGAATCTATGGCCGCTTTACAGGAAACTTTGGACTAGCTATTGCCACCAAATGCTACAGCATAGGAGCGATTGGTACAGATGCTGGAGGAATCTACGGAATCGGAGCAGGGTCTGATGGTGGAACTACCCAGGCAATCAATTGTTATTCTGCAGGATTGATAACCACCTCAGGAACAGGTATTTACGGAACTGGAAAAGCCAATGGAACAGAATTAAATTGTTATGCTGCTGACGATAGCTGGAGTACAGCAGATGCCAATTTATCTTTACAGGGGTTTCCTGCTTCCACAAATACAGTAGGAACAGTTTGGGTCTCCAGAGGCCTTAATATACCCTATGAGCTCAATGCGTTTGGATACACACCCTATACTGTATCAAATATTGACGCATCAGCAGACCTTGTTCAGACATTCAGCCAATCCATTGAACCAGGACAGATGACCAATCCTGCCAGTGTTATAAACTCTGATCCTTCAGGAAACGACTTTACCATCCTTCAACTATCAGGAGGCGAGGGAGATTCCTATGCAACAATAACTATGAATAGCCAAACAGGTGCGATATCCACAACGACAAGCACAAAACCAGGAACATATACTGTCTATGTGAGAAGTCTTGGAAGCTACAATATAACTACGTATGTTTTATTGGTGACCGCTGGACAGGAAGCTATCATATCAGAATCTTGCTGTTCACGACCGATGGATTTGAAAGGTATTGATTATACAACTCGCGCAATGATCATCGCAGGGAACACCTTAATTGGGAATACAACTAAATACAAAACCCCATTGTCCTATGCCGATTTGATTCATATGAAAATGGCATATGCTTCAAAACAATAGAAAATTAGAAAGAGTCTAAACTATAAAATATATGATAGACTAAAGATGAACAACACGACACTCTATGGCTATGTATATAAAGATGATTTAACCAGAGAACAATGTGTGGGCATATACGAAGGAATCTATATGTCTACAAACTATTCGTTCGTGCGTCTAGTAGCAACTCTAAACCTGCCCGAACGATTTTTTTATAAGAATCGAAAGACTCAAAAAAAAATTAAAACAATCGAAGATGATTCCATTGTTTTAACGAATAAAATAATGCTGAAAAAGCTTGACATTCTTTTAGCAGATCTTGGGCACAATGAGGACTTTCGTACACAAGTTAAAAAGAAGGTTATGTATATCTCAAACAATCACAATATTAAAACATATGAATGCATTTCAGACCGCTACTTTCGCCATTGGTATGCATTTCCAGACACGCAAATCCCTTACTCTACATATCTAGCAAACGCAAGAATTGCTTTTTAATGGGGTTTATAAAATTTGAAAGAATTGCTGTGTCGTTTGAAAACAACAACATACAAAAACAAGACGAAGATGATGGACAAAAACGTTTCAAAAAAGGACTTCTTAAAGAGGTAGGTGATGATTGTCTTCTAAACTTTATCTATTGTGGTGCTGATACCGATTCAGGTACAAAACGTGATTATTTCTTTACCAAAAATCCAGGAGTAAGAGAGTTACCAAAGTATAAAACGGCATGTGTTTGTGGTCATACTATTGTGAAAAATTTCTACATTCAACACATTCCAACAAAAAAAAACATTGTTGTTGGAAGCTGTTGTATCAAACGATATTTACCAGAAGAGTCTCAAGGAAAAACTTGTTCTGAGTGTGGAGCGCCGCATCAAAATAAGACTGTAGACATGTGTAATGAATGCCGTCCATCATGTGATACATGTGATGATAGATATGCTGCACAGGATTCATGTTCCAGTTGTAATAAACTCTTTGATAGCTTCCACTGTAGCAAACATCGATATATGCGAACTTGTTATAAGTGCAAAAATCAATGGGTTAAGAAATGTATTGGATGCGAAGAGCAAACTATCTTAATGCCTATAGAATGTAAAGATTGTAAGTATTCCTACTTTGTTTGCCCTAAACACGGATTTCGCACTTCTTGTAGAGAGTGCTATGCAAAAAGTAAGAGTTGAATTATGGTATGATTTCAATTTTTTCAAATTTGTTGAGTTATAGAAAGATCTAAAATTTGAATATTGTTATTCTCTAGACCAAATCACACAATGACCACCAACATCTATATATTAAAGTTGGAAGGAGGAAAATTTTATGTTGGTAAAACGGAAAATCCTATGAAACGATATCAAGAACACTTGAATGGTTCAGGGAGTGCTTGGACCAAACTGTACAAACCCATTGGGATTGAAAAGGTTATCGAGAATGCCAGTCCTTTTGATGAAGATCGGTATGTGAAAGAATATATGTTCAAACATGGAATTGAAAATGTACGGGGCGGTGCGTATGTCACACTTAGTCTTCCAGAATTTCAAGAGGAAGCTCTCAAATCTGAATTATGGGGAGCTTCAGATAAATGTACAACTTGTGGAAGAAAAGGACATTGGGCAAAAAATTGTTATGCAAGAACTGACGTATCTGGAAACGACATAGTGTATGAATCAGAAACTGAATCAGAATCCGAGTCAGAAGAGGAAGTAATTTCTTGTGCCGACTGCAATAAAGAATTTAGAACTGATTATCAATTTGAAAAACACACATGTAGGCCTTCCTATTTCAATAAAAAACAAGGAGCTTGTTATCGCTGTGGCCACTTTGGTCATTATGCCTCTCAATGCTATGCGAAAATCTATAAAAACTAATGCAACATGACCTTCTACCGACTTTCGTTAAAATTGAATAAAAGGTTTTTTCATTTTACCGTGAAATCATGCCTGCCCATTCATCAAAAACAAAACAAACACACATCCGCAAAGAATCCAATCTCACTATGAATCCTTATAGTGAATTGCTTCTTCCCTCTGATCCTGACCAGCGTAGACTCTACCTTCAGAATTACTTTGAAGCCATCCATAATCTTCTTTGGGATCGGGCAAACCTCAGTCCTGAACGAGCACTGGAACATCTCACATTCTTCTTTGCCTATCGCCTCATTGAAACACAAGCGGACGCTCTTGGTCTTCCTCAAGAATGTCGCTGGTCCTACATTGCCGCCATCAAAAATGAAAATGATATGTACGAGGTTATGAAAAAAGGGTGTGTTGCCTTTCAAAAGAATTCTACAACAAAACCCTTCTTCAAGAAACCTGAAATTGATAAGGCTGAAGTTCTCTATGAAATGATTCAGCAAATCAATCGCATTCCCTTTCACGTGCTACAAGAATCCGATACTCTTGGGGATATCTTTGAGTTTATGCTCGGACGTGGAATGAGTACACTGTTTGATGATGCACAATATTTCACAAATAGAGCCATTTGCAAATTAGCCTTCAAACTTGCATATGGTATTAAGAAAACTCTTCGTCGCCCTGATAGTTCACTGTGTACAGTTGCGGACTGGTTTTGTGGAACAGGCGGTTTCCCCGCAGAATATGTCAAAGGTGTCAAAGAAAACCTTGGAACTATTGATTGGAAACATGAACAAAACGCAGTATATTGTCAGGATGTAAATATCAGCAACATCTCTATCACTCTCTTGAATCTTCTCATTGTTACAGGGTTTCCATTTAGTAGCAAAACAATCCGCAGCTGTAATTCCTTTGTTGATCCCATTACACTCGGACCAAATGCTCCTTTTAAAGGTATTGCTATTGATTACTGTTTTCTCAGTCCGCCCTTTACCGATGACAAAAGCAAAGGAAAAGAGTACAAGTTTACCTACGCAAAGAAGATAAAAGACCAAACAGGAAAAACAGTAAAACAGTTTACTGTCAATTCGGAAATCCAAAGCATTGGCATTGAAGATGATGACAAAGCCAGTGCTAGCGTACAATTAGCAATGTCTACATTGGCCGATGAAGGGGTCTGCTGTATTCTCCTTCCACAAGGGTTCTTCTTTGGAACGATGAAAAAGACCATTGAATTACGGAAAAAACTAGCAGAAGAATACAAAATTCATTATGTGGTTGATCTCTCATCCCTTAGCACATCAACGAAGACATCCATGCTTGTCTTTCAAAAAGGAGTTGGTCCAACGGATACCATTCGCTTTCTTGATATGCAAGAAAATACACGCGTTCAAGTCAATCTTGATACTATCCGAGCAAAACAATACTCTCTAGCCTATAATCAGTACATTGCTCAGGAAACTGTTGAAGTACAAGGGTTTACCACCTTTCTACTAAAAGACGTTTGTGTATGTAAGCGAGGAAAGATGATAACCAAAGCCAATTTGAAAGAAGGGACTGTCCCTGTCATAGGTGGTGGACTGTCTCCTATGGGATATCACTGCGAATCTAATAGAGAAGCCAATACTATTCTTATCTCCCAATCGGGCGAGAATGCAGGAGCAATTTCAAGATACCCTGTTCCTGTTTGGGCATCCGACTGTTTCTCTGTAGAATCAAAGAGTGAAAATCTACTCAATGAATATCTCTATCACATCCTGAAGAGTATTGAACCTTCTATTCGGGCTCTCCGAAATGGAACAGGTCAACCCCATGTGTATCCTTCCAGCATTGAACATCTTAGCATTCCTGTTCCGTCTGTTAACCAACAAAAAGAAATTATTGTGGCAATTGATGGATGGTCAAATCTTGCTCGCCATGAAGAAGAAGCACTGAAGATGCTTGAGACTCAAATGCTCTACACCGTAAAACATCTCGGGAAAGGACACCCACGAATCAAGATGCGTGAGGTTCTCACCAAAATAAAAAGTGGTAAAACCAATTCTACCGATGCTTCAGGAACTGGCGAATATCCATTCTATGGTTGTACAGCCATTGTCCCAACAAACACACACAATTCCTATGATTTTGAAGGAGACGAATATCTACTGTTTGCCAAAAGCGGAGGCAATGCAAAGACCCGAGTGGGTGAATCCTTGGGTATTGGAAAGTTTCATTACGTTCGCGGTAAAACCGCTGGCAACATCGCTGTTTTCCAATATACTGTATCCAAAGATCTGGCTACTACTCAGTATGTCTATTATCTGCTCCGCAGCAAGCTAGAAGAGATTCAAATGTTGGCAGATTACACGACAGGCAATGGAAATATTAATGTAGAACTCATGTACGATGCCATTCAACTCGCATTGCCACCCTTGGAAGACCAACAGTCTCTCCAGCCTGAGTTTGATGAAATTCTCCACAAGCAACAAAAAAGTATCTACTACAAACGAAAGGCTCAAGAAGCTATCCAACAATTCATTCCTACCAAATAATTTCCTCTTCAATACCAAATTCTTTATCAGGATTTGTCCAATCGGAATACATCTCACTCGGATTTTGTGGTAAATCAACTGCTTTCTGTGCTTTGTACTGTTCCCATGTTTGAATTCCTCTGTTTTTTATCGTATCAAGAAACGCTTGTTTTGTGGGAGGATAGGAACTCGTATCCACCCCCAGAAAAGCATACCAATTTGTCCATACAGCCGCAAAGTACTCACGGGGCGCTTCCACATAGCGTGGATGACGAGCACGACTTTCCTCGTATTCGGTTTTGGATTGAAGGCCCAACTCCTTGTTGTATCCTTGAATCAAGGTAAAATTTTCTCTCGGCGTCCGTTTGGCAAACTGTGTCCGTGCATACGCAGCTTGAACTCGTTCAATGGTTTCTTCCACCGAACAAGAACTTCCCTCAATCTTTAGCTCTCCAAAATACGTTCGCACCAAGGTTCGTATATCCTTGTTTCCCATTGAAACATTCATCTTGCCCAAATAATCAATAATCTCCAATACAATACTGTCTAACACATCCTCTACTGTTGCTCCTGCCTCACAAGGTTTCGCTAGCAGACACCAGCCTTCCTTATCCGCATAATCAATACGAAGTCCTCGTCCGCTGATTTGAATGAGATTGTGTGCAGCGGTTGTATTGCCAATGAGTTTCCCTGTAAGTTCCAATCCTGGAATATCTGATCCTTCACGATATCTCTGACAGGCAAAGAGTACATGGGGAATTTCGTTAACAGGAGCTCGTAGAAATGCTTCATCTGTCCTTTCACTGTCTACCGCTGCATAGAAATGCATATGAGGATAGCGCTCACGAGCTTTGGCTACTGCGTATTCTACTTCCTGGATGCTGGATTCAATATAGAAGATACTCTTTCCTCCTCTGTCCTTCTGAACAACGAGTTCTACACAACAATCAACATAGGCATCAAGAATCGCTGCTCTGTCCTTCTTGGCTTCCAAAATCCGAATGAGAAATCGTGGTTTCGCAATCCATCCTTCTTGTACAGCTTCATCCACATTGCACTTGCTGATAATAGGAAGGGGGTCGCCAAACAGTTCTGCTAACTTTCGGTGTTGGTCAGGACTGGCTGTCTTTGGAGTTGCAGATGTTCCTGTTAGAAACAGTGTTCCCCATTCGGTCATCTTTTGGGTTAGTTGCTGGAAGTACAAATCTCCTGTTATTCTATGGACTTCATCGTAATGAACATGGCCCATGGGGGGAAGGCGCTCCATACCTTCATCTTGTACCAAAGCCGCATGGCAGGCGAGAACGAGACAGTGGTGATTGGGAGAAACAGTAAGGCTGGAGAATTGAGCGTTTGAACCATCATAGACTTTGATGCCAAATTGGGATAGCTTGGCAAAATGCTGAAGAAGGGTATTGAGAATATCATTCTTCGGCGAGACGAATAGACCACGATACAGTTGTCCTTTTGAGGTAAAATATTCCTTCAGAAGAACAATTTTGATGAGAATAGCAATCGTTTTTCCTACACCCGTGGGCCATTGTACAATGCCCTTATACAAAGACTGTCTGGTTTCTTGTATGATCACGGAAACTTTGTGCCACAACTCTTCTTGGATACGCCGAGGCTGTTTATTCGGTAGGAATACACTCCAAAATTTGGACACAAGAGTAATAGGTTTTTCTTCTTGATCCGTGGGAACAATATCACGAATAGGAAAGGGATCGTATGTCAAGACAGTTAGGATGGGAAGATTTTTTTGCTGTAGAAACTCGAGACTAAGATTCAGATACGACTCAGGACACTCTGCGGAAAACCACTCTGTCCCCCCTTCTTCCTCAATGTAATACTGTCCAAGACCTTTCTGCTTGAGGAATTGAACAAACTGTGCATCCAATATATACAAATCTGCCTTGTTTGGAAACGATTCTTTCTGCAAGACAATCACATGTTCAAATACAGGCTTCTTGGGAAAATAGGTTAGAGCTCCTGCTTTCCTATTGGCAATGTGCCATGTTGAACCACATTTTAAAACCCGAATCCATTGGTTTTCTCTTTCAATGGCAAACCCGCCTGATAATGCGTACAACGTGGGATACTCTTTACTGTATTGAAGTTCATCCATGGTTGCAATTGATTCTATAGAAAAAAACAGTCAATTTTCATACTTAGGCCAAAGCGAATACAACATCACAGTTTTTCTTGTAGCCTACTATTTCTGCACAACGCACGAAGTCTGCGTCAGTCCACCGAAACTCCTCAGGAAACTGTTTCCATTTCACACAATTTGTTGACAGGGAGTGGTAGCTACAGTTGGCTGCCTCCGTTGTTCCTACACTGTAGATGTGGTGATCCCAGTCAGCTGTCTCCGTGCCGACCTTTCCATCATGATTGTGATAATGAAGTGTAGGAACAAAGAGTTTCTTTATTGAATGAAGAGCATGAGAATAACACAGTGGCTCATAGGTATGAACGCCAGGTTTCAGAACACAACAGAGGTAGCCAAATTCACTGTTGTAATGGTTCAGGAAGAATGTATAAAGGTCAGGGGTGAGATGAAAGACAGTCGTATCGAGACGAAACAGATCCTGAACAGTTGGCGCGATGCTCACACGGTATGAACCGTGCTCAATGATTTCAAGAGTATCTGTGGAACTTATTCCTGCAGAACAGACTCTCAGACTAATATCTCTGACAGGATAGGAAATCTTCTCTACAGAACGCTCAAGATCGCGAAACATGCGCTTGTATTTTACTGTATGAAGTTTCAGAGTCTCTGGATTTGGAACAGGAAGAATCATGAGATTTTCGTCTTTCGTTCCAACAGCATTGGAATAGAAGGTCATCTGTCGCTGTTTGTCTTTGCTGGGCATAACGAAGAGTTTGGTCTGCTTTACAGACCGAATCGGTCCTGGAATGATACACATATCTGCTTAGCTGCTAAGGAGATAGTTGTTTCAATTTTATTGTCTCAGTCATCTTTTTGAATGTATTTCTGAACCTCCACAGGAACTGTTTTGTATTCAAAGGAACACCAACCTGCGCCACGCACATTCTCAAATCCTTTCTTTTTCATGTACTGTAAAGTTTTCATCTTTTCGGTTTGTTTGTCCCCGCGAACAATCTCCACAATACCAATGGGACTGTATTTGCGTGTCCAGATTGACCCTTCCTCGGAAATATGCTCATCCAACCGTCTCGATAGATTTTCAGACCATCCTACGTAATACTTTCCCCCTTCAAGTTCCCAAACATAAACATACTGTGTTCCAAAGGGAAACAGCGAGGATGCTAAAATCCTTGTTTCGTAAAACCGACGAACCCTTCTAAATTCCTGTTCTGTCTCTCTGTGGATTTCTTCATTGTTCGGAGCGGCTGCTACCACCTTTTTCATAAAGACAAGTTGGTTTCTCATGGCTGATACATTCATGAGAAGCGCATTGATTTGCTCAACAAGGTCGGACATGAAGATTCATGTTAAAAGGGTTTAGATACCATTCGTCTATAAAATTGAATTCTACAACTGTAAACTCTTGGTTAGCCAATGGCAGCCATCTACTTTGACTTGGACCAATTTGGATACAAAAAGAAAATCCATACAGTTTTATCTGAACACTTCTTGGAGAAGTATAAACTTCTTCAAAAACGGTTCTATGCCTCTCACAAAGATAAACTCAACAATGTTCCTAAAGAGATTCCACAGTCTGAAATTGTTTTGCTAGAAGTGAAAGGGGGAGAAAAGAAGAAAGTGGACTTCAAAATCATGGCAGACATCATGAATGATTTACAGAATCCACAAATACAGTATTTCATCATTGCCTCCCATGATACCGATTTTATCACCCACGCAGAAGAAATTCATACTCATGGAAAATACTTTGGAATCCTCTGGATTGATAATCAAAAACAAAAACTGTCCGAACATCTCAGACAGCAATGCGATATTCTTCTGACAATAGTCAATGGAAAGCTAGAAACAACCTACAAGCATTCCCAACTCTCCCTGCCCCTCAAAACCGACCCCCCAAAAAGACTTCCTGTCTTGTATAGCAATCTAGAAGCCTGGAAAGCCAACACCATTCTTGTATGGATCAATTACAAATGCAAAACCTATTTGAAACACGCGGTAGAGATTGAAGAGTTTCTAACAAAGGTTAGCAAGCAATCTGTAAAACCCTTGGTTTCAGTAAATCATACGATTGTTCATCGGGACGAATCCAATGTCCTGTTTTCTCCATCCGTGTTTCACTGTACGTGCTCAGCCATTCCAGATGCGTTTCATAAAGGACCTGAGAGATGCCCTGTCTTTCAACTCTACAAGCAGGGATACATTGAAAAGCAAATTGTTGGATTCGATTTCTCTGCTCTCCAAACAGCGATTGAAACTGTCTATGGTCTCAAACATTGCATGACTCCACCGCCTTGAGAAGATCAGTATAGGGAGCATCATCTCCAAATAATTTTTGTCGGTGGTCTAACTTCACAGTCCCTTTGGTATCCACTACAAACTGGCCGCCTAGTTGAAATCCATCCCCGCGGAAATTTCCTTTCACATTCTGTTCTTTGACAGCCTCGAGAGCCGCTTTGTCTATGTCCAACAAACCATAAAAGTTATCAAAGAGTCCCTTACGACCAAAGAGTTGTGCATAAACACTCTTATCGATGGTGTAAAGAGGTCCTGTCCGGTACTTTCCTGCTTCAAAGGAACGGTCAAAATCACTTCCTTCACCCAAAGCTTCAAAACTTAAACAGACAATCTGTGCTCCTAACCCTGTAAACAAATGTGCTGCTTGGGAAAGTCCTTGGATATAGGCTCGGCAAATCGGACAACCGAGTCGTCGCAAGAACAAGAGTACTACAGGCTTCTCACTCCACAACGAACTAAGAGTTCGCTTATCCGTTGGATCACGACTATTCACAATAAAGGTTTGTGAAAAGGCCAAAATAGATGTAGGCATCTAGTAGAATACCAAGCATGTCTTTAGTTCCAAACCTAAATCTAGACGACTATGAACTACCAATGAAGGTGTGTTTTGTGCGCCACGCAGAAAGTATTTTTAATGCCCAGGGAAAATCGGAAAAGGATTGCGACTTAACAGAAAAAGGAAAGCAACAAGCTGCTCATCTCCAAGGTGAATATGATGTTGTCATTTGTTCCATCATGAACAGAACTAGGCAAACATTAGCTCTGAGTCAAATCAAAGCAGGACAGGTTATCTATACTGATTTATGCCGTGAAAAGCGCACGGATATTTGTGATTTTTTGCCTCATGAAGATGAAACACAAGTTGAAACTATGGGCGAACTTCTTCAGCGAATTCAACGATTTATCTATTTTTTGAAAAGTCAAGTATCTCCGTATCAATCTGTTTTGGTTGTTAGCCATGGTGATTTTATTCATACGATTGGAAATGCGAAACAACCCTATCCTATGAATGCTGAAGTCCAAGTCTATACGATTTAGAAGAAAATTGAACGCTTGCGTATGACACAGGTCTAGCATCCAAGATGAATTGCGTCAATCACGAATTGTGTGAACATCAAAAGGTCGAGGGGATTGCTTCAGATTGCTGTATGACTTGCGGATCGTGGTTTAAGGTCTGTGGGTTTGGTTGGGATGCCTTAACCTTTGTGGATTCTACAGATGAATGTATTATTTGTATGGAAACGTGCGATAGAAAACTCATGTTTCCAACCAACTGCGGTCATAGTTTCTGTATCCCTTGTTCGCGAAATCTTCTCTTCTACGATGAATCACGCTACTACCTTTCCCCAGTTCCCTACGGATGTCCTCCTTGTCCCAATGGCTGTGTAAATCCTGTACAAGGCTCACAGTGTTGCTGTGAAGAATATGAAGACGTCAAGGACAAGTGGGCTACTACCAAACCAAAAGAACACCTACGATGGATTATGGATGAACAAAAAACTATTAAAAAAGGGGAACAAGATCCCAGTGTCTTTGGACGGTGTAGGTGTCCTTTGTGCCAAAAAGTCTATGAACGCGATCCCTCTACCCTTGTTTCCACAACAGGTATCAAGATATAGTGTCGACCTGTAAATGACTGCTGACATATGGTTTAATACATTTCTTCACGAACTGCGAGGCTGTCAACATCTGTATCGTAAATCATAATCTTGTATGCCTGCTTTCCATTGTATAAACAAATATCTTTGTAAAACTGAAGATCAATTTCGTGTAGCTCATCAATGAACAAATTTTCTCTGTCGCCGATCCAAGTATCATAGATATAGGCATAAGAAATCAGAAAGGTTTGACTTTCTTTCGCTGGCCCTTTTTGTCCAATAAGTTTATACGCATATAGCTTGTAATGATCTACAAATGGGTATCTTTGTAGAATGGATTTTTTTTTCATTAGGCGTTGGACTTCTTGACTGTTTCTTGCCTTTGAGACATCGCCCCAGACACTTGTTTCCTTGATTGTGTACATCTTATATTTGTGCTCAAACATAAAAGCGTTTTTCTTTCAATTTTACCACTCCTGCCCTTTATAGAATGCCAAACGATTCTTGGAATATAGTCCGAATCTATGCGAGCGAACAAACCATTGATGATCTAAAAAAGGCAGAATTCAGTTTTGAACTTCTTCATCCTCCACCCCAATTCTCGCCACTCCCCGATCTCTCAGGAGAGGATGATCGTTGGTATTATTGGAATACAGAGCACTGGGGGACAAAATGGGATAGATATGAATATTCAGTAGAAACCGAAGGACCGCGTGTACTTGTTTTACGCTTTACTACCGCATGGACACCTCCTTATGGAGTTTTTCAGCACTTGCTCAAACTGTATCCAGACCTCTGGCTTCGGTGCAACTGGACAGAAGAGTCAGGAATGAAAGGAGTTTTTATTGGATGTACGAAAAACAATGAACTCTCTATCAAAGAACTACAATGGGAGGATTGGTGTTTCTGGGACTTCTATACAAATAAGTAGAGATGTACACTCGCAAACAACGTCGCGGTGGTGGATTCTTCAAACCGAGAGGTTCAAGTGAAGCAAATAAGCTGAAGGCAGAGAGAAATTACAAACTTGCCCATTCCAAGTCGCGCGTTGCAAATGTTCTTGGAACTCCTGGAAGTGTGCGCTACACCAACAAAGAACGCATTGAACAATCGTACCAAGCAGCTATCGAACATCTCAAACAGTTGGAGAATCCCAAAGAAACAGTATCGGCTTTGCGTTCCATCGTAGACAGGGTACGAACCGCGCTTCAAAGTACGGAAGCACGAAAGACAGGTGCTATTGCCATAACGATTCCGGTTGGTATTGCTCAGCTTTTTGTTAAGGCCGCTCTTGTTATGCTAGCAGTATTAGCTGCTCTTTTTGTTGACATACCCTCAATGGGAACTATCCCTGTTTCTACATCCTTGTTTCCTAATCGGTCGTTCAATACAACAGAAGATGTTTACAGACGGGCCAAACAATTTACAGGAGTTAATACAGTACCTCCTGTTTCCGACTTTTAAAATACGTATGTTGTAGAGAGAATGGTTCATTCCTATTTGTATATGGGCCATGGAGAAGATGTCTGTAATCACAAAGGAGAGCCTATAGTACAAACTGTTCCGCCCGGTTGCCTTTACATAACTTCAACTGTTTGCGGCCTTACAAGTTATGTAAATAATAAAAAGCTATTTGAAGCGTTCAAAAATCCAGCCAATGAAGATGTTTGGCAGAATCCCGACCCATTAAAACTAAAAAAAGTTCTTGAAGGTATTTTGGATACATCAACAATCCATATACATAGGCCCGGTGATACATATGTGGAAAATATGTATTATCCTACAAATAATCACCTTTATGAAACAAGCATGAAATGGACTCTGAAAGTAAAAAATGCGAAGTATTACACACTCACTGAATCGGGACTCTATCGTTTATCGGATGTTTTAAAGAAGAATATTCAAATACTTCCCGAAATCAAATTTGAAAAGTCAACGTTTCTCCATAAAGAAGGAAAGGTAGAAACAGAAATAACCGATTTCAAGATAAAGAAAGAAGACTTCTTATCTATTTTTGAAAATGCTATCTTTCCAAAGCTTACACCCACAGAAAAGAAGGCTGACTATTATACATCAAAAGAAATAAACGCAATTAGTACAAAACATAAGGCATATGTGAGTGACCTAATGGAAAAATTTCCAGGAATCCACTTTAATTTTTTATGCAGATATATCAATCCAGTCTGTGCAAAAGGTGCTTTAGCGCGCCGTATGGAATCGGCGGAAAAGTTTCAAACTCTCCCTGAAACATTTGAAAAAAGTGTAAAGCTAAATAAACCTGAAACTGTACAGTCCCTGTTCGAGACGTTTGTTGAAAAAGGAAAACCGGTTGAGATGCTATCAACCTATTACAAAAAACTACCTCCACCTGTACAGGCCTCTACGCGTTCTTTGTATGAAAAGCAATTAATACAATCGGCAAAAGATCAAATAACAAACATGTTTAAAGTAGAAGATTTTGGCCAAGTGAAGACTACATTGGATACAATTCATGTAATAGAGCCCTTTCTTGGCGAGATTGAGAAAATATGCCGAGCGGAAGCAAAAAAGGCAAATGGAAAAAAAGAGTATCTTTTACAAGAATGTTTAGAGGATCTACATGAACGCATACATCATATTGTAGATGATAAAATAGTTGAAATTTATGATTCTGAGGATGATAAACAAGTAGAAAGTAGTCTACAAAAATTGGATTCCTTTTTACAATCCTTATCATTAGAGTCAATTACAAAACTAAAATCTGAACTTCCGAAAATGATATTTATTGGTCAGAGCGAAATTTTTGATTGGCAATCGTTTAGCGACAATAACAACGATAATAACAATAATAAATCCAACGGGACAAACAGCAACAAACCAAACAATAAAAACAACCAGAGAAAACTCCACCTTGCGAATATTAATCTTCGCCTTGCGACTATTCTACAAAAGTACGGAATCGAAATGCCAGACCCCACGAAAAACTACTACAATAATAATCACAATAATAAGAACAATAACAATAACAATAATCATAATAATACTAAAAGAAATGCCGCAAACAAAAAACCTGGCAATCAAACCGCAGGACAACGGAAAACAGGAACACGAAAAACTCGCAAATCCAAACGTAAAACAAACTAAAAAAATGTATAAAACTTCTCATGTCTTTCTTTTTTAAGAAACAAAGATACGAGAAATAGAGTCTTATTCCTACATACGAGTGTTGCGGCGAGTCTTGCGCTTGAGTTTGCGACTCCTGCGTGTCTTTCTCTTGCCCCCAAAATAGTTTTTGTATTTTGGAAAAACCCCCTCTTTGAGTGCGTATTTGTACTGAGGTTCGTTGGGCATAATACAGGTTTTGTGGAATTTTTTAATATACTCTTTGACTTGTTGCGCAGGATTCGCAAACTCTTGTTTCACTTGTTCAAGAGGTATTTCACCGAGCTTATATTGTATGAAAAGGTCATTCACTGCATTCTCCACTGCGAGTGCGTAGGTTTTAGAAGGCATACTATAACCAAGAGCAGGAATGGGAATATTAGCAAACGATAAGCCTGGGGGAAAGATATTTGCAGAACGGAAAGCATTCATATAACTAATTGCTTTGTGTTTGTCTATATAGTTATTTACTTCATTCGCTTTGGATATTGGATAGGTTTCCAGCATCTTCAAAAAACATCCCTGTACAGGTGATGGCTGGTCCAAAATGGCCACTAATCCATCAACAGCGGGATTGGGAATACGATTGTCTTCATTATTATAAGAATAAAAAGAATTAAAATAATGTTCACCCATTTTGAACTGGAACGCATTGCCACCAATTGCATGCGATCCAAGTAAATAGCTTATAGTTCCAAATCGGTCAAAGCGAGAATGCGGATACAAAACATGACCTTCAGGTAAAAAGACTTTTCCATAAACATCTTTCAAAGCAAATCGTTTCCTGACTTTTAGATCAGTACTGAAACGTGCCAATGCGTCCGAACGCAACTCACTAATACAAAACGAACCCTTGGAAAACCATGGAGATGAATACAGTACTGTAGGAGTATTTGTATTGCGATACAGGCTGTCTTCCATAAGAATTCCATCAAAAGGTAGCCAAGTAGCTTTCTTTCCACTGGATTCTCCTGTGCTCAAATAAAAGGCTTGTTGCCAATAGGGGTTTATCTGATCAGGCGCAGAGCGCATAGCCTGTATAACGAGGACAATGCGATCATCCAAGGTTCGCAAAACAAGACCATTTGGATCTTTTTCGTATTCAGCACAGATAGATTCGACAGGAATGCGTTTCCCATTTGGACACAAAGCAAAAAACTGTAGACTCGGAAGTGTTTTATAAATGTCTTGTACATTGGGAAGAGTTCGTTGAAACGCAGCAACTTCTTCCTGTAAAGACATTACTGGACTTTGTACAAGCGTTGGAGATATAGTAGAAAATCCAGCCATTCTACATATTGGTTTTTAATTAAAACTAAAATGTAGAAAACCATCAACAAAGTATTAGTTTGCAGAAAACTGCGTTGTCATGGTTATGTATTTGTAGCTTCCATCGGGAGCAACATATTGAATAGTCATGGGAGTCTTAAAGACCCACGCTGTTAAAAAGTTGCTTTCGGAGCTACCCCCAACAAATTCAGTCTGGGTTGGGGCTTCCGTAGAAACACCATAGACATTTTCAGTGTCAAAAGGCGCTGTTCCTCCTTGCGACATACCAGGTTGCGTAAGTTGTATTTTTGTCATAAACGGGCGCACATAGAGAACTAATGGACCAGTATAGGCAGACCCCAAAATCTCAATAGTATTTACTAGATTTCGCAAGTAGGTTGTCATATTTGTTCCGAAAGATTTGACGAGGCTCGCACCGCCCATAACCTTGCCTTGAAAGTCAATAATATTATCAGGTTCTGTTCCATTGTTTACAAATGCAAGCACATCTGAACTTTGATTTACATTGATATCTAGAACTTGATTGTTCACAATAAAAGGAATTGGTAAATCAACGCCTGCACCAATGATATTGTCGGTATATCCACTTGTAAGAATATCAAAAAACTTGGTAGGAGGCTGGGTGATTCCGGGGTAGGAGCTCAAGACTGAGGACATCTCTACAGTAGAAACAGGTTTTCAACGTTTGTTTCCAACCCCCGTAGCCGTCTTAATCCAGAGAATTCTTGAGAGAGCATATCCATAAAGACAGTTATGCGTCCTTTACAGGTTTCGTGAAAGACAGTTGGATACTGCTGATACAGGTCTTTTGTTTCAGTGGACTTTGCCCATTGTGTTTGTTCATACACATATTTCCAAAGGCGGTCTACATTGCAGGGATACTGTTTGGGTGTGTAGACGAAATAAAACTCTCCCTTCTTAACTACATTTCCACATTCCGAAGCAACAGCCATAGTGTTCTCCATATGCTCGCAGGGAGGGATTCGCCACTCTGACTTTATAAATCTGTACGTTCCTTTGGAAAGACTTCTTTTTTTCCACGTAAATTCATATTCATTGTTCCAGGTCCGATGTGTCAAGAGAAACTCCTCAAAGAACGATAGAAACTGGTCAGGTGTCATTGTTAAAAAAACAGTTTACAATGACAGTTTTCAATTTTACTCTACAACCAATTCGGTGAGATCAAGGGTTGCATGATCCACAAGGAAGACTTGTTTTCCTTTTTTGGCTTCACGAATACCCATTTGCTCATACGCTTTGGACCGCGGTCCTTGAAAGACTAGAAGACAGGTTGCTTGTTTTTGGATACGCGAATCGCGAAGAATTCCTGCTCGTCTCTGGTAGCGTTTCCAATCTGCCTCCACGCTTTGTACTTCTACATGCATCTGTTCTGCCCAGAGACTGATAAGAACAGATGAAGTTCCTTCCGAAGAAACAAGAATGCTTTCAGGCAATCGTCCTAGAGCGCTGATAACCGGATGGAGAACCTTTTCATACAGGTCTTCCTTTTGAAGTTGTTGATGAGTCCCTAAAACGCCTAGATGAATAGGCTTTCCTTGTACACGAATCTCTGTATCAAAGTCCATTGCGTCTCTTCCATACAGTCGTTCTCTTCAATTTTCTAAACAATAAGTTGAATATTCAATACTTTACCAAGTTTCTGAAGCTCTTCTGTCGTAGGAATCCGAGACCCTTTTTTAGAGTCTTCTAACCATCCTTTCTCAAACCCACATTTTGTCTCCACAAACGAATCATTTACTTCCAATTGAATCATGCGGGCCGTTATGCGAAGAGCTGTATTCCGAGACATTCCCTTTTTTTTGGGGATAGGTAGACTGTCTGTATCTTTCCCTGTAAAAAAAGGATTCTTCCAACTGGACATTGAAGCAAAATTCTATAGAGAGCTTTGTTTCAATTGGTTTAAAAAAAACGAGTGTTTAGAGTTGCTCGTATTCAGAGGCGCGGAGCTGAGTTGCATTGATACGACGCTTCTGGATCTTGCCATTTACAATGTAAATAGAATTCTCAGTCACAATTATAAAGTCCTCCTGGACCTTATAGAGCTTCGAGACCAAACTCGTGAACTCTTCATTCGACTTTACCAGCATTTTCTCTTTGGACTCAGGATCTTCTCCCAAGAATGCCTTATTCGTAGCAGATTCCACATAGTAATCAAGCTGAATAGGCTTATCCTGCTGAATGGAAAGGCGAGCAGCATGAAGGAGTGTTGTCGGGTGAGGAAGAATATCCTGAGGCTGAGTTGTGGATGCAGCAGCAGGAGCTTGAGAGGCCGGGGCAGTAGGAACAGACATTCAGAATCTGTCAGGTGAGTTGAAAGTTAGAACCTCTATTTTCCGCAGATGTCGGAAGCATAGCTAGTATTTGTGATCTCCAAATATCTTCGTCTAAACAGGTCAAATCCCTTTTTTTCCAAAGAGATTCGTAATACTCAGGGGTTAATGCTGGAAGAAGAGAAACAATGTGTTCCCACGAATCAACTTCTACAAATGGAATACCTGGATACTTTTCTCTCAATTCTTTATAAAATGGATGAGATTTCACAATAGGAATAGCTCCTACCATTAAACTCTCCCAAAATCTATATGTGTCATATCCTTCGCCCATAGGACAGGTTGAAAAAAAACACTCAGACAGATTGGAACAAAAGGTAGGATAGTCTGTTTTTGGCAAATAATGAGATTCCATTTCAGGCTTCGCCAGTAAGAACGAAAAGAAATTTTGCCTATGCAAGTTATTATAATAGAAACTAAGGTAGGATATTCCCAATGCTTTTGTTTTTGGAACTTGTTCGATCTCTATAGATTCATTTACTCCCAAAGGAAATAACCTTGTTTGTTTTCTATCCCCATAGTAATTTTGAATCCAAAACTGAGCATCCGGAAATAATCCCACCATGGCTTCCATATGACCTTCATCAAATGCAAAATCGGAATCAGCAATAATAAACAATTTTGCTGGTAGAGGACGATGTTGTTGGAGTTGAAGAAGAACATCCGTCCAGTGGTCAAAACCATCCGGATGAATAAAAATAATTGTTGCAGTTGCAAGCTTTTTCACCACTTCGTTTGGTGGCGTGGATTCACACACGGCTTTGGAAGCCAACGAAGGATGAAGTTTCCCAATACTAACTTGAGATGCTAAGACAATATCCAAGAGATCATATAGATTTGTATGCCGTAGCCATTTCATTCTTTCTAATCTGAAAGAACCTTCATGCTGTTGGAAGAGGACGCAGAATTTCCTGCGCGTGTCGTTTAAGAATATGATTCATAAAGTCATAGGCCTCATCCAGCTGTTCCCTCTTGCGTGCTCCCGTGACAATAATATCTCCAGTCTGGAAGGCAAGAATAGTGATTTTCTTACATTGTCCTGGGGCATCACCTTCGCCTTGACCTTGGCACGGCTTTTCGCAATTGCAAATCCCTGGACGTCCAGTACTCCGCGATGTGTTATAATAATATTTAATATTCACACCTTGATGAATAAGCTTTTCCAGAGAGGAGAAGAGACTGTAGTTCCTCGTGGCAATCTGATGAAGATTATCACGATGAATCATGGCATTCACATGGTAATCTGAATTGATCAGTTGAATCTTCAGAGTTTTAATGAAGACAGGCGTCTCCGAGATAGGTGTAGGCAGAGTTGCTAGAATAGGAAGAAGCCATTCCAAGGTTATTCTGGCAAATTCCAGACCCGTTATACCTGTCATTTGAATACCACCGTTCGCAAAGAGTTTGATGTTCACCTCTTTGAATTGAGAGGTATCATCCATTCTGCGCTTTCGTACAACGAGAGTGGACTGGTTAAAGAATGTTTTCTTGGCTGCCTTTTTCTTGGTAAGAAGATCACGAGCCGATGCTCCCACTACGCGATCCTTGTGTTCCATTTTTAAAATTCCTTCTTCAGGATATCCAAAAGGAATCAGAAGAGTATGAAGTTGCTCAAAGAGCTTATCCAAGTATAATACCGAACCAATATTTCCTGTTGCTACATTGGTCGAAATTCGCAAAGGAGTAAATTGTACGTCTGTTGGGTTCATTGAATCTGCCCAGATGTTTAGACCATTTGGTCTTCAAATTTACGCCGACACCGAAGTGTCCACGCTGTTAAATCTTCAAGTGTTTGGGCAGTAGATCGTACAATAAGAATATCTGCGTCAGCGAATTGCAAAAGATCTATAATATCCTTTGAATCTAAACATTGAAGAGTTTGAAATACAAACACAATTTGTGATACTAAATCTCCAATATAGGTTGTTTGAACAAGTTTATGAAAATAGTCGTAAAGAGATTTAGTAGGTAGATGAAGAATGTTCCATCCTAGATTATTGCAATCACGAGCTTTGGAATGTTGTAAAAGAAAAAACCGAATATCTCCTCGTCTATAGGCGATATCACATGATGATATAATTTGTGTTATATCGTTAGCTTTCTTTCCATACGGAGATGTCTGTTGAAAAATAGGTAAAAAGCGATTCCGAAATTGGTCTGCAGTAGGAGTGTCAAAGGATACACGAAGAAACCTATGAAGAATGGATGAATGAATGCGTGAGATTGAATTGCAAAGAAAAATGAGAAGAAGTTCGTTTGCTGGTTTATCCAGAAGAGGTCGCAACGAACTTTGTGCTTGTTCTGTTAATGTTTCAGCTTCGTCAAACACAATAATTTTGGGAGCTTTGGATGTAAAAAAATCGGAGTGAAACAGACTGGAAATTTGGGAACGAGCAAAAGGATAGACTTTGGAACGAACAGCTTCAAGACTTCGTTCATCGCTCGAATTTAAAAACAGAGCTTTTCCAGTATAATGAGTTCTTCCTGGATAAAAGGCTTTTACCAAATTATACGCTGTTGTTGTTTTTCCTGAACCTGGCGGTCCGACAAAGAGTAAATGGGAAAGACATTCGGGCTTTTCTACAAATTTTTCCAATAAACGTCCTACCGTGGGGTCAATACCCTCAAACATAGATGATATTTATACTCAGTCTATAAGTAGTCTTTACGCGCCAGTCTAAACAAGGGACGAAGGAGGGCACATAGAAGAATGCCGCCGCAAAAAGGAGGAGCAAAAGGAAAGAAAAAAATTGTTTTGGAAGAAAGTGTTGCGCCTCAACCACAACCTGAGCCCGAGCCTGCTCCTGCTCCTGAGCCTGAAGTTCAACCAGCTCCTCAAACGAAGAAGAAGACAAAGAAGCCTCCCAAGATTGTTGCAACCGTGACTCCTGATGGAATTGAAGGATCGTTTCTCCCTGAACCTCGTAGGCCTCTGATCGCTCATCTCCAAATCAATACAACAGATATTTCCTTTCATGAAACACCGCTCTTTTATGATCCAAATCCACCTGTACAACCTGAACCCTATGATGCCACCGCCGATAGTCTCTTTAACGATAAAAATGCCGAAATTCTTCTTGAACAATCAGCAAAAGTTCATCAAGAGTCTGCTCCTACCCCTAAGGATACTTCTAGTCAACCGAGTACAGGCCTGGAAGTATTTACCAAATGCGATCTTATGGTGGAATACAAAGAGCTCAAACAAACCAAGAAGATTCCTGAGAAAACCAATATTGCCTGTTTTTGGTGCGCACATTCCTTTACTTGGCAGCCTTGTGTTGTACCTGAAAGGGAAGAGAAAGGAACGTACCGTGTGTATGGAAACTTTTGTTGTCCTTCTTGTGCTCTCGCGTATCTTCTCCAAGAATCTCTGGATACACATGTGCGCTGGGAACGTATTGCTCTTCTTCATCGTCTCTATGGAAAAAATTATGTATCTCATCGTATCTTCCCTTCACCCGCACGCGAATGTCTAAGCCACTTTGGTGGTCCAATGACTATTGAACAATACCGCACAACTGTTGAACAAGGAAAGATTCGCGTTGATCTTCAAATTCCTCCCATGGTGAGCATTTTGGGTTCAATTGATACAAAACCTATTGATTTCTATGATTCATCTATGAAACATACGATTTCTCCTCTTCTGGGTGAAATGGTGCCCAAGGCCGAAGAAGGTCTGCGTTTGAAGCGTTCCAAACCTCTGAAAGAAAAAAGCAGCACCCTTGATTCGGTTCTGAAAATCCAAATTAAAGGCCACTAGCCTAGCAAAATTGACAAAGAAATTGGTACTTGGTCCAGCAGTGTAATCCAATGTCAAGTGAAATTATTCGTGAACTCTTTCGCAATCTTGAAAATACCCTCCATGACCGCCTGAAGGTCATTGAAGATATTCTCCAAACCCAACCCTCTTCATCAACAAATCAGACTGTTGTAGCGCGTCTGGATTCTCTTGAAAAGTATACCAAAGGTGAGTTTACTTTCATCTGTAGCGTGTATGACAAACTTGCTGAACGTGTCACAGTTCTTGAAGAGAATCTAACGAAACTGCTGGACAAAATCGTTTCTTCCAAATCCCAGGAAGATGAGAAGCCTGTAGAAGCAGTGGAAGCTGAAATCGAAGTGGAGCAAGCAGAAGCAGAAGCACTGGATGCTGAAAATTCTGCTGTTGAGATTGAAACAACTGCTAAGGTCGCTCTTCAGAAGGCAGTAGATGCTCTTCCTGAAGAGTCAGCAGAAACCGACAGCTCATCAGAAGCTCCTCAACCTGAGTTTCTTTCCGATTGTTATGAGAACAATCCCCTTCTCCGTTTCCCTGATGACGCAAGCGGCTATGTCTATGATATTCATATCCCCACCCAAGAAGTCTATAAACAGACGGCAGATGGAGACAAGGAACTTGTTGGACGGCTAGGTCAAGGAAAGTATAAGCAGTGGTATTGCGATGCTTCCTCCTTTGCAGTCAAGAACCGCAAGACAGATGAAGAACTTTCGGTAGGATTTAATGAGGAGGAAGATGCTGAAAGCGAAGAGCAGCTAACCGAGTTTGTCTACAAGAAAACAACCTATTACCGAGATTCTGAAAACAAGGTCTATTCCGTAGATGAGGAAGGAGATTTGATTTCTCAACCTATTGGAATCTGGGATGAGACTACCAAGAAGATCTTAACCTAGGATAGATGGTTTGTGCTCCAAGTATAGCAGCTACAGCCGCATTTCTCGCTATCATTTTTTTAGATTTGTATAATCGCGACTATGGTCGAATTCCCGGACATGCGCTAATGGGTGTTTTTGCAGTTCTTTTGATTTCATTTATCTGTGAACGAACATCAAGCATTGTTGGTTGGATTTTACTCGGCTCTCCCTTTGCTCTTGTATTTCTTGGGTATTTTGTGTATAAGATGATGGATGTAAAAACACCTGTACTTCCTTCCACATCAACAGGAATTTATCCCTGCCAATGCTGTAATGCAAGACCATGCCGGTGCTTCAGACCCTGTAGTTCTGAACCTCGACCAACACCTTCGAAACCTTGTCCTGTACCGCCTAGCCCTCCCAAACCTGGTCCGAAGCCTAAACCCGATGGCTGTATAGATAGTAGTTTGAAGGATTAATATGTCTGACACAGAAGAAACACAGGTTATTCAAGAGCCGCGTCGTCGTTCTCTTTCCTATGCAGATGTTCAGCGCACTGCCTTGCTATACAGTGTGAAGTTTATCTTTTTTAGTTGGAATGTCGTATCAGCTATTAGTTCGTTTGTAGGAACAGTGAGCAAAGGAATTATTCGCAGTCTTCAGCCTGAAATGTATGTTTTTTTTGAAGGATCTACGCATCCTTATAGTCTTTGTGATTTGAAACTTCATTCTCCCGGTGTTGCCCCTATCGCTTGGTATTATGATGCCAAAAAACGTGAATTTCTCAGTGCCAGACTCTTTGAGAATAGTTCGCACTACCACACCCATCACATTGAATATCTAACGACAGAAATTAAATACAATGATCTTGTCTTATACGATATTTCAGACTTTGTTGATACAGTTCGTTGGGCAGGAGAAGAACAGGAAAGCGCACCTTCGGCAGAATTTCTCCTAGCAGCTTGGAGTCTAGAATCAGGAATTGTTCTTCAGAAGTCATCCTCTTTGTTCCTCAGTGTTATTAACACAGAAGGCAATACCGTTCGGATTTCTCTGGGTCAAAATTGAATGCGTGGTAGATAGAATTGTCTGTACGCAATGAACGCACAACGTATTTCAGCAGACGATAAGATTCCCACTGGAGAATGGACTTTGTACTTTCATTCTCCGAGGGAAAAGAAGTGGAGTTTGGAAACCTATACGGATCTTGGAACAGTTTCTACCTGGCGTGAAGTCTTTGGACTTCTCAATGCTCTAAGTGATACGAAGCTCAAAGGCGGCATGTATTTCTGGATGCGCAAGGGAATCCCTCCTCTTTGGGAGAATCACCAGAATATTCGTGGAGGCAGTTATAGTCTTCGCGGAGGACTTGAGAATGGACTAGATATCTTCAATCTCTACACAATTGGATCAATGTTAGGTGTTAGTACAGGAAAGGACGATAAGGTTATGGGAATTAACATTAGTCCCAAACTTGTAGGAAATGGAAATCGTGATATGGATCAAACGATTGGCTTCTATACCATTAAGATTTGGAATCAAGACTGTATGAAGTTTGGCAAGGCTAACGGCCTTCAGCTGTTGAATAAATCTATGAGCCACGATGAAGTTATTTACACACCCCACAATGAAAAGAAGATGTAAAAAAGACAGGCATAAAATTTGAGACTCGAAACCTTTTTTATGTCAGACATAGACATGGTTCAGTTTCTTCGTATTCGTAATCGTTTGTATCACATTCCCAGTATCGCACAATTCCAAGTATATCCATCTGCTATTCTTCGCAAACCCACACTCTATATTCAGTACCATTCTGGTTCAAACTATAGAGTTTGCTATGGATGGAAAAATTGGGACACGGCATTTGAGGATGCTAAGCGTCTTCAGAAAGCCATGGATGTTTGTAAATCTGCTCTAGCAAGCACTCCTGTCTTTGAGATTCCTCGTCCTCCTACCCCCCCTCTTCCTTCCTCTAAACCGGTAGCTGAACCCCATGAGATTCAGCTAACAGAGTAAAGTTTCTGACGAACATAGTTTCGAGCTTCTGCAATTGTCTTTAATTCAAGTTTTTTTTCCATAAGTAACTCAAGACGTCTACGTTCCTCTGCTCGTTTCATATGCTCTTCATTGCAATAACCTCCAAAGCTAGGACTTGCGAGATTATGGCAATTTAAATAGGTACAAAGTGATGGCATTCTGCGTATCTCCCTTTACAAGAATTGTTCATTTTTACTGCTTATTCTTAATCGGAGCAAGAACTAACTTCACTTCACCCAAATTGGCAACAGTATACCTCAAAATCAGAGGGTAATCATTTTTGAGATAGAGCTCAATGGACGGGCAGAGAGATGTACACTTCGTGAAAAGAACCAGATGCTTGAGCTGAAACAACCCCTGAACGATTTCGTTCGTATTGGTATTCTTCTGGACCTTGATCGTGTTGTTGTTCTCTGAAATAATCGTTTCCTGTTCCGCAAAATCACCCATACACTTGAAAATAAGATCCGTTCCTGAACTGGTTATTTCCACATCCAACTTCTCACCTAGAGCGTTCATATCGCGGCAAATCTTCTGAATATCCGCAGACGGAAGATGGATGATGGACGGAAAGTTGAGATTGGGAATCTGAATATCTTCCACATCCGTGTCAAAGAGTTTCAGGAAATAATTGGTTATTGTGGATTTCTCCGAATTTTCCATACGAATTCCAAGCTTGTTCGGATTGGACGCAGGAAGGTACAGTGTTAGTGAATCATTGTTTCCCATCGTCTTGATCAACTTGAACAGATAAATCATATTCACACCCAGAACATACTTCTGTGGGCAGTAATAGCTCTCAAAACGCTCACTGTGAAGACGAAGATAGACAAGAACGGTATGAGTTTCATCAACGGCCATAACCTTAATTCCCTGGCTGTCAAACTCCAAGTTGGCTTCCGTTAGAATCTCCTTTAAAGCCTCAATGAGAGTACGAAATGCGCCGGACTGTACTGTCTTGATTTCAAACAAGTTCCCATTTGGATTCGGTTTTCCTTGAGATGACATCCGGAATCAATTCTCTGTTTTTACTGTTGAGGGACTTTAGCCCGTTTGTACCGCGTCGGAGAGTGCTCATGGATATAAATGTTTCTCAGCTGAATAAGCATCAGCCACTTGTGATAAATACCATCCTATTATCGTCATAATTGTGTCAGAAACCTGATTTAGTACTGAATCAGCATAGGGTTTTCCACCAGGCCAGAAAGGAAAATAATTGTTTATGAAATTCATACCCATTTGGGTATTTTCAACTACTTCAAATACAATATGACTTATCAATATGAATATAGCTGAGAATCCCCAAAAATATGCAACTATCCCTGCTGCAAAATGCAAAAGGGAAAATTGGTCAATGGCGTACAAACCCATGTCTACTTAGATTTTGGCGTTTTTAAAAAGCGTTTTATAGGTTTACCTTTCCGCACAGCCTTCGTGTACGCATTAATTTGTTTGCTTGTTGGAAGTTTGTAGTTTTTTTTAACTGTTTTATTTTTACGAACTTTTCGTATCAAGGTTTTCCACGCTTTTTGTGCTCCGCCCCTCTTCCGTGTAGAATTCATCATACGATGAGCAGCCATAGCTGCCAAAGGAACGAGAACAGATCCACTGTTTACTACACCTTTCATAACACTGGGTATAAATCCACCAATCCGAGGACGAACAATCGTGTCGGAAACAGTCAGAAGATTCGCTCCAGCTGCTGCAGATGGAACGATTACAGTTGGATTCGTATAGTCTATAGACTGTTTGCAAGACCCACCACCCACAATGGGGATACGCGGTCTCGCGATAAGATCGGTTGTGTGTAAAAGATTCTGTCCCGCATTTGCAGAAGGAGGACTCATAGTTGCGTCGATATACTCTAAAGGTTGTTGAACCGATCCACCTCCTTTCTTAGGCCTTCTTGAGGAAAATGCCAACATTCTACTTAGAACGAATAAAAATTGAGCCCAAAGACCCCTCCCTTTCTAGCACAGGAACAGACAATGGCACAAACTCTCGAAGATCAGTATAGGCGTCTCAGCCACAGGGATCACATTCTTGAACTCCCTGACACATACATCGGTTCAATTGAAACTCATGAAGACTTTCGCTGGATGTATGATGCTGAGAAGCAAAAGATGATTCATCAAAAGGTAAGCTTCAATCCGGGCTTCTACAAACTCTTTGATGAAATTATCGTAAATAGCCGCGATGCTCTTATCCGTTCCCAAACAGAAAAGGGCAAACTTCCTGTCAAACACATTGATATCAAAGTTGTAGATGTAGGTGATGAACTAGAGATTAGCGTAGAGAATGATGGAGATGGTATTCCTGTGGTGGAACATGCAGAATACAAGGTTTGGATTCCTGAACTCATTTTCGGACATCTTCTCACCAGTGGAAATTACAACAAAGAAGAAGAGAAGATTGTGGGTGGAAAAAATGGGTATGGTGCTAAGTTGGCAAATATCTTCTCTACTCAGTTTACTGTTGAAACCCGCGATCCAAAGAATGGGCTTCGCTACTCTCACACCTGGAAAGATCATATGTCCACTTCCTCAAAACCATCTATTGTGAAGGATAAGAGTCAAAAAGGATTTGTACGTATTACATTCCGTCCAGATCTGGCTCGCTTTACGAATTTGAATCGCGAAGATATGCTTCGTGTTCTTCACACTCGTGCCATTGAACTCGCAGCCCTCGCAGGAAAAGATGTAAAGGTTTCATGGAATGGAGCTGTTCTTCCCACCAACACCTTTGAGAGATTCACTCATCTCTTTGTACGCGATGAAGCATCTATCGCATATGAAAAGTGCTCGGATAGGTGGGAAGTTGCAGCAGTCCTTACCCGAAGCCTCTTTGAAGACGAGGATACCCACGATGAAAGACATGTGAGTTTTGCAAATGGTGTGAATACTCGCAAGGGTGGAAAACACGTAGAGACAGTATCCAAACACATTCTTGGAGACTTCTGCGAACTTGCAAAGAAAAAGAAACTAGATATCAAACCCTCCCAGCTCAAGGATTCTGTTCTCTTCTTCGTGAATGCTACTATCGTAAATCCCAGCTTTGATTCCCAAACCAAAGAGTGCCTGACGACTGCCGCCAACAAATTCGGTTCTGTCTTCAAGTGTTCTCCTAAGTTCGCTGAGACTCTGATTAAAATGGGACTTCTGGAAGAGGCTCAGAGCATTCTTGATGCGAAGGCGGCTAAAGATGCCAAGAAGACGGATGGTGCTAAGAAAAAGACCATTCGTGGAATTCCGAAGCTGGAAGATGCTCTCTGGGCAGGAACAGCAAAGAGTTCAGATTGTACTCTTATCCTTACGGAGGGAGATTCAGCCGCCACGAGCGCCATTTCAGGTCTGAAAATTGTTGGACGTGAAGCATGGGGTGTGTTCCCATTGAAGGGTAAGATGCTCAATGTGAAAGATATTAGCCAAATCAAATTCAATCAAAATGAAGAGTTAACAGCTATTAAGAAAATCCTGGGATTGGAACAGGGAAAGAAATATACATCCGTAAAGGATCTTCGCTATGGCCGCGTGATGGTTATGGCCGACCAAGATTTGGATGGAGCACACATCAAGGGACTCCTTATGAATCTCTTTCATACAGAATGGCCTTCCCTGATGAAGATTGGCTTCCTCTGTTCTCTCGCAACTCCCCTTCTCAAAGCCATGAGACGCAGTGAGGTACGAAGCTTCTATTCGCAGGCAGAGTTTGATACTTGGAAGGAGACCCATGGAACGGATGGTTGGAAACTTAAATACTACAAAGGATTGGGAACATCTACGCCTGCAGAAGCTCGTGAATGGTTTGAAAATCTTCATGAAATCAAATATGCCTGGGATGAGACGACGGATGAATCTGTTTCTCTAGCATTCAGCAAGAAGAGATCGGATGATCGTAAGAAGTGGCTAGGAACGTATGATGCGAGACGAATGGCGATTCCTGACAAGCAAGGAAAACTTGGATTCTCAAACTTTATCCACGATGAACTTATTCATTTCAGCAATGCTGATAATCTTCGTTCTCTGCCCCATCTTATGGATGGTCTTAAGCCGTCTCAGAGAAAGATTCTCTTTGGCTGTTTGAAGCGTGGACTCAAACAAGAAATTCGTGTCGCGCAGCTTGCGGGATATGTGTCAGAACATGCTGCGTACCACCACGGTGAAGCATCCTTGAACTCCACAATTGTGGGGATGGCGCAGACCTTCGTGGGTTCAAACAATATCAATCTGCTTGTTCCAATTGGGCAATTTGGTTCTCGTCTTTTGGGTGGCAAGGATTCCGCATCCGCAAGATACATTCATACCCATCTTGAGCAAATCGTAGAAACAATCTTTCGCAAAGAAGATCAGGCGATTCTCAACTACACAGAAGATGATGGTTTGACAGTTGAGCCAACTCATTATCTTCCAACAATTCCTCTCCTAGCAATCAATGGGTGTGTAGGAATTGGAACGGGATTTAGTACCGATATTCCTCCCCACAATCCCGAGGAAGTCGTAGCTCTCCTCCGCGACAGAATTCAGGGACAACGAGCGACGCTGGAGGGATTGTCTCTGAAACCTTGGTGGTATGGATTCAAGGGAGCAGTCTACAGTGGAGGAGATGACACCTGGATCACCAAAGGACTTTATACTTTGGATGATACGAAGCGAACTGTGACAATCAGCGAACTTCCTGTTGGAACATGGACCAAGGACTATAAAGTCTTCCTGGATTCTCTTGCAACCGGTGAAACCCTTCTTGGTAGTGATGGAAAATGCCTTCTCAAGTCCTTTGATGACCTGTATGATGATGACACAGTAAAGTTTGTACTGTATCTCGATGCAGATTATTATGAGGATGTAAAAGCCGATCACGCTGACTTTGAGAAGAAATTCCGCCTGACCACGTCATGGAAGATTAGCAATATGACATGCTTTAGTCCCGATATGAAAATCACTAAGTATGGGACAGTCGGAGATATTCTGGAAGCCTTTTATACACCAAGACTCTTGGCATATGAACAGCGTCGTCTTCATGAGATGGAGCGGCTAGAAAAGGAAGCATTAGAGGCTGATGCGAAAGCACGATTCCTACGGGCTGTACTGGAAGGTTCATTGGAGTTGAGGCGTGCATCTGATGATGAGATTGTACAGAGAATGAAGAGTCATGCTCTGCCTCCGCTATCCAATCCTGCTCTACCTAACAGCGTAGACTCGTATGAATATCTGCTACGTCTCCGAATTGACCGAGTCAAAGCCGCAGCGATTGATGATGCCGAGAAAGCAGTTGTACAAGCAAGAATGGCCTATGAAGCTCTGCGAGATACCACGGCCGCAGCACTCTGGTTGAGTGATCTGGATGAATTTGAGACCGAATGGCAAATTCTCAAAGTTCGGCGCGAACAAGCAAGCAAATCCATCGGACCAGTTGTCAGAAAGAAGAGAGCTCCAAAGTAAACTTTAGACAAATGTAGTAAATGGTAATGATTTTGTTCCTGCGCTGCTTAGACTCTTTGGTTGTGCAAGAGGAACAGGCATGTGGCTAATGTCATCCAAATAATAATAATAATGATCCACTGCGGATAAAATATGAGGTCCTGACCAATTTACAACAAGTTCATTGAGTTCTTGTATTTGTTGAGCGATGTTGAAAGGTAGATTCTTTGCGTATTGATAATAAATGGCTCTCATAATAATTTTTAATTCATCTACCGACTGATCATCAATAACATATCCTTTTGGCTGACTTTTTTCAAATACATATCGGCGGATAGCGTTTTGGAGAGTTTTTACATTGTCCGGGCTAAAAAATCCAGAACTTACCGGATTGGTTTCCCAGTTTCCCCGAAGCATATCGGTTTCAAATCCCTGTTCGGCTTTCTTTTCATATTGATACCCGGGGAAGTTCTTGGGTGCTTCACCACCGGCACTCGATCGTTCGGCTAAATTTACCCGACCATTTTGGCCTGCGTAGGCGGTCGGATAGGATAAGGGCAGTTGAAAATCAGGCTGACTCATCGTCTCTACTTCTAAAACTTTTTTCATCTTCCGGAATTTTTTTTCTTCTGAATGAGTATAGACTCAAATGACCTCCATCCCCGCATACATCAAGCAGATCCCTACCGACGCTCGCAACTTTGTCCCCGTCTCTTCCCTCGCCTATGCTGGCGGTATCAACTCTCTCAATGAGCTCACGGCGACCCTCGCTACTGCCACTTGGGCTGGTTCAGGTGGCCCTGCTCAGGGCAGTGTGTACACCTCCTCCATCAATGGTCCGGGTGCGGGCAAGCTCCGCGACATGGGCAAGACCTATGTATCATCTAGCCGTGTGTTCCGCAAGGTTCAGCTCATCGTCCCTGGAACGATCAACGGTGCTGCCACGGGTGCGGGTATCTCCACCTTCGGCGTTGCGGGTGCTTCTGGCCAGACCCCGCCCGCCACGGATTACCTCACGGGCTACATCGAACTCGGCTGGGAAGGTGCTGGCTCTCCTGCCCCTGTTGCCCGCGCTCCTTAAATAAAACAAAGCTGCGAGATTCTATACCCTCTTGTTTGAGTCTTCAAAGAGTGTTCAAACAAGAAGTTTTTCGGAGATATCTTTAGAAGGAAATGGACTATCCATTCATACTGTACATCTTTTTATCGGTTGTTATTGTCTGGGGCGGAACGGTTGCTCTTATTCAGGCAGATAGAAGTGTCGCTGGATTCCTATTTGTCATAGGATCAATCCTGGTCCTTGTTTACTACGGCTTGCGCTGGTTTTCCAAAACATCATTGAAAGGAATGCCAGGAGCATCTAGCACGTGGCCGCCCGTTGTAAATATGTGTCCAGATTTCTTGACTCTTCATAAGCGCACGGTTGATGGAAAGACTGAACAGGTATGTGTCGATTTGGTAGGTGTTAGCCGTGGCGGAATGATGAAATTTATAGATGAAACAAATGTAAATAATGATGCGTATATATTCAAACTTCATCAAAATCTTTCAGGGCCTGCTCGAATTACCAGACTCTGCCAAGAATGCAAAGAAAAGAAAGTGACATGGGAAGGTGTCTTTGATGGTGTGGGCTGTACGGCAGCAAGCGTTCCCAATCCCGATGGATCAACGGATACCGCAACACCATCAGGAAAGTGCGAGTAAAGGAGTAAAATTGAGTTGTTGAAAGGAGATATAGGAAGCAAGCACAGAGAATGGAAACTGAAAAGAAACTTCATGGGCCAAAGGAACTTTTGAAAATGCTTCTATCTGTCATACTTGTCTACACTGCACATTACGCTACTGCCAAAGTCTACGATAACCTCTGTGTTCCTGATGGTATGACAGGATATCTACAAGGATTTATAACGACAGCAAGTCCTTGGTGTAGAATGTCATTGGATGTCATGAAAGCAACAGAAAACCATTACAGTTCCGTTATATTGGTGGGACTGTCTCGTATCCTTCTGTCAGGAGTTGGAATCTAAACACTTTCATGTTGTGATTCGTAGAATGAGGCCTACACATATTGATGACACAATCTGCCTTCATCCCTCGGCTGAAACACAGATTGAATCTTGGTTGTCCAAACCTTCCCATCCTGCAATCTTATTGTATGGTGAACCAGGAGTAGGAAAAACAACACTCGCACATCGCTGTCTTCGCAAGCACAATGTAAAAATTATAGAATTTAATGCCTCTCATACTCGTTCTGGAACTTCCTTCCGAAAGTTTATTTTACCTCTTTTGCGTGAAGGTGGTATCGTAAAAATGTTGGAAACTGGGAAACGAGGAGGTATTGGAATTATTTTGGATGAGATTGATGGATTGTCTCAAGGAGAAAAGGGTGGCCTCAAGGAATTGCTGGATTTTTTACGTGCTTGGAAACCCAATCAAGACAGTACACCTTTGATATTGATTAGCAATACATTAGATTCTCGCAATTTGATTCAGATCTCCAAATTGTGTTTAACAATTCCCATTCGGGAAGCCAACAAAGAACAAGTAGAGAAATGGTTGGGTCAGGAATTGGAATCTACGTCTCTTCAAAAAGTACAAGGAGATTTGCGATTGCTCCAACGCCAAATTGCGGGTCTTGAACAGCCTTTTGAAATGAACGAAATTCCAGAAGGTATTCTTCCTATTGCCTGGTGGACTCTCTGGAATGAATGGGATCCGTTTGTAGATTTAGACACAGAGAGTCATGAAGCTAACTTAGCTGGACTTGTTATGATTGAAAATCTCAATGATCGTATTCAAGCATCCTTAGGAGATACAAATAAAGGATGGAGTACCTATATGAAACTGTTCCAAGCTTACTGTAAATCGGATAGAGCTGACTTTTGGGCTTTTTTTCATCAATGTTGGAATTTGTTGCCACTGTCCCAAGATTTGAAACTCAAAATTCCAAGTCTTTGGCTAACACAAGAAGCAAAACTTCCTTCTACCTATCCTACACCCAAACCCGATGCTCTCCGCTATACTCCTGTTTTGACCAAACAATCTGCTATTTTTAACAGTTGGAAATTTATGTGCGAAATTGCCGACCGTGATGGAACTCCTGTTCATATGATTCCCCCCATATGTCATCTGGAAGCCAGAAAACCGGATCAAAAAGCAGATCGCCAACGACGACTTCGCAACATCGCCCTTCAAACCTTGTTGGAGTAACCCTAAGACGTTTATTGAGAATGAGTCGTATGAAGTTCATCCGGGTGTAGAAGACGAATTACTTGAAGAGGCTCGGTTCTTCCTAGACGATAAGCACGTCCCAAAATTTGTTTTTCCTCCTCATGATTCATCGCATGAAGAAGAACAACATGGGTCGCCGAGGTTATATTCATACCTGCTCCTGCTTCGATAGAATTCAAAAGTAAAACTTGTGTATCTCCTTTTTGAAAGGATTTTAGAGTTGCTGCAATAACATCTTTATTTCCTGCAACATGTTTCACTCGGAGCTTCAATGCTTCAATTTCTTGTGTTAGAAGAGCAAACGGATTGTCATACCGAGAAAAGACCAAAAACTTCCCTTGAGGATTTTCTTTGAGGAGTTCCAGCAACTGTTCTGTCTTTTTTAGTGGTTGATGACTCTCTACTTGTGCTAGAGGGGGAGTAATAGGTTGTGTTGCTAAAGACCGCAGACCTCCAGCATGGATATGTGCACGACAAAGAGGACATGTTGTTTGCCGTGTTAGACTGGTAAGGATACATCCTGCACAAAACATTCGTGAGCAGCACGGTGTGAGAGTAGGATTTTGGAGTTCATCAAAACAAATAGGACAAATCTCCTCTTTATAATTTTCAATTCGATCTTTCAACCCCTTAATTTGGTTTTCCAGACTGGATATACGTTCCTGCAAACTTTTCAATGCAGCCTCTTTTGCTTGGGGCGTTGAGTATTCCAAACTTGCTTTGAATTGAAGTGTTTTCTGAAGACGGTCCAATTCCTTCGCACGATTCGCAGTAACTGCTTGAATAAGTGATACAGGTTCTTCTGTCTTGACTCCTAGGTGCTGAAGTGCCCCTGAAATATCACCCGCGTGAAGCAGACTTCGTACTTCAATTGGAACAGCATGATATACCACTTGTTGTAAAATAGAGGGCCGACAGAGAAGATTCCGAATATGAATAGGTGGCAGTGTTATACTTTCCTTCACAAATTCTTCACGACAACGTAGCACCAAGCGTCCTCGAAAGGGATTCACGGTATGAATCATTTCTCGTAAAAAAGGAGCACTCGATACAAAATAACGCACATATGCATATGTAGATGTTCCTGTTATTTCAAATACATGGCGAATATATGTAATTAAAGCAGGCTCAAGAGGATTGGTTTGATCATGTATCATATTGTTGAGAACATTCTGCGCAATATAGTGAGATGAATTAGGAAAGAGAAGGTTTTCCCAACTTGCAGAAATCAACCATGTGAATCGTGCTTCATACTTAGGACGTGTAGAAGGAATATAAAGTGTATCGGCTTCATCCAAAAACACGCGTTTCCAAAAAAGACGTTCATTTGTTGCATAGCCCTGTAAATCTCCATACAAGGTATTGCTTACAAGTATAATGTCTACATCCAGCAGTTTTTGGCGTAGACCGTCCTGACCAAGGACCTTTTTATTTTGAATTCCTAAACATGTTAAACTTGTCTGTTCTTTAATATACGATTGCCATTGACGATACAAGGTGTGAGGAACAACAATGAGACATCCCGCTTCCGTCAAATCATGAGAAAAATTCGTTTCTTGAAGACTGTACATTTGACTGGTGCTACTTGTGTCCAAAGTGGGAATGATTGAAATTGGAGGTAGCCGTTTGAGACGGGCAATATGGCCAAGAACCATTAACGATTTCCCTACTCCCACACCATCTCCTAGAAACGAAAACCGACTAAAAAGACGAACTCCACTCATATCCATACCCTTTGATAGTTTTCGCTCACGCTGCTCCATTTCATACAAAATGGCCTTTTGGTGAGCTCGTAAAGAAAAGGTTATTTCAGGTGGTTGCTCTGTTTGGGCAGCACCCGACGATAAAGAAAATCTGTAGGCATCATTTAAAACGCGAATCGCTCTCGCAGTTGGCTCATATCCTGCCATAGGCCTATGAATAGATGCTCTTCCATATGTTTAGACTGTCAAGCTAGCCTACGCTAATGCAAAGAATTCACGAATAGTTCTTTCTTTTATAAAATCTTTGAGTTTCATCGAAGTCTTCTTCATTAAAGGATTTTCTGTTTCCCTCATCTTTTTCTTATCAAAGGTGTTTTCGGAATGACTCATGACCAACATAACCTTAAAAGGATCGAGCTGAATCATAGGATTCTTATAATCATCCAAAAAACTTCTCTCTTCTGCAAAGGTCACTGTTTCATCATAGGTGTGCGCATTCGCATAGGATTTCCGCCAAGCCATTGTTCCATTCGTTGCATGATTGGGATTATAAGGACCAAGTTTGTAAATTGTTTGAATATCCGAATAATACATATAAATTTCTGATGCTCCTGCGAGGTCATATTTGGGTAATTTTTTAAAGGCTGCTACCACAGCAGACACACGAGATGGAAAATAGTAATCATCATCGTCCATGGCAACAATAATGCTCCCTTTGGCTTCTTTGTTCAGACGATTCCGTTTCGCTCCAATAAGCTGTTTTTCTTCCGAAGCGATGTACCGAATATTGGGGATTCGTTTTGCTGCTTCATCGAACAAATCTTTGACCTTGTCTTGACCATCATCCAGAATAATCCATTCCATTCTATCCTTTCTGTATTCCTGATTCTCATACATCTGAATCAAAGACGGAATAAATCGGCGACGATTGTAAGTAGGTGTAATAACCGACACAAAAGGAAAATTTTTTTCGTCTTGTGTCATATCTCTAAGAAAACAGTAAATAAAGTTTAGACTGTCTACTGAATAGACAGTGTTTCTATGGCATTGGTTATATTGGAAACAGTAGGAATCCGTGGAGTAAGAGTAGGACCAATAGACAGTTTTTGAAGAGAGTTGGAAACAGTTGACAGTACACTGTCTTTTTTAGAAACAGTACTGTTTACAGTATTGGAAGCTGTCAATTGACCTCCTACCATTTTAGCAGCAGCAGCTAGAAACTGTGTTTGTGCTTCCTTGGATGTACTGTCTTCGATAAATGTAAAAGGATACAGTAAAAACCTTCCTAGGGATGTTTCGGAAGGAACAGTAAACAGGGGGAGCAACCTGTAAATCTTGGGAGCTGTTCCACTAAACCACCTGTAAATATAATAGGGAAGAACAAAAAGAAAACCGATCGCTCCGTAGAAAAAATACAGCACTCGGTACTGTATATCACGACCAATTGCATCATTCGCACAGAGCATTCCTGAAACCAACATCAAAACAATCAGGAAACAAGTAAGAACCACTTTGGTGGTTATGCTCATTGTCTCTTTCAAAAACCTGCCTACTTTGAATTCCTGTCTTTCTGCCTCTTGCTTTTGTTGGTCAGCAAAACGAGCTGCTTCCTCAGCCTGAAATTTGGAAGCATCAAATACAAATCCCTCTTTTTTTGCAGACTCAATAATCGTTTGGAGCTCTTGAGCTTTGGAAATTGTTAGTGTAGGATTCTTTTTGAGAAAAGCCGAGACAGTCTCGACTGTTTTTTTGTTAACAGCGACTGTAGTAGGTGAAGTTGTTTTACTATACTGTTCGTCCTTCAATACACCTGGAAGTATGCGCAGCATAAGAGCTACACCCTTATCTCCAAGAAACTGTTGAAGACTTGGGATCTTTTCCACTGTCTCGACTGTCTTTTGTTGTTGAGCTAAAATATCTTCGACTGGAGCATTGGGATTTTCATCCAACCATTTTCTGCCTGATTGTACAATGTTGGTTATTTGCGTATTTCCAAAGGTTATGAGAATAGGAAGGGGTGGTGCTTCATACTCCTTAGATACCCTGGTGGGGTATTTTTTAGCATCCACATCTTCAAGACGTTTCAAATAACCACGATACGTTTCCCGAGCAGCAACAGCTCGTTTCTGGGCTTCTTCCCTGGCTTTTACAGCCTCAGGATTATATGTTGCTGAGTCTAGAGCATTTGTTAACGAAGTCGTGAGACTCATTCTATACTGTTCGGAAGGTTTCAAAACCGGGGAACTTTACAGCGCATACTTCAAACCACCCATACCTCCATCGCAAACAAAGAAATTCAAACTCTCCACATAAATCATAAGATCATAGACATAATTGGTCTCGGGAGGCAGCTGCCACAAATCAACCTCGACTTGGAAATTTTTAATACGACTGGCATTAATACTTCCAGCGGGTTGGGTGGTGGGACTGTGCAATGCAAAGTTATAAACAGGAATACCGAAACTGTTGCGGCCTGTTAGTGTTTTCCAAGGAACAATCTTGGTAAAGAACTCTACTGGTTTTTCTTCTTGAATTTCGTTTCCATCACACAAAACACGAAGAGCACGAATTATATTCATCTGGCCTTGAGGAATTAACAATCCACTGGAGTTAGCTTTCGTATTTAGGGCAGTTTGTCCAGGAGTTGGAATGTAAGGTGGATTGGGAAAATTCCACCAATTTGTAAAATTTGCAAACTGATTTCTATACTCTAACGAATCACTTCGTCTTGGTAAAAAGATCATTCTGTAAATAGGATTATGCGTATACAAATCTAACAATTGCCTGTTAAACAATCCTTGAAAAGGATAAGGAGTCATTTGGGTTATCAAATAGGAAAGTGGTTGAGTTGCAAAGACTTTCCGTTCTTCATCCGGTAAATACACATACGTTGTTTGTATTCGTGCATTCAAAAACCATCCATTTAGAGGAGGTATAGATGCACCCACGTCTGTCGCAAAATACCTCCATTCTGTTTGTGGATCTCCACTTGGAACATATTCAGGCATATTCAGAGCAATTAATGAAGAAGGAGCTGACATCTTCCAAAGAGGATTTACACGGTATCCTGATACATCCAGCACTGTATAAAGATTTTGAATGGAATTCAGTGTAATTTGGACTTCACAATCATGATATTGAAGTGCTACAAGAGGCAAAGCCAGAGACGTAGCATCGGAAAACCAAAAACTCAGAGGAACATGGATATCTTGGCCAAAAATAGAGGGTCTATTGGTCTGTGCTCCAAGGGGGACATTTGGATTGGGAAAGACACTGGGATACCCCGTTTGATTCGTTCCGCCTGCATAAATTCCATCCGCAGGATTCATAACTTCAGGAGTATCTCCCACCAAAATACGCCACTTTTCAAAATCGGCATTGCTTAAATCCAAACTGGCTTTGGCCAACAAATATGGTCCATCCACTTCTTGAATTTTTTGTCCACCTACAAAGAAAGAAGCATTCTGAATAATAGCGCATCCCAAAAAACGTACCCATTGAAAGTACCACTGGGATGTTCGTTCGGTGGGTATTTCCACATATTTACTAAATATATCGGGAATCCGAAAACTAAAATAAATATCCGACATCAAATCGCCTATACGTTGAATTTTAGCACGAAGGCGAATAGGTTGATCATAAAACAATTCGTTTGGCCCTTCTAGCGCGGTTGTAACGTTTTCGGTGGCAAAATGACTGTATCGGCGAAATGTTTTATACCAATAAGTCATTTCTGGATTTCCACTCAGTAATACATTTTGAGAGCCGTAAGCCACTAGGGCTATTAGACCACCACCTGTCATTCTATTGGGACATCATAGAATGCTTTAAACTAAATAAACACTACAAATGGTTATTGAGTTTTGGTTTCAACTCTTATTTCTACTCTTGAAGTTGATAAGAGGTTGTCCAGTAAGTATCAATAAGATAAGGAGGCATATCTTCAGTCTTTTTAAGAGTTTTAGAGCTAACACCCTTATTCTGGAGACCTGCGATTTCCGTAAAGGAGGCAGCATAAGGCAAATAGATAAGATTGCTCATATTTCCACGGAATGCTCCTTCAATGCGAATGGATTCCGTAAGACCCGCAATCTTGGGCTGCTTTTCAAAATAGAACTTGAGAGGATTAAAGAGTATAAGATTCTGGAAGTTTTGGTAGGGAAGTGTTCCTTCAAATGGAAGCTTCTTCCGCAAGTTCCCATTAATGTAGATTTCCAACGAATTCTTGCGGCAAACAAGAGCAACATGAAACCACTTGCGAATGGGTATATTTTCAACATCCATATAGGTATAAGGATTCTTGTATGTATTCATAATAACCCGTAGTGTGTTAGAATTTCCACGAACAAAGAGTCCAGGGCCCATCAGAGGCCAAGGTGTGGAAAAGCCTTTGTGTAGCACATGGTACAAGGTATCTTCTCCTGTAAACGTTGAAGGGTTGATATACAAGTACATAGAATAGGTGAATTCTATGCCTGTACGTTCATTGTTTGAAAGAGGTAAAACAACAGCTTGCGGTTTCGCTGGATTTTGCTCAAAGGTTATCTGCTTGTCCTCTGCCGTAACTGTATAGGGTAAAAGTTCAATGTGTCGCCCAGAAAGAGAACGAACAGAGAGCATGATATATTCAAAGGTTATGAACACAAAAAAGAGAAGTGTTAGTATAACCAACGTTAAAACGACTTGTTGGAAAAATCCTTTACCAAGAACGAATCCAACAATTCCTACGTTGCTTGTGTCCGACATCTATGTTTTCATGGTTTTTTTAGAATACATACGAAGCATTTTCGTATTTAACTCCCACCTGTGGATAACTATACGTGACCTTGCCTTTCACGTCAAAAATCGTCTTTAACCAATCAAGGAATGATGAACCGCCAGCCTGTGTTGGTCCTGACATATAAATGCGGTAAACCTGATCGGGGTTCAATGCATAATTATAGCAGCTGACATCGCTGAGATAGCCGTCAAATCCATCAAAGTCAAGGAGTTTCATTTGTACACCTTTGGGATCAACTTTGTAGAAACTCGGGAGAACACAGGAGCGCGCAAGCTTTCCATCTGAATACACATCCACCGTACGACCATTCAATACAACCGTTATCTGTACCCAGCGTTGAAGGTCTACTTCGGGAAGATCGCAAAGATCGCCTTGGTCTTCCAGGAGGCCGGAAGGAACTTGTGTGTCCTTAAAGAGTTTACGAACATCAGGAATCGTCAAACTTGTTCCTCTTGTTCCTTCGGAGGCTGTGTGAACTTTGACCATCAGTTTGTTCTTAAACGCACCAAGTCCAACCAACAAGGTTGATTGATTTGCACCACGGATTTCCAGAATGTGTTTGTTGCGCCCCAACTGATCCTTAAAGGCCGTTATGTAAAGCCAAAAACTAACACTGTATTCGCCACCTTCGTAGATAGGAGGGATAGGATATAAGGGTTTGTCCGTGGAATTTCCATCAATCGGTGTGGTTATAACACTCTTGGATGTTATACCCTGAGATCCGTAGAGAAAAGTGTAAAGGTAATACAAAATAACGATGGAAACAACAACTATAACAACGCCGCCTACAATTCTTCCTATTGCCGGAAAGCCGTCCATTCTTTCTGATGAACCATAGGTTTTTTATGCGTAATCAGTTTCCCAATCAAGAAGTGGAGAAGCAGGGCGCACAACAGGACCTTGAAGACATGAACCTCCCTTACAGATCGGAAGTAGTTCGCTAAGGTTTATTTCATTTTTGGCGATATAGGGAGTTCCGTTGGTATCCGCAAGCCGTGAGTACAAAGATGAAATATCGGAGGAGGATAATTTGTTTGGAAATGCTTGAGCAAGAGCAATGTTTCCAAAGAGACTAGGATCTCCACCAACAATAGGCCCTACTGCTGATCGTGTATCCACCATATATTGTGTTCTCTTGGACAAGACTAAAGCGCTATTGTAATAAATATCAAACCTCCTACCTTCGCGAGCAATCGATATCATAGTCCAGGTTTGAATCGGAAGGGAAGGAAGGACCAATGTTTCTTCTACCGTTTCTGTGTCTGCGGAATTGGTCTTCTTTCGAAGAGTTCGCACGACCAGTTGAACGGATGCTGCATTTTGACGCGATGCATCCGGTGCTGTTAAGATTTCTAACTTGACAACATTGCTGATATTTAGAATATTTGCATATCCTGTATGTTTACAAGGAGAACAATCATTATTTTCACATACGCAGAGTCCATATCGTCCCGTCGCGCAATCGGGCTCACCTGGTTTTGGATTCTGTGTATCGCTGCACATGGCTAATTGACCTGTCCGTTGAAAGGACAGAGGATAAATAAATGCAACAAACGTTCCTGTATTTGTTTCCGATAGAACTGTTTGGGATGCAGCAGTATCTCCAACTTGTTTTTGGGCCTGTAGATCAAAAGGCCCACTCACACGTTTCTCTTTCCCTTTTCTGAACGACACAAATAGAAAGATAAACAATAAAAGGAAAAGGATAATGAATCCTACAATACCCCACATTCTATATGGATAGGGTAAATTCACTCATATCTACAAGATCACCTACATCTCGTAGTGTAGGAAGAACACCTCCTTTTGCGCAAACCGTTGTTCCAGTTGCTGGAGAAAAGGAGGAGATATCAGCCAAGGCTGGCCCTGCTTGTTTGACTTCTAAGGAGGAAATAGGGCGATCCCAGTACGAAAAATTCATCGTCCGAACAGTTGTACGAGACACTGTGGGAGCACCGAAGAAATAGGAATTTGTAGCTCGTAAGGGATACCGGAATGTTTTTGTTCCGAACAGTTTTCCGTTCAAATAGACTTCAAGAACCTGTGGTAAAAGCACAACTGTGAGACGGAAGGGCTGACGAATAGGAACATTCAATATGGTCGGCGCAGATTCCAAAAAGAGTTCATCCTCAGTTTTTTGTGTAACTGCCGAAACAACAAGATCATTGGTATTGGGCAAAAGATACATTAGAAGATTTCCCTGCGGGAATTGTTTTAGCAAATCATAATTCGATGATGCGGAGGAAACAGGGGTTATAGCAGTTGGTGATCGATAGAAAAAGACTCGGGGTGAGCTGCTCAGAGTCGTTTCGGATTCAATATAGATATCCTGTTGAACTGTAAAGGAATTAGGAAGAATCCGCGTTACATTTGCACTTAGATCTGCAGCAACTGGACCTGATTTCCATGTTAGTTGAGCATCTTGTTTCACGAGAAACGGCAAAGCCCCTTCAGGAAAAATAGGCCGTACTGTAAAATGTACAACCAAGAGCACAGCGAAGAGAACAAGAAGAAGAGCAGAAACGGAAAAAACATACGACATCCATCCTCCGTCTTCAATGGATGAAAAACCGATATTTGCTCGTATTGCACGAGGTGTTCCTATGAGTTTTGCTAGCTGGGCGGCTCTAGACGCCATTCTGTTAGGAGGAATCATTCTTTCCTACAAACCATACAATTCCACCTACAACCACTGTTGTAGCAACTCCAATTCCAATACCTCGGATCATAGCGCGCAAATCAGCTTCCGCATAATCATCAGGTTTTAGCACCGGAGATCTTCCTGATGCTCCTAACCTTCTATAAAATTCCAAGGATTCAAGCTCCGTTACGCGGGGTTTTCCAAGTTTTTCATTCACATTGTTATGAATAGCAACTGTCCACTTGAAAAGATCATCGCGCGTATCTAAAAAGGGTGATATCGGCATACTTTTTAAGAATTCAGCATAGTGTTCACGGCAGACAGGGCATGGAATCAAAAATGTCAGACTTTCGTAGAATTCTTTGGCAGCCTTTTTGTTTCCATACGTTGGTTTTCCAGGATATCCCAATGCAACAATGTGCATGGTATGCCAGAAAAATGGACCCCAGGAACTCGGTGGTAAATGCATTCGTAGAGTCTTCTATCTAAACCGACGAATGTATAGTGATACAAAGCAGCCGCATGTTTCATTTTCAAAAATCAACAAAACATTGTTCCAATTGTGGGCAACCAGGTCATTCCTATCGCGAATGCCAGAGCCCTATAACAAGTTTTGGAACAATTCTTTTTCGAATAAATAAATCAGATTGGACACAGGAAGCATCTATTGCAAAAGGAAATCATACAATGACTGGTTTTGAAAATGTTTTTTCAAATATTGAAGTTTTATTGATTCAAAGGCGAGATAGTTTAGGATTTGTTGATTTGCTTAGGGGAAAGTATTCTATTCATGACGTAGATTATATTAAAAGACAAATTGCAGGTATGACAGCACAGGAACGAACCAAAATTTTGACAAAAGATTTTGATTCACTTTGGGCTGATATGTGGGGATCTGAAAGCACAGATGTTCAATATAAAAAAGACAAAGAAAATTCCAGAAATAAACTCCTTGCTCTTCGTGAAGGTATAACACTGGATGTATCCGGCAACAAAGCAACACTTGAAGACTTTATTCGTGAATGTTCTACATCGTGGGATACTCCCGAATGGGGATTTCCAAAAGGACGAAGGGATGGATTTGAAACAGATTTGGAATGTGCTCTGCGTGAAATGAAAGAGGAAACCGGTTTGAGAGACTCAGATATTCAAGTTATTTACAATCTTGAACCTCTCAACGAAACCTTTTTTGGAACGAATCGCATTCATTATTCTCACAAGTATTTCATAGTCTATGTTCCGGATGGAAATCAAGTCAAGTTTGATGGTTCGAATCCCCATATGAGACGTGAAATTGGAGGAATCGCCTGGTTTCCGTTAAATGACGCACTTCAAAAGTTGAGACCTGATAATATTGAGAAACGCGAGATTCTTCTCCGTGTTGGAACTCTTTTGCGAAACTATTGCCCACTTCTTCATCCCTCGTAATAGATAGAGAAAGATGGGGGATGCCCTTGAGGTTCTAGGTAGCCTTTATGATCTCATCTATGCAGACTATGAGAAAGAACCAGATGGCGATAAAAAGGAAAAGCTCAAAGGACTTGTCGATGAATTAGAAGATCTTCAAATCCAACCTTCGCTTTCTACAGACGATATTCAGGATGTTTTGGTACGATATCAACAAGTAAAAGCAGGAGAATCTACGTTTGAATTTGAAGAAGAAAATACAAAGGAAAATGCTACAAATAAAAATGAATTCGAGTTTGAAGAAGAAGAGGAAGAAGAGGAAAAAGTGGGAGAAGAAGATGAAGAAGAAGAAGAAGAAGATGAAGAAGAAGATGAAGAAGAAGAAGATGAAGAAGAAGAAGATGAAGAAGAGGAAGAAGACGCAGAGCTTCCACGAACTCTAGACGATATTGAAGCTCTTATAGGAAACGCATTTCCAACAGTCGCTACTCGGACAGAAGAAACTATAACTCGTGATACCTATGGTGGAAATCCTATGGTCGTAGATGATTTTGAAAGCATAGAAACAAGCATTCATAAAAATGATTGTCTAATTCATTCCTTTTTGCTTCTTGTAAGTCCATCTTTCCGAAAACTGACAAAAAAAGAAAAGGATTTATTTGCTGATATCTTTCGTCGTGGTATACTTCCAAAACTATACGAGGCATACCCTATTCCAAATCAAGAGAATGAACTTGCTACAGTATCTACAACAAACTTTTTGGACGATCGGCATCAAGCCTCGTTGGAGAGATTTTTTTCTGTCAATATAGTGAATTTTCTAACACCTGATGGAAAACTAGCAGCAGATGCTCCTACACGAAACTATAAAAATACAATGCCCTTTCTTTTTATCTATAATCCTGACCAACAACATTATAGAGCAGTTCGGCGTATCTACGATGGAGACTCTCAATATACATTTTCATACGATGAAGTTATGCCTATACTTTTAAAATATACATATCAGGCACAGACTATAACAAAGTGTGAATTCAAAGAGGGTGATATTGTGCTTCATAAAGGTCAACAACAATCCATTTTTGAACTTGTCTATGAGCAAGAAGAAACCAAAACTACAAATGTGCTTTTTTGTACCGCGGTTCGGTTTGTAAAAGGAGGTCCAAAAATACCCCTATCAGAAATACGCAAAGTAGAAGAGGTGGAGGAGGGTGAAGAGGCTGAAGAGACAGAAGAGACAAAGGAGACAGAAGAGACAGAAGAGACAGAAGATGCCGAAGAAGTTGAAGAGAAAGTTCCTCAAATAGAACTTCCTGAAGATACCTCCAAACTTCTTGAACTTTGGCGAACAACTACTGATTTTCGTATTCGTGATCAAATCTACAAGGCTATGAAAAAACGAAATATCTTTCCACAAGTGGATGAAGATAGCATTGAAGAAAAAGCGGGTCTGTATCCTTCCTTTGAAGATCCACGCTTTGTCAATAAGCTCTTACGAAAACAGGAATTTATTGAAAATAAACAACAGTCCTGGGAAACCAAAGTAAAAATCCAAAAAGAGAAAGGAGTTGGTATTGATGATATTCTAGAATTAATGGAACAAGCGCCAGGTTCATGCTCCAAAAATCAACCAGGTGAAAGTAAAGAATTTGAACTTACTCCCTCCCAACGATTTATTGGACAATTCCTTGCTCCGAAAACACCTTATATGTCAGCACTTTTGTACCACGGTGTCGGTGTCGGTAAAACCTGTAGCGCTATAACAGTTGCAGAAACCTTCTTGGAAATGTTTCCAAGGAAAAAAGTAATTATTGTTGCTCCACCCAACATTCAAATAGGATTTCGTCGTACAATTTTTAATGAATCAACTGATGATTTACAATTGGGCAAAACGGATGAAGAGCCCAACCAGTTTCACGAATGTACAGGAAATACCTATCTGAAATTATCAGGAACTGAATTTGTTCGTGATAGAGAAACGATACGGAAGCGTGTAGCTAAAGTTGTGGATAAACGATATGATATCTATGGATATGTAGAATTTACAAATTTTATTAAAAATAAGCTTCTGGCCACTACAACAACAATTCAAGATCCAGAAAAAAAACGGATACGAGAAATTCAAGCTCTTCGTAATTATTTCTCAGGTCGTCTGCTTATTATTGATGAAGCCCACAATCTTCGTGATATAATTGAAGAAACGCCTATTGATAATGAAGATAATCCAGGAGGGGAACAAGAGAATGCGAATGCCAAAGCGGGGAAAATGATGACTCCTTATTTGCGAAAAGTGTTAGAAGCTGCTGAGGGCATGAAATTTTTATTGTTAACCGCAACACCCATGTACAATGATTATTCTGAAATTATTTTTATACTAAACCTTTTATTAAAGAATGATAAAAAGGCTGAACTTCGCATATCAGATATTTTTGATGCAAAAGGGCACTTTCTTCCAGGAGGTGAAACAAGACTTGGAACAATAGCCTCTCATTATGTTTCTTTTATGCGTGGTGAAAATCCTTTTTCGTTTCCTATTCGCCTAGATCCTTTCGTACCTCAACGCATGAAACAATGGCCATCCACTGATCCGCAAGGAAAACCTGTTTCAGAAGTGGAACAAACTGCTCTTCTTAAACTTCCATTTGTCGAATGTCCTATCCAAGATGAAAATTACAAACAATTCTCAGATGAAATACTCAAAGATCAGGGTTTAGGATTTGCTTCTCGTGGAACATTAATTCAAGCTGGAAACTGGATTTATCCTGGAGGAGGAGAAGATTTCAAATCCCATGTTGGTCAAGCAGGATTTGATAATACCTTCCGAAAAGAATTTATAAAACTCTACGAAACAAAGAAAGAACCCAAACGCTTTGGAGGTGATAAATCAATTGTACAGTTCGTTCCTAACAGCAGCATAAATGCAAAATGGATGGAGCAAGATACTATTGGTGAATATTCACCCAAAACCAAGTATATATTGGATAAACTTCAAACGATGATCGGCGTTTCGTTTATTTACAGTCGCTACTCTATAACTGGTGCTGTATCCATTGCTCTTGCGCTGGAAGTAAATGGATATACCATTGCAGCCCGCGATAAGCCCCTTCTTGCCAATTACAAGCCACCTAGAGGTCGTCAATGCGCATTTTGTCCTAGGAAAGAAAAAGATCACGATGAGGTTGAAGATCACGATTTTTCCCCTGCAAAATATATTCTTCTTACAGGCCGCGCAGAGTTCTCTGATAAAAATCCTGAAGCGATAGCCATGTCTCGTGCGAACAGTAATATTTTTGGAAAAGATGTGAAGGTCATTGTGGGTTCACAGGTTGCTGGCGAAGGTATTGACTTGAAGTTTATACGTGAAGTTTTTGTTTTTGACAGTTGGTATCACTTGAACAAGCTAGAACAAGTCATTGGTCGTGCTATTCGTATGTGCGCACATTTTCCTAAATTTCAATCAGGCGATCAAGTTCAAACCCTGTCAGCTGACAAACGAAACTGTATCATTAATCTTTTGGTCTCTGCCTATCCCTCCGAATCTGACAGAAATGTGGAAAGTATCGATATGTATCAATACCGCCAAGGATTTGTAAAAGCTTTACAGGTAGGCAAGGTTACTCGCTGTCTCAAACAGTACGCAGTTGACTGCAATTTGAACCGTGCAGCGGTCCTTATACAGGGATTACCACCTGTTTCACAAACAGATGCTCACGGCGTCAAACGTGAAGGTGTAGTTATCAATGATACATCCTTTACAAATCTTTGCGATTGGATGGAAACATGTGAGTTTAAGTGTATTCCCGAAGTGACAACAGAAACAAAAGATATTGATGAAAGCACGTATGATGAATTTGCAGCACGGTGGAGAGAGAATCGTCTGAAAAAACGACTTCGAAATCTTTTCACTCGTCAAGTTGCCTATCGGTTTGAAGATCTTCAAAATGCCTTTGCTGATATTCCTAGAATTGCTCTCGCTAGCATTCTTGCGGATATAGTTGGCAACAGATCCTTTCGTATAAGTTTGCCCAATCAGACAGGGTATATTCTGTATCGGAACGGATATTATCTCTTCCAGCCTGAAGATATCAAGGATACCTCTATACCTCTTGCCTTACGATCTGCTCCTTATTTTATAAAACGAGACTCTTATGATCCACAGCCAGTTCCGAAACGTATCGTCCAACCTATCGCTGCGACGACAACAGAAGAAGGAAAAGCAGAGGAACTAGATGTTCATCCTCTCTACAAGTCCTTTTGGGAGGCTATGCTTCAATGGGTAAACTCTCTGAAAGAAGGGGTGGATCTTCATGCTCAACCCCAAAAAGTTGATTTAACAGAAAGTCTTCCCAATCAAGTGACTGATGCCTTTGCAAAACGCTATGGAGACAATCGCCTTCGTAAATATACATCCATTGAGGATTCTATCAAGCAAATTCCTTGGATATATAAATCGATAGCAAATACTCCGTTGTACAGAGAACGATTTGCACAAGTTGTAGCAGAGTTTCTATGGGATGAATTTCTGTCTACCAAAGAACAGTTCCTTCTTTATCAACAATATCAAGCAGAACCTCTTGGGTATCTATGGAAAGATAATCTTTTACTTGGTGAAACAAAACGACTGTATCGTATGCTCAATCCCACTACAGGAAATTATGAATACAAAGTTGCAGAAAAACAATCATCAACCTGGAGCGAGGCAGCTCCAGCTACCATAAAAGAGTTAGAGTCTCGCGATACATTAGGCCAGCTTCGTGTGAATACTATGACAACTGCACCTATATATGGATTTATGAGTTTCAAAGAGGGTAACTTTATCTTCAAGACATCTGAACCACCTCCTGTAAAACCTGACATAACCAAAGGAAAGGAGAAGCCGAACAAAGGCGCAGAATGCGCAGGAAGGAGCAATGTCTCAGAACATCGTCGTCTTGGAGAACGAATTGGAACAGAGATTCAAACATCCATTCAAACAGACCTGGGATTACATAAGAGCAAGTTGGAAGATTTGAAGAATTCTATACGAATCTGTACAACACTTGATCTTGCACTCCGGTTCGCAGATGCTATGCGCTTACGAGAAAAAATATGGTTCTACAGGCCTATTCCTACAAACAAGGCTGGACACATTGGAACACCAACAAAGGTCTAAGCAAAATTGATTGGTCTGAAACAGAAGGAAGAGGCACGATGGAAAGTATTGCTCTCTTTGAAGAAAAAGTTCCCCTTCATCCCCGAGATTTCCAGAAAAAGAAAGACCAGACATTCACGGTTGATAGTCTTCTCCAAGAAAAGTTAGTTAAAAAGCTAGAAGGAAAATGCTCTCTTCACGGATGGGTATTGAAGAACTCTGTTAAAATTCTGTCCCGTTCTATGGGGTATGTAGAGTCCGGACGATTTACAGGAGATATTGTCTTTCATGTTCAAGCCGAGGGAAAAGTCTATAACCCACCCTCTGGACAATTTCTATCAGGTGTTGTCACGCATAAGAATATGATGGGCATGTATGTTGATTACAATAATGCTATTCGCATTATTCTTCCCCGTGATCTCCATATTGGCAATGAAGAATATGATACAATTGAAATCAACGACAAGGTTGATGTTATTATTAAAAAGTCCCGATTCCAAGTGAATGATCCCTATATTCTCAGTGTAGGTCTCTACATGGGGAAAGAGGGTTCAAGAGTACAACCCCGGACTCTTGCTTATACCGCTGTGCAGGAAGAAGAGGAAGAAGAGGAAGAAGAGGAACAAGAACAGGAATCTGAGACTCAAGACGTTGCGGTTAATCTCTAAGCATGGAATCCAAAAATCCTTCAGAGAGTTCCATGAGTAGTGCTACACAATTATCAAATGAGGAGTACGAGAAACGAAAACAATGTTTGGAAGAGTTGAAGAAACTTGTAAAATCCGAACAAGAACAGATTTTTTTACTTTTGAAGAAACACAAAAGCGAATACAGTGAAAACAGCAATGGAGTATTTTTTGATTTAACTCGCCTATCCCACGAGTGTTTTTATGATATTCAGCAATTTTTAATTTTTTGCCAAGCAAATCGTACAGACTTTGAAGCTCGTGATCGTGATATGGAAGCATCACGCCTTAATCTCGGTGAGCTGGCTACCTTTTCCTAAGCCTAAACCTACTCCGCAAATCTTTGGAAGAAGAATGGCAACTCTTTTCCCAAAGATTTATGATTTTATTGACATGAATCCCTTTCGTGATGTAAATATTACACTTGGAAGAACCTCTGAAAATCACCAGGGTTCATCGTGGGATTCTTTTACAGTTTTGCCTTTGCAGCCTCCCGGTGCTCTCTCTCATTTTCTCTACGCAACCGATCCCTTGTATGCTGCAGGAACTCCAACTCTCCGCAAACAACTCTTAACTGAAGCACTTATACCTCTTCAGTCACGCGTTGATACAGACCTTGTTGGTCGCAAATGGCCTAGAAAAAAGATTCAGGATCAACTGGCTTCTCAGATCAGCGTGAATCTTTGTGGCTACTCTGAACTTCTAGAACAGGTTCTTTGTAGCTTATTTCAAATTCAAAAAGTTGTCATTCACCGTTCCAGTCAAACCATTTCTTTGTTTCCTGATCCTCGTTCCTGGAGATCCGACAAACCCATCTTGGTCTCCGACACGGAATATTGCTGGGTCTATGATACTCGTTCTCCTGTTGATATTCTCTCGTGGATTACCCAAAAAGAAGATGCTGGATGGAAGATTCAATGGCCCATCGCTGATGGATCATTAGAGCAGGTCAAAGGAGCTTTGCTAGCAAAACATTTAACAGCGCATCCCAAGCCTGGCTCTGACGGAAAAGTTAGGAAGGAGGACTGGGCAAGAGCACTTGGACGAGCAGAGACACTTTCCCATCTAGCCTTGTTACATCTCCGGTATGCCACACACTAAAATTTGAAAACATTTTAAGGAGAAGTTCAGGATTGTAATTAGAATTGGAGCGATGGAACTCGCATCGGAAATACGCGAGAAGTTAGCTAAGCTTCTTCAGAAATGGAGTAAGAATCCAAAGAATGAGCTTGAAGCAACCTTCGGCGAGGGAGGACAAGTCAGTATGACTACCTTCTTGAATATTGGTAAACGTCTTCAGTCAAAATCGATGTTTGAACAACCTATTCTCTCCGAATATCTTAACATCATCGTGAAAAATGGTCCTCGTATTACTTTAACCAATCTCGCAGATATTCAAGATTATTGTACAACTGATTCTCTTGAAAATAAAGACTTTGTTGTTCTTCAAAAACGAAGAGACTTTGATAAGGATGCAGACGATGTAAAATTAGACGATTATGATGTAAAGTGTAAAATTCGTGAAGAAATTACGAAAGACAGCAAGGATGCGAGCGTTCAAAAGTATTTGATGAAATGGGCCGAACAGGACAAAGCCTTTCGTCTCATTCGCAGATGGACATTCAAATCAAACGGCTTTCAAATTGACATGTCTATTGTTCGCAGCACAAAAAAGGTGAAAACAAACGATGGAAAACATACCTTTCTTTGGCAAAAACTCTTTCGGGATCAAGATGTTGCATTAGAAAAACCTACCTATGAAGTTGAAATTGAGCTCCATCATGATGTAGATACAACCAAGACTCCTGAACTAGCATTAGCCACTTTCATCAAGGGAATTGGAGAAATTCTTCGGGGCATTCAAAAAAATACACTCTTACTTCGCAAGTCTGTAAAACAAGCAGTTCTAGCTGGATACACTTCTCTTACCAAATCATCTGGATTTATTGGATCTTCTCCAGCAACTCTTGAACTTCAAAATATGGCTCTACAACTCAAGTCAAACACACCCAATATACGTTCAGGCTACAACGTGACTGACAAAGCAGATGGATTGCGAGTCCTAGCCTATTGTAATGATGATGGTGAAATGTTCTTGATTGATATGGGTATGAATGTTTACAAAACGGCTCTGAAAAAAGAAGCTTGTAAGAATACACTTCTAGATGGTGAATGGGTAACAAGTACAAAAGAAGGAAAGGCTACAAATGCTCTTCTGCTCTTTGATATCTACTTTGGTTTGAATAAAACCAACGTGTCTTCTCTACCCTTCTACTCGTCTTTGGAACAAACACAAACACGCTATGCTGCTCTAAAAGCGTGGGAGACCGCTTGGTCCATACCTATCAATAGTATAGAATCCGCACGACAAAAGAAAGAAGGCGCTGGGGGCGCACCCAAAGCGTTGCTTCTCTATCTTGCGGTAAGTGTAAAGAAATTTGAGTTTGCACCCGCTGGATCAAATGAAATCTTTACAAAGGCCAAAATAATTCTATCCTATGCCCAGAACCAGTTTTATAATACTGATGGTCTTATCTTTACTCCTAACGATACTCCTCTTCCTGAGTATCTGAATAAAGAAGGTGGGCGTATTTCCTTTCCTCAACAATTCAAATGGAAACCTGCCAAGGATAATAGCATTGATTTCTTAGTCAAAACAATTAAAAAGGAAGATGACCCAACACAGGACGAAGTCGTAGACGGAACACATCCTGAGACACGCGCTCCTGTTCGCTATAAAATCTTCCGTCTTCTGGTTCGTTCACCCAAAGATGCTCGTTGGAATGATCCCCGTGAGACGATTCTCTACGAAAAAGGTATTCCTAAGGATACAAAAACATTCTCTGCTGTTCCTTTCAATCCAATTGACTATCCTGATGAGTATGCCAGTTATTGTTATGTAGAATGTAAGCGAGATGATATTGCGGAGATAGATGTAAGCTACACTGAATCCAATGAACCCATAACCAATAACAGTATTGTTGAAATGCGCTATGATAGAGCAGCAGCGGATGGATGGCGGTGGATTCCTATGCGTATTCGCTCGGATAAAACCGAAAATCTTCTAACTGTTCCTCGCCATTCAGGCAAAGGAGCAGTGAAAGAAGGACTCAATCTAGAAAGCTCTTTGAATGCTGATAGAACAGCACAAAACACATGGAATAGTATTCATAATCCTATAACTTATGGTATGATTACAACGGGAAGCGAACTACCTACCAAGGAAGAACAAGAAGAAGAACAAAAACTTCTACGAGATACTAACGAATATTACAAACACACCGTCACGAAAGGAAGAGACCCTCTTCTAAAAGGAATGCTTACATTCCATAATATTTACATTAAAGAACAAATTCTTCTTCGTTCCACCCTGAGAACTCCAGGGAAGAAAATTCTTGATGTATCAGTTGGTCAAGGCTCAGATATTCATAGGTGGGTTTCCTACAATATTGCATTTGCTCTTGGAACTGATAAAGCTGCTGGTGGCATTAAAAATCGTGAAAATGGCGCATATGCTCGGTATTTACAAATGCTCGCCCATCCCGAAGGAAGAACAATTCCACCCATGGTCTTCGCCATTGCTGATTCAAGCAAGGATTTTGTGAGTGGAACAGCAGCAGATGTTGATGGACAACCGACAGTTGATTCTGCTATTTTACGAGCTGTCTTTGGTAAAGTTGAAGCCACAGAAGATGCGCCCCCTTATGTTCGTCAAGATACCATTCAAGGACAGCTAGCAGGTGGTGCTGATTTAGTGAGTTGTATGTTCACTCTTCATTACTTCTTTGAAAGCAAAGCAGTGTTTGAAGGATTCCGAAACAATCTAGCGAACTGTTTAAAAGTAGGTGGCTATTTCGTCGCATGCTATTTTGATGGAGATAGGGTCTTTGATCTACTCGCAAGAACCGAGAAAGGAGAGTTCCAAGAAGGAAGATTAAAGAATGAATTCCTTTGGCGTATTACCAAAGAGTATGAAAGTGATATGCTTCCAACCGATGATACAGCCTTTGGTATGCCTATCAAAGTAGACTTTCGCACAATTGGTGCTGCCCATACAGAATATCTTGTTCCCTTCTCCCTGCTCGTATCCGAAATGAAAAAGATTGGTTGCGCTTTAATAACAAATCCAAAAGAACTAGCAGCTATGCAAATAAAAGCAAGTAGTCAGTTCTTTGAAACATCCTATGAAATGGAACGCAAAGAAGGAAAAAATTATCCTATGGATACAGCCCTTCAACAGTTCTCGTTCTTGAATCGTTGGGTTATCTTCCGAAGGTATAAAACTGATCCTATCGTGGACAACGATCCTCTAGAACTTCTCCAAAGTTTGGGTGATCGCCCTGGTGTTGATGAAGTAGAAGCTGCTCAGATTTTACGAACTGCTGCTCCAGTTTCAGAAACTGCTGGAACTGACGAAGAAAAAGTAGCAGAGGCACTTATTTCCGCTACTTCCCCTTCTGAATCAGGAAGACTAGCGGTAGAATCAGCAGCAGCTGCAAAACGCTCAAACTCCGCAGCTATGCGAACTGTTCCTATATCCGCAACTGCACCTTCTACACCCATTCTCCCTATTGTGGCTCAAACCGCAGCAAAAGGACAGGAACTTGCGAAAACCATTCGTGAAGGAACAGTGGGTGTTGTGAAACCGCAAGCGGAAGGAGAAGCATTCGTAAGTGCTCTAGTACAGGCAGCTCCCCGCATCTTTCCTCTTGCGAAACTGTTTACCTTCTCGGACCAGGGATCTCTTACCGATGATCCATTGAAACTCAAGGATAAGAATAAACTCAAGGATATAGCAACAAAACGATACCCTCTTCCCTATGTCCGTGTTCCAGGGATGATTCCCGATGAAAGTAATCCAGATGCTCTCTATCCCACAATTGATCACTATATGGCAGCAATGAAATACAAAATTGCAACCAATATGCTTACCATAAAAGGAAAAGAAAACTTTGCACGAGATATCTTTGGTCTAGAAAAAGGGCAAACAGGAAACGTTGGAAGTCTTGAACTCAAATACAGAGAAGAATTTGAACGTATTAAACCTTTGAATTCAAAAAAGAAGATTAACCAGAAAGAGTTGTATACTCTTTTGAAAACTATAGCAAACGAAGTACACAGTATGAGCACTCCACAAAGAATTAAAGATTTTGGATTTCAATTTGATGACTCCAAATGGCTTGCTAAAAAGAATGAGGTTCTTGCTTACGCGGTTCGCAAACGATTCGAAGCAGATGACGACCTCAAAACCATTCTGTATGAAGCTCGTGCACTAGACAAATATGTCTTGTATCAACTGGAAAAAGGTGTTGTCAACGAATTAGGTGGAGAACTTGCCAGAGCAGGAAAAGATGTACAGGTCGTTGGTGATAACAAGCTTGGTACATTGTACATGCAACTGGCTGCTGAAGTTCCCACTAAAAAGTGAAGAGAAGTAGATTTGGTTTGGAAGGCAAATGACTCCTCTGTGGGAAATACCCACATTCTGGTTTGAACCTCAGAAGCATGAATATATGAATCAAACCTTTCACTACTCCTCCTGGGAAGAGTTTCAAGACTGTAAACCCTATAAACTGTGGAAACCCTATGTCCTCAGTTCATGGTGTTGGAAAGATTCAAAACTCCAAATTGTCTTTATTTCACCTGAACGCTTTTCAGGAATGAATAGGGCTGAAATGGATGTCGCGCCCCAAGATGAACCTATTGTTCGCGAATGGCTTAAGAATCATATGCCAAGTTGTTGGAAGATTGAATGAATCTTCAAGAGGTTCTAATTGAGACAGAACCAAAAGCTCTACCACCTCCAAATGTACTTTATCGAGACATTCCTGCTTGTCTTATCGTTCTTTGTTTGGTTTTTTTGGTTGTAAGTTTAGCAATTGTAATCGTTTGGTATTTAGTAACGCATCCTGTCTAAAGTTTTCAATCAAAAAATGAATAGAACAGAGATGCCTGAACATTGGATGACCTTGCTCCATACAAATAAACATCAACGAGACCAGTATATAACATTCTATGAACCAACTCATACCTATACCATTAAAGGCTCAAGCAAAGGTATCATTTCTGGAACAGGATTTCTTCATCAATTTTTTCCTCATTTTGATGCAAAGAAAACCATCAAAAAAATGATGAGCTCTCCCAAATGGCCTTCTTCGCCTTATTTTGGAATGACAGCTGACGAAATTGAAAAGACCTGGAGTGATAAAGGGAAGGTGGCATCGGAAGCGGGAACAGCTATGCACTTGGCTATTGAACAGTTTTTGAATGGACGCGAGGATGTTATTGAACCTTCCGTTAAAGATACCAAAGAATATACATATTTTTTACAGTTCTGGAAGGATCACGGCAATGATCTTGAACCTTATCGCACAGAATGGGAGGTATGGTCTGAAGATCATCTCTTGTGTGGATCAATTGATATGGTGTTTCGCAGAAAATCGGATGGAAAGTTCTTGATTTATGATTGGAAACGCTCTCGTGAAATCAAAACATCCAATTCCTATGGAAAAGGCTTCGCCCCGCTAGATCATCTAGACGATTGCAATTATTGGCATTATACTCTTCAGCTCAATGTGTATCGCTGGATTCTAGAAAATCTTTATGGTCTAGAAATTGCAGATATGTTTTTAATTATCTGCCATCCTGATAATAAAAATTATAAGCGCATGCGTCTCAATCGTTTGGATAAAGAAGTAGAAGAAATGCTTGCCTGTCGCAAACGAGCATTGGATATGAAATGGCCTCATCCTGTTCTCTTGCCTATTCCTGAGACCACTAAACATGTAGAAACGGAAGAAGATACAACCAAATATGGATTTTTAGCGGAGTGAAAATTGAACATGTATGTCAGGACGATTTTAGCAACTCAAAATGACAAGCTCATATCTGACAATTGTGAATCCTGCAGAGGACTGTGAGCTCCCTACAGGATTAGCCTGCCCGTTTCCCTTTCCTCTTGATCCCTTTCAGAAACATGCTGTCAAAGCTATCCACGAAGGACACAACGTCCTGGTGACAGCCAAGACAGGCTCAGGAAAAACCCTCGTGGGCGAGTACCTTATTTATCATCTCTTGCGAGAGGGCAAACGAGTCTTTTACACCACGCCTATTAAAAGTTTGTCCAATCAAAAGTTTCATGATCTTAAACAAATCTTTCCCTCTGTTGGTATTCTAACAGGAGACATCAAATATCGGCCTGATGCTCAAATTCTCATCATGACCACTGAAATTCTTCGCAATCTTCTTTATAAGGATGGAACTGCTACTGCTTCTCTTGGATTAACAGCTTCTATTTCTTTGGAAGGTCTCGGAGGTGTTGTCTTTGATGAAGTTCATTATATCAACGATCCTGAACGTGGTAAGGTATGGGAAGAAACTATGATTCTTCTCAAACCCTCTATTCAATTAGTTCTTCTTTCAGCAACCATCGACCACCCTGAACTGTTCGCCCATTGGCTCGCTGAACTCAAACAGAAGCAACTCTTTCTGCTTTCCACAACGTATCGCATTGTTCCCTTAGTTCATCAAGTTCTTATTGGTGATCAACCACAAACAATCATGGACAATTCTGAAGTCTTTCAGGATGAAGTCTATCGCAAATGGTTGAACTGGCGTGCTTCCAAGAAAAATGATCAGGATGTTCATAAACGCCAAGTTGCTGCTCGCAAAGCTGGAGGGTACAATGACCCTGTTGTCAAACATCCAAATGGCCTCCCATCCTTTCCTCATCAACTCAATGCCTGTATCCGAATGCTGGATACCAAGCAACTTATGCCCGCACTCTTCTTCGTCTTCTCGCGCGCTGGTTGTGAAAAATATGCGAATATTGTTGAAGGATCAGTCATAACCTCATCGGAAACTGCAGCCATCCAACATATTTGGGACTTTCATCTTCATCCTTATAAGGAACTTCTAGAACATCTTCCCCAAGCTCATCAGCTCTTATCTCTGTGCCGCAGAGGAATCGCGTATCATCATTCAGGTTTGCTGCCCATGCTCCGCGAGATCGTAGAACTCCTGTTTGGCAAAGGACTTCTAAAATGCCTCTTTGCAACAGAAACTTTCGCAGTCGGCATCAACATGCCTACCAAGACGGTAGTATTCTTGGATCTTGAGAAGTTCTCCGATGAATCTGCTGGACTTCGCCTTCTTCGTACCGATGAATACACACAAATGGCTGGGCGGGCAGGTAGACGAGGCAAAGATACTGTTGGCCATGTGTTCTACCTACCGCAACGCGAACCCATTGCCCTCGGAGAAGCCAAACAGATGTTGACAGGACGCAAGTCGCCTATAACTAGCCAGATGGACTTTGGATATGATTTTATCCTGAAAACTCTTCAAGCCAAAAACCTACAGTGGATGGACCTCATGGAACACTCCTATTGGTTTCAGCAACGCGAAAGAGAAAAAACAGACTGTATGGTGAAGATCCAAACGATCCAAGACAGTATTGCTTATCATAATCTTTCTGATACTCTTAAAGAACAATGTCGCCTTCGGGAGGACTGTGAGCTTCGCATTCAAACGACAGGAAACGCGAAACGCAAGGAAGCTCAGAAAGAATTGGAACGACTCAAAAACAAACAAGTTGGCCCTACATGGGAAGCTGCTTGGAAAACTTGGCTATCCATTAAGGCATTCGAAACAGAGCTCCATCTAGAACAAACAAAACTAGAAGCCTATACCCAAGGCGTAGAAACTGTCCTACAGCCTCGTTTATCCCTTCTTCAGTCCTGGGGGTTTCTACGAGAGGATCAAACCCTTACTGACCTTGGTGTTAGCGCAACAGAGTTGAATGAAGGGCATCCCATTCTGATGTCTAGAGCCTTTTCTGAGGGCATATGGGAGTCATTTACGCCCGAAGAACTTCTAGCCTTCTTAGCAGCATTTCTTACAGAGGGAAAATCGGAATCGGCTGTACCTCTCGCTGATATTCGTGTTCCTTCCTGCGTAAAAGACGCTCTATGGGAGGTTGATGAATGGAGCTATGGATATGAAAAAGATGAAAAGGTTCTGAATGTACATTCATCGGAAAAGTATTGGTCTCTTTGTACCGATTGGATGGAGCTCGCGTATCGCTGGGTTCAGGGTGAACATCCTACAATCCTTTGTCAAGAATATGGTATTTATGAAGGAAACTTTATGAGAACTCTTCTTAAGCTAGCCAATATCGTGGATGAATGGACAAATTTGGCGACCTTTTGGAAATGTATTCCTCTGCTCACAAAGCTGGAAGGTCTCCGTGAAAAAGTTGTTAGGGATATTGTTAAACCTGAGAGCCTGTATTTGAAACTGTAAGAATAACTCTGTCTGCCCATGCTGGCTTTCGTACATCTGTATAATACTGTACATGTATCTTTTTTTCTGTGGGAGGTGATCCGTGAATGGTTAAGAGTTGTTTCCATCGTGGAATATAGAGTTTTGTTTTCGTATCCGTTGAAGATACCACAAATCCTTCTTCATATCCTGTTGGATTTGAAAGAAGTGTTTGGAGGAAGAAGGACCGACGTTCAAAGAGTTTTTGCTGTTTTTGAACGAAATTGAGATGATCAATACTGTCTTGAGAAATATGTACTGGGTCGCGTGCCGCCAGAATTGCTTTGAGGCATCGCTGATTTACTAGATCAGCATACCGACGAATAGGAGATGTACAATGACAGTAAGGAACAGATCCCAGTGTTGCATGAAGGGGTGTTTCGTTAGTCGCGGCATATTTAGCCGATTCAAAGGCAAGATACCGAAGATCAGGATGAATCTGTAGGAATTGCTCAAGAGCTTCTTGATTGGCTGCTTTGTGGGAACGAAGAATTCCTGTCTTGTGCGACTGTAAAACTGCCGCTGCTGTTTTATTATAGAAGATCATAAATTCCTCAATCCATTCATGAGGATCATCTGTTAAACTTCCTTTCAAATACGAGGAACTGTCTCGGAGCACTGTCAAATAGTCAGGAGACAGTTTTTCTTTTACAGTTTCGTAAGTGTAGTTTTGTTGGTTCGTCAAAACAGTTTCCTGGAAAGATTGTACTGTTAACTCTTTGGAGACTGTATTCCAAAGACAGGAGAGACTTAGTCCAAGACGTTCTTCTCCAGGAAGCAAAGACAGTAGATTTTCGGAATAGACAGGTGGGAGCATAGGAACACAGACAGTTCCATTAGAATACAGTGTTTGTCCTTTGACAGCAGCATGACGATCAACCTCTGTATGCTGTAAAACAGTTTCTGCAACATCAGCAATAGTAATTATGAGTTCCCAGACAGTATCGGACACTTTGCGAAGAGAAAGACAGTCATCAATATCTTTACAGCCCTCAGGATCAATATTCCAGGTGTCAGCAGATAGAACTAGACGCCCTTCTTTCTTGGGACTAGAAAGGACAACTGTTTGTTTTTGTTTTAGATCGGGTCTCCCATGAAGCCATTGGAGAGCTTCTAGTTCTGCAGAAAGTGTTCCTGATGGTCCAAGGAGACGAATAAGTGTTCCCCGTGGATAGGTCTCACCGAGTTCCCAACTGTCAAACTGGATAAGAGCAATTTGATGAGCTGATGTATCACGAAAGGAACAACCTACACGAAATGGAGGATAGGCTTTATCAAGAGGATGAAAGAGATAGATAGGAACACCTCGGGAAGTATGACCATACAAGAATTTTGAGTGTAGTTCTAGTAGGCCTACTATAGGTCTCATAGCCGCACGGGAAACCAAAGAACATTGTTCACCTTTCCACAAAACAGTATCACCAGGAAGACAGCGATTCGCTTGACGATAATCGTCAAAGGAATGACTGATCATATCATTCTCTTGGAGAGTGAAATGTTTATAATTCGTAGTGTGCAAGACAGGCATTGTTGGTGTCTTAGTTAGTAGCCTTTGCTACTTTCAATTTTAGTGCAACACCTTCATCATACAGTTTGTAGAGCCCTTCAGGCATATCCCCTGGAGTCAAATACTCGGGTTTCGTTTGCGATTTTGAAAGCATTGCCAGTCCGTCAGGGAGCACAATGAGAATAAAAGGATTCGGCGTTGCTTGGTTGCCTATCAATGAATATGAAAGAACTTTGGGCTGTTGTGTTTGATCGCGGATATCTATTTGAAGAATGGGACGTTTAATCAGCATAAGAAGTTCTTTTGCAGAACTTTCTGTTAACATCTTGGCATCGCGTGCTAATCCTATATCCTCTGGTCCTACACCAAACGGAACAAGATAAGGAAGAAGAAGTGTTGAATCAGTGGAAGTTGTACGATAGAGGAAAAGACGTTTTCCTTTTTCATCATTCTTTCCGCCTGTAAAAAGTGCTTGGAGAAGAGGTGGAAGAGCAGCACCTTCTTCTTCTTTCTCTTTTGTTCCAGACATTTCCTCAAAAAAGAGCTTTGTTTCTTTTTGTGCTTGTATCCAGTCCAATCGCAAGAGATCATACCAGGCTAAACTACTTTCAGGAAGAATCCATTGATCTTCTATTTGTACAGCTTCCTTCATTTGAACCAAAAGAGGAACTGCTGTCTTTTTCTCCTTGACTTGAACTTTGGGCCATGACAATGCCTCTCGCAAATAGGGTATGAGTTGAAGTCTTCTGTCAGGAAATCGCAGCAACTCTTCAAACAGACGATAGATTAAAATTTCTTTTCCATTGACTTTTCGTTGCCCAAATTGTAAATCTTTGGGTGTATGAAGAAGGCATTGTCCCACTGATTCATTTACATCCGATCCTTGTCTCCACACACAACGACCAGAGCACGATGGCTTTGTCTGAACACGACAATCAACGCGTAAAAATCCACTTGGTGTAAATTCATAGGGAAGCTCTGAATCTAGCCATTTTCGGAGTTCCGTTCCTAATTTAATGTCTAAACGTTTGCGTTTTTCATACAGAGCATATCTGTCGCTGAAAACAACTTCAGCAATTTCTTTGCGGAATTCTGGAGATACTTGATCGCTCGCAAACCAATTTCCAAACATCAGACGGAAATGCTGGAAGATTTCCGAAAAATCATCTTCATTCGACTGCAATAGATTTGCATCAAAGGATGTGTCTGTTCCAAACGCTATTTCACGATTTTTCTGCCATTCAAATTCATCCGTTTCTTTGATAGGTTTATCTGGGAGGTCTTTTTCATCTTTAGGAGGAGAAGCAGGAACAAAGAGACGGTTGGCCAGTTGAACAGCAGTATATTGTCCGTCTCTGTTTCGTATGAGTCTATCCACTTTGTATCCAGGATACAGAGAAAATGTTTGCTCAAAATGAGTTGCATAAAATTTTACTACTTCAGGAATGGTTGCAGGGGTGTAATCATCCCAATCCAAATACAATGATTTTGTAGCTAGAAGTGTTCCATCATCCACTACTGGCAAAGCAACAAGACGATCTTTTCCTGGAACTGCTCTATATGTCAACGCTACAATATGATTATACGAATCGCGGATAACACCTTCAGGACTAATTGCAACTGCTTGGAGTGCTCTACTCAAGGGAACAAGCGCAAATGGATCAATACCTGAGGAACTTGTGAACATAGCGCGACCTGGCCCTGAACATTTTGTTGTGAATTCAAAAACGCGACTCTTCACAATTTTTGGCCAAGCTTGGTAAAGAGATCGTTGGAATGTAAGATAGGTTTCATGGCGCTCAGCAAATCTCCCAGTTTGAGGGGTATTTTCAGAGTAGAAAATGGGTTCCCATACTCCATCTTTATGAAGTAAAAAGGTTATATCACATTTGGAAAAGCTTTCTGTATCATATCCATATGGTGGACACCGAACTTCTACATACTCTTTTTTCGTTTCAGGAGAAATTTTACAATCCAGAACAATACAAATAATTCCACGGTGAGTAATAAAATTGGGTAATGCTAAGGCTTGAGCAAATTGACGATATTCTTTGAGGGTTTTCGGGGATTCCATAAAGGAAACAAAGGAATTGTAGCTCTTCCAATATCGGAGAATGGCATCTTGATTCATGGGTTTCTTTTCCACTCGCAATTCTTTGAATGCCCACTCTTGAAGTTCCATATCTGTAGGTGTAGGAATAGAAGGGTCATAAAATTCCTGTACGAGATTTCCATAATTCATGGCTACAAACATGCGAGGTGTCAGAACTTTTAGGAATTCATCTCGTACTTCCTCCGCAGAATTTCGACCTAGCGCAGGGGCAATCGCAGCGAAAAAACTATTCGGTAAATCGGAAGGTCTATTTGCAACACCTACTCGTAAAAAAGCCTGAGAATCAGTTTTGAGTTCCATTTTATTGTAGGAACGCCCAACAAACATATCAGGACTCTGACCAAAATAGGTATCAAGAATGGGTGGCAAGAGACCAATTTGTGGTCCATCACTATCACCAAGATTTAATGGAAACTTTTCAGATCCAACAATATATTTACGATGAGCTTTTGCTAAGGTTGCTGCATAGGATAGTAGTAGCGTATCACCTCTACCCATGGATGTTGTTTTGACTGACATAGCATCGTTTTCAGGTTGCTCTCGTTTGGGTATTTGTTCTTTTAGCTTTTCAAATCCTACATGACGACTGGGTATGGCTTTTGCTGCACCGGGTAAAACACAGCAGGGCTGGTAAAATCCACTAGGATGAAATGTATCTTTGAGAAATGAAATTTCTGTTGCTCGCTCTTGTTTTTTAGAACCAAGTTTGATTCGTCTGCGCAAGACTGTTTCATTTGACTTTGGATTCTCCCTGTCTTTAATCTCCAGTCCATGACAAAAAGGACATGAGCCTCTGTCCATTGCTCCAGGACTGCTTTCTCCTAGTTTTGGCTTTCCTTCACGGTCTACAGTACTAAAAAAATCGGTTGGACGAATCAAGAGATAATCGCGGGTACAGAAGAATTCAGAACATAAATAATAATTTTGACGCCGAATATCTGTTCCAAACTTAAGAATATTGTAAACCTCTACCCCTGCAGGAGGAGCGGGCGTGTCTTCTTCCAATGGATAGACTTGAAAGTACACATTCTCATCATTTTCATACACCTTTTTCATATAATTAAATTGCTCTTCACTAAGAACTGCAGGTTGGCGACTTTCGTTTGCTGCACAGCGGGTGACATATGACTGGGGTGATTTATAGATGAATAAATCAGGATCTGCCTGCTGAAGTTTCTGAATAAACCACTCACGATAGCTTTTCACAGGAGCATTTGCTGATACATTTTTTTGGGTTTCAAGCTTTTCTATCACTCTTGTAGCATCACTAGGAGGACTTTCATCATCATTTTCTGTATGACGAAGATTCGCAAAGCGTACAAGTCTACCTGTGTTGGATGTCTCTGGTTCATCCCCTTCTTCAGCTGCCTCTTCCTCCGCTTCTGCTGCTGCTTGAAATCGTGCTTTTTCCTCTTCACTTACAGCCAATTCTGAGGGATCGGCGGTTATCAACAACGAAACAAAGGATAGGATTCGTGAAATTGTTTCAATTGAATTTGCACGGTATACATGAATATGTATAGTAGAGCCTTGCTTATAAAGTGATATATCAACCCCCCTATTAAATCGCGAAATGGTTTCATTTGAATCAGGATCGGGCCTCGTCTCCTCAATTGAACGTTCCATCCATTCTTGGTATTTAAGTTCAGCTTCGGAGCGAGATAGTTGAAATTCACCTTCAATTGCTGCGATGAGTTTTTCTTGTATGGTCGTCGCATCACCTGAAAACGCTTGGCGACTTGTGAGTTGTAAAAGAAAATCGTGAATTGTTTCTTTTGTTGCATCAAAATTGGGAATTGCTTTGTAGCGAAGCATAACCAACGGATTGTCGCCTGGAAGCGGCTCTAGTTCTTGAAACACAGGAGCAAAGGCAAACAAGCGTTCTCGTAGTTCTTCACGTGTTATAGGTTTGGAAAACGGTAATGAGTACATACAATCTCCTTGCGCGAACTGCGGTTGCAACGATGCAAAGGGAAGATCGCTAATTCCTTTTTCAAGCAATGTTGCCAAATCAGAAAGATCACTCGTAGGTTTCAATTGTGAAAGTTGTTTTGGGGGAACAAGCACAAAATCAGGATTATGATCTTCAAAAAACCGTAGCGTCCCATAAAATGCAGGCAACGATCCTCCAAGAGCTTCACGCACAACAAGTTTAGCAAACATATAATCTTTTACAACTGCTGCCTCAGACTCATCGATATTTATAGACTTTTCCTGTGCCCATTGTAAAAACAAACGAGGATCGGAGACATCAGGGATTTTTAGCATCCCTTGGAGTTTCACTTTCGTTATGCCTGTCTGGCCCGAAGGAAGCAAACGAAGAAATGGGCGATTGTGTGAAACTGAAAGTTTATAAAAAAGAGTTTCCAAATCGGTTTCTTTGGAATTCCATTCTATACGCAAAAATTTGATTCCTTCCAACCTTATCGCGGGTGCTGTCATAATTGCAAGATTTGTATTCAAATTGTCTAAATATTCCAGTGTTTTTTGTATATATTCATTTTGAAGAGATCTGCGTTTCTCCTCGTCTTCGGGTAACCGTGAGGAATCTTGGCCCATACGAAGCAAGGGAAAATAAGGATATATTTTTCCATACCACTGGGATTTGCTTGTGCGTAGAACATCAAACTGTATTTGCTTTGTGATATCAGAATACAAAAATAAATGAAGAACAGGTCGCTGTCCATCGGGTTGCTTTACGAAAAAGGAATCCAATGTCAATCGTGAACGTTGAAGATAGTCAAGATCTTCTTTTTCTCCGTCTCCAGAAACGAATCGCGAATCAACAGTACTCTTGATCTGTTCAAAAGGATTTACAAGGGTAAGCGGAGAGTTTGTTTGTTTGGATAAGAAGACATATTCAAAAGGTATATACCGATCCTGCTGTTCTGATAGATCTGCTTCTTCATCAAAAACGACAGGGACTAAAAGGCTTTGAAACACAGAGGAAAATCGTATATCATCAGGATACAACGAGGCAATATACCGTTTCACATCCTGTACGGTCATAAAGGAATACAGCCGTTCCAAACTGATTTCTTCACCTGGTTCATTGGGTTTACGAAACAAATAGACAACTGGAGAGGAACTTTCCATGTCCTCATGAATAGAACTTAGGACCTCAGGTTCAAATAACCTTTGTACAAACGTTTGGAGTTCACTCTCCTCCATCTACTCTCTTGTGAAAATTCAGTCCAAGACAATTTGTCCGATAGTCATATCAGCACCATCTTTCTTTGGGTCATAGCGAGGAGCATCAGTTATTTTTGTTCCACAGTATCGTACAGGCTGTGCCTTAAAATCTTGATAGTGATAGACGCCAGTTTTTTCAGCTTCTTTCAATAGCCAGCCGAAGTTGTTCCAAAACTCAGGAGGATGTCCAACTTCATCCGTAATCATGTGTGCCATTTCATGTAGAGCAACAAAGACCATAATATTTTCCTGTACGAGACTTTCATCTGCTCCTTGACGTTGTCGTAGGCAGAGATGAACTTTTTCTCCTTTGTTTACACTATAACTTGTATGCTCCGCATCGGGCGTGGATTCCAAAAGACGTTCAGGGATAGCTACGAATCGTTGAACCAATCTTTTTACTTGAGGTTTGTCGGGATAGGAAGATTCCAGATGAGCATACAGTTTTTTCATGCGAAGTCGTACTTGCGCTAACAAATCAGCTGCTTGTTGTTTGTCAGGCAAATCACGAACCCGGTAGGTTTGACCATCCACTGAACTTTTGATAGAGACAAGAGCATACGTTCCTGAATCAAGACCAAGGGTCGTTCGTACAAAGGATTGTAGGTCTGACAACATCTGTCTCTTCTACTTAGTAGAAGACTATGCCTATCTTTCCATTCTCACCGGAAAAAGGATACAAAGAGCATGTACAAGAACGTATAGCAAGTTTGTTTCGGTTTAATGAAGTTCGTGCTATGCAACTTTTGGAAAGTATTCAGTTTGGTCTAGGGTATTTGGTTGTGGGATTCTTTGCAGGAACTGTCTTGGATTACTCCTTTCCAGGATTCGAAGAAGATATCTCTACAGGAAAACTCTTTCTGGAAGTCCTACTTCAATGTATTTTGTTGATCATTTTGGTCTTTTATGTACGCAAAATTGTTAAAATCATGCCCTTTCTCTTTGTCTTAAATTACGATATCAATCGGAATGGCAAAGTAGACGCATACAACCCCTACGAAGCATCCGAATACGGTGGTGAAATTATGATTGCAGTTGTCATACTTGGTGCACAGTTCAATTTGATTAAGAAGATAGACTTGTTGTCTCGCAGACTCTATCAGGCAATCTACAACGAAGAGAAAAAGATAGGACACAGTTTGGGTTTGTAGACAATCAACATGTGAATTTTGAATTCCCAAATTGATTAGCAGACAATCAACATGTGAATTTTGAATTCCCAAATTGATTTTGTAGATAATCAACATGTGAATTTTGAATTCCCAAATTGATTTTGTAGATAATCAACATGTGAATTTTGAATTCATCAATTGATTCTTTACGCGATCTCGAGGGTGCGGCGGTTAACATCCGGCTCGATGGTGGTCTGGTTAAAAACGGAAACAGCAACCTGAGGATTGGGGGGCTCAGAGCGGAGCTGGTAGTTGGCATTGCGGAGGGACTGGCCAACAGTGTTGACACCGATTAAAGCGCCCGCAGACAGGAAGTTCTTACCCTTGAGTGATCCAGTTCCCATGGGGTTCTGCTGAGCCCACACGGAATTAGGATCTTTCGGGAGGAGTTCAGACGGTACTAATTGATCACGAGGGTAGCATCCCTGAGGAGGTTCAGCACTGCCAAATTGACTCGGGCCTTCATAGTCAGAAAGATCAGCATATCCTTCTGCACTTCCTGCCGTAGTGGCTTCGCTAGGCATTTCAGGAGCACCTGAAATAGGCGTGGCTACATTCGGGTTCTTCTTTTCCTTCATCTCCTGCGTTTCACCACTGACCTCCATACTTGCCTCATTCATCTTGTAGTTGGCCGCCTGGCTCAACGTGGGTTCATCCACACCATTGGCAAATCCCTCGCGAACACCAACCATGCGACGCACATATGAAGGATTTAGTAAGTAAACACCTCCTAAAAGAATTAATGCTACAAGTACAACCATTAGAATTGTGCGGGTATCCACTGAGACAGCTGCCATGTTCTTTCCTATGTTAGTATCAGCCTATATTTTTTCACGAATAGCGATTCGCAAGAGATTCATTGGAATCGGAAGTATCACCCGATTCGGAAGATCCTTCGCTTTCCATCCCATACCTTTCCACATAGAGACGCTCCATCCGTTTGGCTTTGAGTTTGGCTAACTGAAGTTTCAGGCGAGCCTCTTGAAGTTTTCGCTTGGTTTCTTTCCTATACAAATCTTCTTCGCCGTATATCTTTTGGAAGGGAGCATCGGGTACGTCGGAAAGAGGAAGATCGCCAATGGGAATCAATGTGTCTTGAATTTGAATTGTTCGTATATCGGGCTTTGGAAGAACCGGAGACTGTGCTCTGGGTGTTGTAGAACTCAAAAATGTAGCTCCAATTTGTGGCTCACTGGGATTCCATTGTGTAATCATCCACTCCACAAGAAAAGAAGACTGTTTTACAACAATACAAACTGGCTGCCAAGCCACACAGTACCAGCCAACTGTCTCTAGCGGAGTTTGAACGCCCACCATTTCATGCCGAAGACGTTTTTTCAGAGTCTCAACAGACAGTGGATTGGTAAACCACTTCTTCGTTTTCTCACAAAACTGTTCCAAGAACTCCGTACAAACAGTTGGCGCAAGAACCGGAAGATTCACCCCCGAGAGATCGTCTATGGATTCCAAATACACTGGATCGCTTTTTACTGTAGGACGAATCCCTCCCAGACGAAAGAGATAACAGGCCTCTTTTGCATTCCATGTTGGGCTTTCTACTTCCATGTGCTGCGCTCACTTTATTTCTTTTGTTTAGGCGCTGTAATCAGAATTCATGAACCAACGAAAGCCGGAAAAACACGGTTGGATGGAACAATTTTTAGAAAAGAGTATTCATCTTCTCAATCATGACGAAACACGCAAGAAACTACAATTATTTTTAATTGATCCTTTACTCAATCATATCATGGAACGGGTCTTTCCTTACATTGTCTTGACCTGTGTTCTTTTTACACTTCTTCTTCTCGTTGCTATGCTTACGTTTGGTATGCTTGTTGTGCAAACTCGCCCTACATTCTGGCCATTGAGTCAAAGCGCTGCGGTCTAACAAATGAAAAACCCCCAAGAGCAACAACAGAGATGACGACACCTCCAGCACCTTTACAGCCACAACCACCCGTAAATACTCAAGAATTAGGATTTTGGGTTCGTAATTGGGTTCATTATGACAATTTGGCTACAGGACTCTACCGGCAAACAGTGAATGCTCGGAATGTTCGGGATGAGTTTGAAGATAAAATCCTAACGAATCTTCATGCGTCTCATCTGGAAAATGCCGTAATACAAATTGCAGGAGGTCGATTGATTGTCCACGAAGAACGGCATAGTCAACCCCTTACACTTACCAGACTTGAAGAACTTCTTCACTCCTATTTTCAAACTAAAAATATACCGGATGATACACAAAATATCATGAAATTTATGCGAAAGCAACGCGGGTATGAGGTCGTAAAAAAACTTAAAAAACAAACCGGTCCTCCACCCCCGCCTCTTCCCCCGCCGCAGGGGTTAAAGTGACGAGGCAAGAGATGTATAGATAGGAACAAGGTAGAGAAAGCTGATGAATCAGTACTTTAAAGATCAAAAAAAACGAGAATGGACAAGATGGATTTACCAGGATGTCTATTTGGATTCAGGATGTATGAATCGTATGCCACGATGGAAAGCAACACAATCATTTCTTGAAAATGGACTCATTCCACTTGCGAAACGCTACGGATTTGCCATTTCTACACCTTTGAGCATTGTAAACGCACGTCTCTTGCGAGTTATTTTTGAGCTTTCCAAAGGACACTCTGTTCGCTTGGCTAAGCATCAAAAAGACTATCCACCGCAATATTATGATCTCTATATGGAAACGATGGATATATTTGTTTGGGATACAGTTTGGAACGTATGGAAAGAAATGGAAGACTTTACGAATGCAGCCTATGGCCACAAAGTACAAGCAATTCTCCCCAGTTTTCTCTGGAATCAACTAGATCTTGAGAAATCACCCACCATTCAAGATCTGGAAGATGATATGGAAGATGAAGGAGACGAAACAAAGCCAACATCCAAGATGAGGGAAGATCCTTACATTTTGGATGCTCTTCAAGGGTCAACTTATCTTGACCGTCATAAACATTAAGCTGTAGACCATTTTTGTCCATTAAAGGGCATAACTCCGAGAGAAGATGCTTCTGTACGGAATTTTGCCACCTTCTTTTCCATTTCTAAAGCGTCAGGGCTCAAAGGCGCACCTTTGATCATTTGCGATGCATCATGCTCAGACTGATCGGGTTTCGGTCCAAAACAAGTCACACCAAACCGGAGTTCAGGATTGTCAAAATATCCTCCGTTGAGTCCTGGAACACCACAAGAGGTTCTCTGATCTTCAGGTCCAGCCTGGAGTTCGTCATAGCTTGATTTTTGCGTAGGATAGACTGCGGCTTGACCTTTTACCCACCCATAATTGCACCAATCAGCACCCCTTTCCCAAGCCTTTTTCACTTGATCGTAGGTTGCTAGCTCCGCACCCAAGGCTCGGCAAAGAGGCTCAGCATCATAGTATGTAAATGTGTTTTTACTGATGTTGAAGACTTCGGGGGATGTCACTGCAGGTAGAATTTTTTCTACGATTCCTTGCGATGCGGACTTTTGGTCTTCAGTTTCCGCTTGAGGAGCAACGGCCTTATTCAAAACATCCTCGCCGGGCAGGTCAGTAGGAGGATCAAGAGGGGTTTGCGAATACCCTAAAAAGCCACGCAGCTTATCCACAACAAACTCATACCCTTGTTTGATTTGAAGATTGAAATACGAAAGCATAAAAAGAAAGAGGGCGAGAAAGACAACAAAAATACCGAGAGGCATCATATACCCGCCCGTTGCCGTATTCACTGCCTCCTGTACACTAGTATTCAGCCTGTTCACATTGGTTCGTAGAGTATTGATAATATTTGCACCTGGCGTCCCCAAAGGAAGAAGACTATTGGCGCTAATGGTCTTGGCCGAATTGTTCAAGAAATTCATCCTTCTGCTCTATTCTATACCAAGGGAGGAAAGTATGCTTGGCATTTGTTTTTGAATATGATTCATAAAAGCGGGAACACTTACATCCCAATGAATTCCATCCGCTGCTTTATTGGGATACGCAATTCCAAATCCCCATGCATTCTCTACATCCTGGATCTTTCCCGTTTCTCCATCATACCCCTTGAAACCAAAGGAATTACGTCCTTCAAACCCTATAGCATATATGACAGCATCAGCTGTTCGGGTGTGGCGAATAACACCACCCAAATCTGAAATAGAAACCAAAGAGACCTGCGAACCGTACCCTCCTGATAGAATCGTATCCGCAATGCGCGCAGCATCCTGTTTTACACCGTCGTAGTCTCCATCCCTGTCAAAGTAAAAAGGTTTGGGAGTTGCATAAAAATTCACAACAGTTGCTCCACACTTCACTAGATTTTCCACTAAAACAGCCCCACTGTGAGCTGTTCCAAAAAGTAAAACTGTTTGGCCTGGTTTGACATAACTATATAAGCGAGTACTGTCTAAGCCAACGTCTAGAGGAATACATGGGAAGGGAAGATCCAAGGATTTTGGTTCTGACCCTGTTGTAAGAATCAAGGTATCGCAAAGAATAGGAGTGGGCTTGTTTTTTACTGTAAGAGACCACTGTTTGGACTCTACCTGCTGGATACTTTGTACTACTGTTGAATGGATCTCACATTGATTCCTGTAATCTTTGACTTGGTCTAAAAGGTACTGTATAACAAATCGCAATTCACAAGGACTTTCGGGATCTAACGATTTGTAAGGTTCAGGAAGTTCTGAACAAGGAACAGCTTCCAGAATTTGTTTCCAAAGTGTATTGCTTCTCACAGATGACCACTTTCTCCGCAAATCTCCCCCATCGTGAAACGGATCTATGACAATAACCTGTTTCGGAGATACTTTGGCTTTTTGAAGACTTAGGAGCATAAGGATACCTGCTGCTCCTGAACCGACAATACAGATTCGTTTCATCTATTTGAGGCAAGACTTAAACCCACAATTCCTACAAACGTAGAATGGTGAAGGAAGTTGATTCAAAGACGGATATTCCTATGGATGGAAAGGTTGTGCTTGATTTTTTCGCAACATGGTGTGGTCCTTGCAAGAGAATCGCACCTTTTTTTGAAGAGCTCTCTACGAAGTATGAAACCATTACCTTTCTAAAAGTAGATGTTGATGAGGCAGGAGAACTTGTAGATATGTTTGGCATTTCAGCTATGCCCACGTTTGTTTTTCTAGACAAGGGGGTCGTCGTAGGGCGCGTAGAAGGTGCGGATCTTCGTGCGATTGGAAATCATCTGGAATCTCTTTCGGGTCTGTAAACGCTTTTGCGAAACCATTATTTTTAAATATATTGTATATATTTAAAAAATGTTGGTTTTATTTTATGATATAATAGTATCATTAGATTTCTCCCGCCGGTTCTGTCCTGTTGCCGCCCCTACCTGCAATGTATTGACGCTGTTTGGGCGTCGTACAGACACAACCACCACCGCAAGAAAAGGATGCACCACAGCACTCAGGCTTGCACTGGTTGTTCTTAAAGATAAACAACGAATCAGCACCGGGTTCAAACTCCGGGCCCATGAGAGGCTCATTCGGCGCTGTGGCACGCCAAGCACTGACACCATTGCCAGGGTTGAGCTTCACACCATCAAACGCACCGATGGCTTGGTAAGACTTGCCAGCACCGCCAGCGGATTCAAGAAAATAATCACTGAATCCCTCAGTGCCGAGCTGGCCGGGCTTGTAGTAGAGCATGAGGATGTTGGCGACGAGTAAAATAAGAAGTCCCGTTATGAGGAATCCGGTACGCATTGTTCTTCTTTACTTGAGGATTTTTTCAAGAGAGCTTTCATATAGGGATATGTTAACTCCAGTTGGTCAATACCAACTTCTGTAAAATCCCGTAGGAATCCGGAGTAGTTGTCTGTCTGTATCCAAATCGTTCCAGAATCCGTGACAAGATGAACTCCTTGTTGAAGAATTCCTTCTTGTTGTAAAGGATGTGTCCACGGGTGTTCAGATTGTTTTCGCAACCAAACTCCATCCGAAAACGATGTGTTTGAGGGGAGAGTTGCAAGACCTCGGTACACTGCCAAAACCTTCGTAAAACCAGATTCACTGTAAATTGTATCTCCTATTTGAATTTTTTCAATCGGCAGCTGCTCACCCGTTTGAAGTCTTACGCGACATTGCGTACCAAGAAGTGGATCATCAGAAGGAGGAGGTGTTTGAAGAGCACTACTGTTAAGGATTTCGGACACTAAAAAATCCCATACTTTATCTGAAATAAGAGAAGGGGGTAATTCTTCCCAATCACGGAAGACATACTGTTTACCTCTCCAGTCTCGGATAGGAATGGTTCGTGTGGATGTTCGGAAACAGAGTAAACGAGATCTCCTACAGGTAGTTTGTCTCGCATCTTCGTGGTCTCGCACGGAGACCCATTCCTGTTTAGCATCCGACCAAACCAAATGTGTTCCACTGACAAGAATTCCACGAAGCGTAAATAAATCTTCGCCTTGGCCATCTGTTTCCAGAATGCCTTCAATACACCCTCCATCTTCAAGACAATCACCCAGAACAAGTTCTTTTATAGGTTTTGTAAACCCTGATTGTAGCCGGATGGGTGTCTCGGGATCAAAACAAAATACACGACGAGCTCCTTTGGGAAGAAAATCACCAAATCCAGCAGCATCCAAATCAGAAACTGTCTTTGCCAAAAATCCTAAGAGAGGGAGCAACGGAACAAAAAGAATAGCAAACAAAGCAACAATAATGCCCAAAACAGTAAGAACGACTTTTATAACAAAACTTATAAAATTGTTCAAGATAACATTTACGCCGATTCCCATGTATGCGGTTGCAATAGCAATACCTGATACTCTCTCAAAAGCAGAAGCTAATCGTTGATAATTTTGTGAAAACATCATTCCTACACGAAAAAATCGTTGCCAAATAGGTTCAAAGAGTTTTTCAAATCCTCGGACCATCGTTCCTCTCGATTGACGAATTCCTTTGAAGACATCTTGTAGTCCATTCAGTACTTGGAATTCTCTTGACACAACAGCCAACAAAGGCGACAGTAAAACAAGAAGAAGATCTTGAAAGGATTTGCCCACACAGAACTGAAAATTCTCCGTTGCAAAAGCTGTGACCCCTCGTGGATCATCCGATGGTTTGTACAAAAATCCTAGAAGCATTGTATCAAAATCGCATCGTTTTTTATCCCAATTTTCTTTTGTTGCTTGAATATCAATCCCTGTCATAAGGAAACTCAATCCCGCAGTCAGCAGCAGAATTATACCTGCCACAGACCATCCATTTAGACCAAATCCTAGCACAACAATTCCAAGTAAAAAAACAAGAAAGAGCACGATGCTCATTCTCCCTCTGTTATTACACGGGAAGCATCCTGTATCGCTTTTGCGTAAAATTGTTCGGTATCGGGACTGTGAAGTTCAAAATAATCTCGGACAACTGTTCCCGAAGCAGTTTCCAAACATGCTGTATTCGCAACAATAAAATTCATGAATATCTGAGGAGAGTCAAATGTATGAATGGGATAGAGATCACCCGCGCGAACCCATTTCGTTGTATGCCAGAGAAGCAAACCCGGGGACACACATTCATCTGATGGTAATCTGCAGTAGGTAGATACTTCCTTTTGGACAATTCCAATAATCTTTCCCATCTGAGCTTGTGATCCCAAACGAACGGTAGACGCTGGAATAGATACTCCTGACTTCATGCGTACAAACGTCTGTGGATGAAAACAGGAATCATAACGATAGGAGTACGATTTAGATTCCTTACGTGCATTCAGATTTGTATCCACCCATTCCATGGTTTGCACATCAGCAGTATCCGTTTCATCGTAGTCCAAAAAGGTGTAGTCTCCGATCGGAATTTCATGTGTGGATGTGTTAAAACAAATCAAAGGTCTTGATGCTCCACCTTGCCAGTACGAAATAGGAACAGAATCAGGATGTTCATCGGCACGAACAAAAGCGTTTCCATGGCGAACATAGTGATTTGTACTGACTTCTATGCCACCAGGGAGGCGAACCATGGGTTGACCGTCCGCTTCAAACGAAAATATGCTGGTAATACGAGCGCCTGTCTTGGCAAATCTGTCGCCTATTTGAACATCCTTCACGGGTATTGATCCTTTCCCTTGGATATCCACAGGTGTATCGGGATTAAAACAAAACGTGTCTAAGAATTTAAATAAAAAGGTGTCGCTAAAGTTAAACAAACTTGTTTGTGCAGACAGCGTCAAAAAAATAAGTGTAAACATTGTTCCATACAGACGCGCCATCATAACACGCATCCGATTCGCCGTCGTTTGGGCGCGAAAGATGATTTGTTTAAACCGATCGGTAAAGTTTTGGAATAGACCGTTGACCCCTCCCACAAAGGTAGCCATTTCCAAACGAAGACTGTTTGCAACATTCATAAGACCTCCAAGTGTTCCCAAAAAGGTAGCAAGAATTTGATAAATCGGTGATACAACCGGACTTACCTCATTGTTTAAAATACCTTGAAGGCAAAACTGAAAATTCTCCGTTATGTCATGACCAAAAAAAGAAGCAAACGGCATGATTGTTGGTTGGCATCTGTACTTTGGCCAATTCCTGCTGATTTCACTCACATCAGCACTCCCCAACAAAATTACCCATATCGCAATCATGACAAAAAGAAGTATTAAAAAACCTATCATCCTCTGCCTTCACTCTACATTGGTTCTACCTCCTAAAATGCCTTCAAAGGACCGTATGTCTTTCTTACCCAATCCCTGTCCGCTTTGAAGACCTTGGATGCCTCCGGGGCAGTCCGAGTTGCCAACTTCGCAACAGCATCTAACTTGCGAAAGAGTCCTAACTCACCAAATTCCTTTTCTGCCTTCCGTAAGGCTGCGTGGCGCTCTTCCACAGGTTTGCGATACGAATAGCCGTACTTGAGCAATTCGCCTCTGCGCAAAGGAGCGATGGCCTGTGGTCCTTTGCCTTCTTTCCCCCTGTCCACGATACATGAAGCCTTTACAATCGTTGAACCCGATTTAGGATAGGCTTTGTAGGTTTTGTCCGCACGATGAACGGTATATCCCTTCTCACGAACACCTGTGGTGTAGCGACGAACATAGGCTTTGCGCAAAAGATATCCAGGAGGGCACACCTTGCGTGTGTTCATAGATGTAGGGCGGGTATGAGCACGAGCCAGCCGAGAAGCAGGTTTCCGCAGAGTACGAGCCTTGAACTCTTTGGCTGTTTCCTTATAGGTTGTAGTAGCCTTTACGCACCGGGGAGGAACATATTTACCTGTAGAACTCTTATATGAACCACGCTTGTGATATCCAGGGGGGCATCCCTTTGACGAATCATAGGGGCGCGAACGTGTAAACAAATGCTCAACAGTCATTTCTATTTATTTGGGATAATATTTGTTTTGAGAACTTCATCAGCTTGAAAACTGTTAATGAGATTTGTATCATATGTGAACGGGAATTCAATTAAATCTCGAAAGAGACTGTAAGACACTTCCGCACGAAGATCACTCGGCATACTACGAATATTTCCAAGGATGGTGCGAAATGATTCAGGAATTGAAGATGCTATCTTTGTATTCCCATTTATATACGATTCAACAGTCGACTGTAAATTCGCAGCTGACTGTAAATAGACATTAAGAGCGCTAGTATCTTGCTCATCGCGAAGTATATCTTTGATTTGCGTTGCTTTCCAGACAGCAAGAGCATTGCGAAAGGCAATAGTTTTGGGATTAGGGAGGACTTCCTTTCCTAGATCTTCTTTTTCAGGTTCGGAATCCGAATCTGAAGAATACGAATATTGATTCATCTACCTAATCCCATGTTTTCCTTTCTTTTAGACTCGACGTCTAAACATCGGGCGCAACTTTATACAAAAAAAGCAAAACAGAAGAGGCTAAGAACAGGCTTAGCAATGTTGTTTCAGAATCCATGGACTGATTCTGAAAGGATTCAACTCGGGTAGGGGGAGGAGAATCATATTTCATATCTGCTTGTGTTTGTGATTGTTGTTCCAAGGCCCTTTTCATTATACTCGCTGCACTTGTTGGATTGGCTAAAACTTGGGGATTTCCGGCATCCGAAGAGACGATCGGAATCTCGCGTGCCGCGTTCATTCTACTACGCTGCGCTTAAAAGGAATCGGAAGAATATAGACTCTAGAAAAGAATCATGGAAGAACGTCGGAATATTCGTGAGGCTGTACGTGAGGCTGAATCCAAGCCGTTGGAGTTTGATCCTAAAACCCGTGCTAAATATGTTCGTGATTGTGTTTGGGTTGTAGAAGGAATGATGAAAGACAGAAAGTCTATTCAGGAAATCAAAGAACGAATCCCTTCCTTTGTTCGTGATTACAAGCATCTTTTTGATATGATAACCGATCCCAATGGATACAACAAGGAAAGCTTGAATACCATGTTGGCTATGTTGGATCGTATGGGAACAGGAGATTTGACTCAGCATCAAGCTTCCGTGATAGTGGGTCAGCGCCTAGCGCAGAAATTTATTACCCCCAACGTTCCATCGTCTTCGCCGACCAATGGGCAGTAGGAATATGAAAGATAGAACACCATTTTTGGGCAATTTCATATTGGTATTTCCATGGAAACCTTTCTTCTGATTTGTGGAGTTGAATGGTTTTTTCCAGAATCTTTATTTGCTGGGATGAAAAATCCCGAATATGAGCCTCTAAAAACTCCTTTTCTTTCTCAGAAAAAAAAGAAAAGAAGCCTGGACTCGGATACATAGTTTGTTCATTCACCTGCGTTTGTAATTTGTACAGGGCTTGAAGAACAGCTGGATATGCTTTGCGAAATCCACGACAAACTAAATACCTTTCTGAATTACACGGACGACTTGTTGCGGGCTTGTACAAAGTCCATTCTTTAAAACAAACAGTTAGGAGTCTCAAAAGAAAGTGAGTAGATTCTGAATACAAATCAAAGAGTTTTAATACAAGTGTTCCATCAGGAAGTAAGACTTGAAGTCCTACAATTGCGGAGGCAACCAAAAGGGCAAACACACTTTTTTCTTGGTTTTCATAGTCTACACTAAAATCAAATCCACCATCTCCAGTAAACATCATGGCCTTTTGCGATTCAAGCAATTGGATAAAAGAGGATTGATTTGCCAGACTGTATAAATTTCCTGTTCCATCCTCTCCATAGTGAATTTTTACTTCGGGGTGTTTTTGTAAAAAGTTGTAAGAACGTCGCCATCCAGGTATGTGATTATTTGTCGGTTTTAATGTCATAGCAAATGATTTTGCAACTGAAACGTTTGTCTTTTGCGAACGATCCAAAAGGGCTTCAATAAATCCTCCTGGACCTTCCGCCACATGGGCAGACCTGATTTTTTGTGTCGTTTTAGGAAGTTTTTCAAAAAATTGACTGATATGTAAGAGTTCAATCATTTTAAAGAACGAACGACTCAAGGGTTTCACAATACAAAGAGAAGGTGGACAATCTGAACTTTCTTGTGTATAGATTAATTCATAGGGATTTGATTTCTTTTTCAGAGTTTCCCATTGATGATTTTGTTCCAAAGGTTCAATATGCTTCTTTAACTGGTTTAATGCTTCATGGGGAAGTTCATTCCATGATTTTGAATACGAGATTGTACCAAGGGATGTAAAAAATGCTTCATCCGGAAAGAATGATTGTTGAAACAGCACAGCCTCCCATGGAGGTTTTGCTGCTACAGCTGATCCGCTCAGATCCATACATAGACTTTGGAATGTGTGTTTAACCCCGTCTCCGTAGTTTGCGAGTTTTCCCACCCGCTAGATTCTCCCAACTCTCGGGAGTTTTTTGTTTTATCGGTGGTGTTTTTGATTTCGTTTTGGGTTTTGGAGGTGTTTTGGGTTTTACAAGCTGTTTTTGAAATGGAAACGTTTTTTGGGAATATTGATTGAATACTAGTTTGGGATCTTGTTGCAGCTCATACGAATACGCATTTATTTTCTCCTTTACAGCATTTGCTGTTAGCTTTGTTAAATCAATATCGTGTGTTCCTTTTTCCACATACAAAATAAAATAAAACCAACGATTCTCTTTGCCATAGGGTATTAATTTCTTTTCATATCCTGTAACTTTCACATATCCAGGTGTTCCTATTTGATTTATACGAACATCATCATACACAGGGACATAAGTATCCATGGGTGTAGGCTTCAGAAAAATATCTTCTGTTGAAGGTTTCAATCCAACTTCTTCTTCTAGTTCACGAAGTGCTGCTTTTACAGAATCTTCGGGATGAGCAGTTTCAATCTTTGTAGGATCTGAAAGTTGAAATTCCAACTTTCCTTTTGGAAATCCATATTTACCATCATTGGTTTGGGTAAAGAGAGCCTTCGTATCTGAAAAGACAATGACAGTTCCTGCATGAGTTGGAAAATCATATTTTGGCGGTTTTTTTCCATATTTCGTTTCTAAATATGCTCGCACCTTGACTTCATGAAGACGATTTTCAACCGTTATCTGTTTGCTTGTTAAATCACTTCCTTTCAATTTGTGTAAGAGATTTGAATAGTTTGTTAAAATCGTAAAGGCCTCATGAATGGGTTTCGCTTGAATACAATCTTTGAATGCCTGATTCCAGGTCTTGCCATCTATTTTGGTTGAATCATATAACGTATCCGTAAAAAATTCGTTTGTTCCACAGATACGTTTTAAGTCCGGGGGAGTCTTTTGCTTTGTTTGTTGGGTAGAATTTGCATTTTTAAGTGTTTTACTTTTTTTGGCCATCCTTCTAATGAGTTCTTAGAAATCAAGGAGTTCTACATCCGGTTCGTTTTCAATATCCACGGTTGAAGAAGGCATAACGGTTGTAAGGCGAAGTTCTGCCGTGGAACACATGCCCTTGCGCTGAACATCCAGAGCCATATCAATTTGTTCTTGTGTTAGCTCTTCCTCTTCTTCCACCTCGTCTTCTTCAGCGACACCTTGGAGCAGTCCAAGCAATGCACTCTCATCCAAGAGAATCTGGGAGAAACTCGTTCCACCCCGAATAGTCTGCCCCATCATAATATTCGCTGAAATACCTGTTATAGGATCAATTTCACCATGAATCGCTGCATGCTTCAAAATCCTCTCTGTCTCTTCAAAGGATGCCTTCGCAAGAGGTCCAATATCATTCTTGTTGATACCATACCTATCGGCAGACATGAGTCTACCCGCACGAGTCATAACATCACAAAGAAGACCTAGGTGTCGGAAATTTACACCTGCTTCCTCAAAGAGTTCGGAAATCTCATTGAGAAGAACCTGGCGTGTAGCCTCAATACCAAGATTTTCAAAGATATCATGTACGTGTGTACTCAGTAGTTTACGTCCGTCTACTGCTGGGTGATTCATAACTTCTAGGAAATTTGATCCATCTGTATCAAGAACATATTGTTCCACTGTACGATATTCTCCTTTTTCTGTGCTCTTCTCCACATATCCATCCTCCTTGCGGAAGGTCACCGCTTTGATACCTGGAACGCCTCGAATAACAACACTGTTCAAAATGCGATTCTGGAATTTTTTCAGATTGGCCAAATCATCCTGAGGATTTTCTGTGAGATTGGGACTAATCCTCATAATTAACTTGGAAGCATTGAAATCTGAATAGACAGTATTAATTTCTGAGCCGAAACATTTATCAAATACGAAGGCAATATCATCCATTGTAATATTTTTGTTAAACATGCGCTCACGATCCAACTCCAAACGAAGAACCCAGCGATTCGGAACAACCTCTTGTTTGGGTTGCGTTGTTTCGGTTGTAGTTTGCTTCTTTCCTACCTTTTTCTCTGGTTGAGATTTCTCCAATTCAAAGATATGGAAGAACTGGATCAAATCCCGATCTTCGGGAAGAATTGTACTTTCTTTATCCGGATTCGGCTCAAAGTAAATGGCTGCTTTGGTGGTAATATCACGGAGAAGAGTGAGTTCAAGATCTTGAGCAACCTCTCGCGCCTTTTCCTTCTTTCCTCGGAATTCAGGCTTCAAGAAGACAGTCAAACTCGTTGCCTTCGGATTCTGTGTCACCTTCAACAACTCCTTCAAACGAGGAACACCTCGCGTCATATTGGACTTGGCTGCTACACCTGCTAAGTGGAACGTATTGAGCGTCATCTGTGTAGAAGGCTCACCAATACTTTGTGCAGCAATAATACCTACTTGCTCACCAGGTTGTGCCCAGCTCTGCCAGTTCTTAATAACCAACATTTCACAGAGTGTATCAAATCCAAGTTTGGAAAATCGCTGTTCCACAATAAGTTTATGAGGAGCAAGATGGTATCGGAGCAAACTATGCCAAAGTCTGTGATAAACCTGTGTCCGTGAGATGATCTTCTGAATTCCTTTCAGCACATACAAGGGTGTCAAATCAGTCTTACTAGTGGGCTGAAAGCCAAAGCGAATACGAATCGTATCAATAACACGTTCCAAATTGATAGGCGCAAAGAGAGTTCCTTCCGCTTTCCCCTTGTAAATCTTTTCCACGAGAAGTCTCTGATCATCTACAATCTCATTCGCATACTGTGCGAGTTCCTTACTGTCTTCTTCACGCACAATCCCGTCTGCTAAAACCTTGGAAAGATCACCACCTGGCAGAGCCATTCCATACGTATCACGAATTGTCGTCTCGGAAAGTTTGGCAAGTCCTAGAGACGCTGATTCAATCTTTGTACTGTTAATTCCATCTTCACCATAATGGAACTGTAAGATATTTCCTCGCGCATCACGAACTGAACCATCATACTGAACCGTCAGATCTTCCATTGCTTTGACCAACTGTCTTTGAATATAGCCTGTATCAGCCGTCTTCACTGCTGTATCAATCAATCCTTCTCTGCCTGACATAGCATGGAAGAAGAATTCTTGAGGTGTGAGTCCGCGAATGAAACTGCTTTCTACAAATCCACGAGCTTCCGCACTGTCATCATACTTCTTGTAGTGAGGAAGAGTACGATCGGAGAAACCATAGCCAATACGGCGACCTTCAATCGCAATCTGTCCAAGACAGGCAATCATTTGCGAAATGTTGATTTCATTGCCTTTTGATCCCGCACGAACCATGGAGGTAAGACGATTCTCTTGGGCTAGAGATGCTAGACCCAATTTACCTGCTTCAGAATTGGCCTTGTTCAGAATACCAATTACACGACTCTCAAATTCTTCTTGGTTGGATTTGCCTGTATTGTTATCAAAGAGATCAAGATGAACAGATAGAAGAATATCAGCAATCTCCTTTTTCTTCTTTTGAATTTCGACTTCAATGAGTTTGTTGGTAGTTGGATCGGCTACGAGATCCGAGATTCCCACACTAAATCCATTGTAAACGAGAAACTGTTCAACAGTGTTTTGCATGGAATCAATAAGATTCACAGTATCCTTCGGTCCATAATCATTGTAGGTTACATGAATGATTCCCTTGGAAGGTTTGGAAAAGATAGACTTATCAAAGATTCCCTGTGAAATCTGACCCTCACGAATCTTCACGAAATTCTCTTGATACTTGGTTGGATTTTTATCCTTATAGTCCTTTGCTGAATCATTTGCCATGTCCAAATTGATCGGAGGCATCAACTGACTCAGAACTTGGTGTCCAGACCATTTTGCTTTACCATCCTTTTGAATCCCTGGTGAAGGAACAACGCCTGTAAATCTTTTATTCCACATCATAAGATTCATAAATTCACGCTGATTGAATTCTACTCCAGGGCGAGTAATACGATATGATCCCACAAGTGTATCCTGGACAATACCAATAACAGGTTTGGCATTTCGGGGAGAGACAATCTGATAGGGAACAGCAGCAATATCCATAAGTTCCGTGGAAGCTTCATAACTTTGAGGAATGTGAGCATTCATCTCATCACCATCAAAATCAGCATTGTAGGGTGCTGTCACCGATACATTCAGACGGAATGTATTGAAAGGAAGAATCTTCGCCCGATGTCCCATCATAGACATTCTGTGGAGAGTCGGCTGACGGTTAAACAAGAGAATATCTCCATCGTCCAGATGGCGATTTACTGTATCACCATACTTGAGAACAATCTCCTTGCGATTCACATGTTTTAGACTGAGCATTTTTCCATCTTGGGTAATGAGTGTCTTCGCTCCAGGATGAACATCCGCACCATTTTGAACCAAACGGTACATTTGCTCCATATTGAACTTCGTCACCTTCTCAGGAACAGTGAGATTCATGGCAATTTTCATAGGAACACCAATTTCGCCAATGGAAAGATTCGGATCAGGCGTAATGACAGAGCGGGCTGAAAACTCTACACGCTTGCCTTGAATGTTGTAGCGAATACGCCCCTCCTTTGAACCCAAACGCTGTTGAATGGATTTCAGCGGACGCCCAGATCTCTGTGCAGATTGGCCCACATTCGGAATTTGATTGTCAATCAGCGTTGCTACATGGTACTGAACTACACTTGTCATTTCGTCAATCTTTTTCTTATCCGAATTGTTCTGAATATACTCTTTCAATTGCTGATCACTTTTGATAATATCAAAGAGCTTGTGAGTAAGGTCATCTTCTGATCGCTGGTTGTTATCTTGGATAACAGAAGGACGAACTTGCGGAGGAGGAATGGGAAGAACCGTACAAATCATCCAATCAGGTCTACACCAATAGCGATTGAGTCCCATGAAATCCACATCTTCATCGGTTATGCGACGGAAGAGACGGAGAACATATTCCACTTCCAAGAGCTGTTTTTGTTGTTTTGTACTATCACCCGTCGCATCAATATCATCCCACTCCGCTTCAATCTGAACAACGCCTACTCTCTGAAATCGGTTGGGCTTTCGTGCTCCACATCCATCTTCAGTTTCTTGACCGCATCGAGAAATTTTTCCACACAAATTCTTAATCTCCTTCCAACGAGCTTCTCCCCTCCGCTTCATAACCGACTTGTGGAGATCCTTATCAATTAGAAGTTTGGAACACCGAATACAAACACAGTTCAAGACGTTCAGAATATGTTCAAAGAATTGATAATAATACAAAGGTCGGGCTAGACGGTAATGGCCAAAATGGCCGGGACAGGAATGATTCGTCTGGCCACAGGAACGACACGTTTTTCCATTCTCCAATACACCCATACGAGGATCAAACAATCCACCAATTTTTGGCTCATTTCCTTCGTAGGTTTGATGACTTGTGACTTCAACCACGGATCTTCGTTCAATCTCATCCGCACTAAAGATCCCAAATTGAAGTCCAACAATGGGCTCAATTTCAGAACTCGGTCTTACTAAACCACCAGGCATGCTCTCTTTTTCCTTATAGATTTTGTAAAAAGGAACTTTAGCCTCAATTTTAGACTTTACCCCCTGAACGGCCTAAATACACCTTCCCATGCCGCAAAGATTTCGTTTCGCCTCTCCTCCTGCTTGGCTTCGTTCCTGTCCATATACAGTTGATAATCGGTTGTTAGAAGCTTCTCAATTAGATCTTCAATTGAATCAAATTGTAAATAACAATCCGATAGAGATGGATTGTAAAAATCACAGTTGCGAATCCATTCTTGTAGAACCTTAGGATTACGCACGTGGTCAAGCGGGGATGCTGTTTGCTCTGAGCCTGTAGACCAAACAGTCCAAGACAGTTCGTTGGGTTCATTTGAATCAGCCCACAGTTTCGTCAAGAATGATGGACTTGGAATCCAAATAGGAATATTCGCACGAACCTGCTGAAATAACGACATAGTGCTGATATTATAGGGTATGTGTATGACCGCAGTATAGGTATCCAGATAGCCTTCGGGGAGATGTCCTATCTGGCTCATTAAAATCGCTTGGCTTTCGACTGTCCCAGGAATTCGTTCCACACAGGCTTTGTAGAGGTCTTTCATAAACGGCGATTCATTGTGTTTGAGAAGAACCTGTCTCGTATCCCACAGTAAAAACTTTAGAGGAGATACAGTTTTGGTCCGTAGACGCAAGGGGCTTTCACAGAGGGATGGAATCGTCAGATGGTGCTGTGGAGATACTGTTGGAAAATACTGTAGAAAATACTGTCTATCTCCCTCGTTGTTGTGAAGAACACGAAGTCTATTTGTTTGTAGCAAATTCTGAATACTCCTCACAAGAGTTCTGTGCTTTTCAGGATTAGTAATCCATTCATTTCCAAACCGAGTGGAATTAATGTGAAACTGCGGTAGATTTAACTCTTGAAGTCGGTAGGCTGTCACCAACGAATGAGAGGTGAGAACTCCTTGATATCCCTCTTGTTGAATCAACTCTTTGAGGTCTGGATCAAGCGATGTTCCAAGAGGTTTTTTATAAATATCCAAAGAGCTTTGAAAGGATGGAACTGTACTCGGCAACGCTTCATTGACAGGTGGACGTCCATCATGTAACCAAACAAAATCTACTTGAATACCGAGAGGTTTCAGAATTTGTTTCGCATCCCAGAGAACAGCATGATGATGATCCATAGCAAACAATTTAAGAGGTGTATGGTTTGACTTCCAAAACCATAGAGACCATCCTGGAACTTGAAACTTGTGGCAACGTTCATACTGGCCACGAGACGTCCAAAACTGTGGTAGCGAGAGATTGGGATCTCCATATTGAAATCCATGCGTTGGAAGCAATAAAGAATCCCAGGGGTTTCTCTGTAGACAGGCCATTCCTTGTTCAGGCGTCAAGGGCATAATGCGACAACGCAGGTGAGGATGCAAGTCTTCGCGAAGCTTCTTTGCATTTCCAACAACAAACCAAATTTGTCGGCCCTCGTGAGCTTTTCCTTGGATTGTCCAAGGTAATAATTCCGTGATAGACGACCCAATACTCTCTGCTATATAAGGTATACCCAGACATTCCCGTTTTCCTTCCGTTAAACACGTTTTGAGCAGGGGGATGTCCATCGCTTAAATACCGTTACTGGTAAAGTTTAGATATGGCATTTTACCGAGAAGCAGAAGAAGCATGTTCAAAAGACTACGAACTAGCAAGTCCGATTCGGCAAACTATTCGGACAGAACGAGCACTGCTTGAAATTGTTCCAACCCGAATCTTCGGAGATATGTTGTTTCTTGACAATCAACTACAAATGTCTCAAAAAGATGAATATATCTATCACGAAATGCTGGTTCATCCTGCAATGTGTTTTCATCCTAACCCCCAAGTCATTGGAATTCTTGGAGGTGGAGATGGATGTGCGGTACGAGAAATTTTAAAATGGAGGCAAGTTAAACATATTGATCTTTTCGACTGGGACGCTCAGCTTGTTTCACTGTTTCGAGACTCATGTGCTATCTGGAATATGGGGAGTCTACGTGATCCAAGGGTTCATGTTCATAATCACGATGTCAACAATATTCAGCTAAATCCTGTTTTTGATGTCCTTTTTATTGATTTGCTTGATCCCGATTACAAGAATCTTGAGAGTAAGGCTCTATGGACGCGTATTCTTACAAATCTTTCGCGTTGGATGAATCCAACAACAACGGTTGTATTGAATGCAGGAGGATTGTATCCTTGGAATAATGAAACTGTAAGCTGGCTACTTACAAGTCTTTCTATCCATTTGTCTACAAATGAAACACACGAATTACAAGCATATAAGGTATTTGTTCCTTCGTTTGGGCGTGAATGGTGTTTTTTGATGTTGACACCAATTCTTTCTGTTCTTCCACCGCCAACCGCGAATCTTACGGAATCCGTGCGGTATTTTGACTTGAATGCTTGGACACATGCTACAACATGGACACAGAACTACGAGAGTCGTATTCCCACCCGCCCAGTAAAAATGAAGGGATTCACTGTTCCTTTGTAGATAGAGAAATGTCTGATTTAACCTATCGTCTTGAATTGCTCCCCACAGAAGCAGGCGCTCACTACTACAAGCCAGTCTTTGAACGATCCAATGAGAATGCTGGTTTTGATGTCTTTCTCGCTGAAGACTGTCAAACACAATTTGGAACGGTCAGCCTCACCAATCTAGGATGTCGTGCCCGAATGGTTCGATGCTATGCGGATGAAATGGAAGAAGATGTTCATTATTGGCTTTCACCCCGGTCAAGTATTTGGAAAGCAGGTGTTACACAAGCAAATTCCCTGGGTATCATGGACAAATCCTATAGAGGTATCCTTATGGGAGCTGTTCTCCCCATTTACAAACCTAGTGGCTACTGGGATGCTCTTCATGAACCAAAAACGGGTTCAGCGGTATGGGTCAATGCAGCAAGCGAACAGAAACATGCTCCTCTCCTTGAGAAAGGAACACGGCTCTTCCAAATTCTTGCTCCTGATATGGGATGGATCAAAGAGGTCCGTATCGTGAGCGAGCTCCCTGAAACGCAAAGAGGTGATGGTGGATTTGGATCTACTGGAAAATAAATAGATGTATCAGAAACCATGTTTAAAAATCAACTTCAACTAGCAGCTATTCTTGCATTTAGCCTGGCGCTCATCCTCACGGCATTTGGTGGATTTGCTGATATGACAGGACAATCTTATTTCTTTACAAAACAGCATGCCTGGAATGATGGAGTCTTTTTGATGTTGGTAGCGATCTTTTTGCTCGGACTTGCTAAGCTGTAAAAATGAAGAAGAAGTTCTACACTCTACAAGCAGAGGTATGAGTCTTGATATTGTACTAGGACCTATGTGGGCAGGAAAGTCTTCCTATATCCTAGCAAAAATTCGCCGATTTCGGTCCATCGGATGGAATGTCTTTGTTATAACAAGTTCTCTTGATGATCGCTACGGACATCATGTTATTTCGAATCATGATAACGAAACTCTGCCTGCTGTAGCTGTACGGCAACTTGCACCTCTTCGCTCTGATCCACGCTATTTACAGGCACACTTGATCATTTTAGAAGAATCACAGTTCTTTGGAGATCTCTTCGACTTTGTGACACAAGCAGTGGATCAAGATGGAAAACACGTAGTGTGCGTAGGATTGGATGGAGACTCTGAAAGGAGACCCTTTGGAGATATTCTCCGCCTTATTCCTTATTGCGACAATGTTGAGAAGCTCAAGTCACTCTGTGCGGAATGTGGCGATGGAACTCCAGCTCTCTTTAGCCATCGGGTAGTCCATACAACGGAACAGGTCGCAGTTGGCGCTGAAAATCTCTACGCGCCTCTTTGTAGAAAACATTTTCTTCAAAAAAAGAATAAGAACGATGACTGGAGATGCGAAACAATGTCCTTGGTGTGAACGTTGGTGTCTAAAAGATGCTGCGTGTGCATATATTTTTGCATGTGGATTAGATGACAAAGGACAGTTTCATATAGGTCTTGGATGTGGACGAAGCTGGTGTTGGAACTGTGGTAAAAAATATTGTACTCTTTACTACAATCCTCTCACGGGACAAAAACAATCAGATGCGAAAGATATTCATACAACTACATGTTGTAAACAGGAGACTGGCTTCAAACAAGAAGACTACTGTGCAGGTGGTTGTTCGTCTCATTGTAGCAAACGATGGTAAATTATCAGTCTAGAGAATATTTGTTCGTCGTTTCCAAAATATAGGGAAGTGTGTACACCGAAAGAAGACCAGTGAAAACTACCAAATGGCTAGGCATTTCTTTGAATATCATCGCAAGAACAGCTGAACCCAGCATCATTAAAGCATCGGAGACCACAATGATTCCTCCAGCCTTTGAATAATCCTTAAAAATATCCATCATCCGATTATGACCCGCAGGAATAGGAAGTATAACCCCAGCATAAAATAAGATATCATGAAGAGCTTGGACAGCCACCAGAATACCCAAGAAAGCTCCAATATGGAAAGGTTCGTTGGGGAATGGATAGAAATACTTGTAGGCATACCGGGCTAATGCAAATCCAATAGCAATGATGAATACATCCGATAGAACGGCGCTTAATCCAAACTTTTCGTACCATATATTCAAATTCTTCCCTAAGAAATCAGGCAAATATTTGGTCATAAATAGCACAATCAAGTCAATAATCAAAATGGCTAACAAAATGTAGGACCAATCACCTACATTTTGGTAGTCGCTAATATCTCCGAGTTTGATGTCCATATTCTTGTCATTCCTCAGAATTTTCTTTTTGCGAACGAATCGTTTCCAAGGTTTTTGCGAACGAAAGATTCAAACGAGCTAACTTTTCTTGAACAATGTTTCTATTCTTCTGAGTTTTGGCTCTGCGCAAAAGGTTGAGACCTTCTTTCTTTGCTCTCAGGTAATTCCGTGAAGCCTTTTCTTCATTGAGTGGAAAGCCAATAGTTCGTAAAGAAACAGTAGGCTTCCTTGGTTTAACAGTCTGCCGTTGCGATGTCAAATAGGCAAGAGCTGTTTCAACATTTTTCAACTTTGTTTGAATCTGCTTTTGCCTACGCGTGTTTCCTCGTTGCTGAGCTACACGAAGTTGTGTTTGCAGCAAACCAATTGTAGATTCTAACTCCTCTTCTTGTTCTTTCTCAAGAGGATAGACAACAGGTTGGAAAACAGGAGGACGGAATATTTGAAGAACTTCTTCAACAGTGTTCATAGATATAGAAGTAGATTTACGGAAAATTTGTTTTACTAACGTTTGGAGATCTCTCAGAGCAGAAGGAATAGATTCTAAAATATTTCGGATATTCTGCTGAACTTCCGCCGATGCTAGAGACTCTGAATAGAAAGTATCTTGCCCTTGCTCTTTGTTTGTTAAAAACAGTTGAAATTGAAGATAGTCGACTATCAATTGCTGTTGCACCGATAATCTTCCGTATACTTCAAGATTTGGATCTGTAAAGGCTGATTGCCATAGATTAGAATCTAGACGCTTTATTTGAAAAGCCACATAGGGAGACATGCCGTATATCTTTTTATCACGGAAAGCACGACGAAGAACAGAAAGCTTCAAAGGATTTGAATAGACATCTACAGTACCTTCAGGAAGAGCATCTTCATGAAATAGAATAAAGTTTGTAGAAATGGAAGGAAGCTCTTCTCCTGATTGAAGACGGGTATGAATTAAAAACAAGAGTTCTGGTGCTTCGCGTTGTAAAACTACAACCAAATACGGGTCAATTCCTTCCACTGACCAGTTTACAAAGATTCCGTGAATCAAGGCCGATTTCGTTAAATATCGCGCCACAATTGTATTCACATCCGTCATTTGTAAAGCATTTTTCTCAACAATTATATAATTTTGAATCGATCGGGCATCCCATTCATCTCTAAATTTCTCTATGCCGCGGAAGAGAAAAATACAAGCATTGGATTGAAGAGTAGATAACGAAGGAACACTTTCTGAGACAATACTCGGAGGGACAGAACACTGATATTTATCGGCGTTAAAAGCCATGCGTAATTCCACAGGCGTTCTCAGAAGCCATTTGACATACCGCGTATAAAATCCTCCATAACTTTCGGCGATTCGTTCAGAATTTGTTCCTGGAAACAAAATCTTTCCCTGTTTTTCTACTTCCTGTATCTCCGCATTCAAAGTTTCAATATCTGTATGGAAGAATTCTTTTGCACTTTGTTCGGGAGATATACTCGGATGTTGATCCATGAAGTTTGAAAAGCTAGAACGGAGGTCTTTGTATTCCGCAGGAGTAATAGATTCACGTATAGGAATCTGCTTCGATTTGGAATAGAAAAATCCTAGCATTCGCATCATTCCTTCTTCCAAACTTTCAAACCGAATGGTTCGTCCATTTCGGTGTGTAGTTAACCGTTGAGGAGGAGGGAGAACAGCAACAGGCTTTGTGAAATTGGGAGGAATTCGGGTGTTGGTTGGCAGAGGAATCAATCCTACATTGGGTATCCGCTGGCCTTTCAACGGAAGAACAACAGTAGGGGCAATATTGAGTTTTGATGGTTGAAAAGGAACAACTGCTGGTTTTCGTCCGAGCATACGATTCATAAACGTTGATTGGGGAGGGGCGGCCCGACGAGTAAAAAACTGTCGAATTTGGTTGAATACTCCTGCCCCTTTTTGAAGTTTACGAGTCCTCTGCCTCATTCTACTCATAGCTTAGAGAATCCGGGAAGACAGTATAGAAATGAGTCATAGCTGTTACTGTCTCCTGTCTCCTACGGGAGCAACCTACATCGGATATACTGTAAATCTAGACAGGCGTTTGCGCCAACACAACGGAGAACTGTCTGGAGGAGCAAAGTATACTCACAAGACAGTTGGTTGGAAACGTATTTGTAGCGTCGGTGAATTTCCAACCCAACGAGATGCTTTACAGTTTGAATGGGCTTGGAAACATCGTTCCAGAAAAATAAAGGGAAACCCTGTAGAAAAACGACTGTCAGCACTTGTTGACCTGTTAAATTCGGAACAATCTACACGGTCTGCCACGCCTTTTTCTTTCTATGAAAATCCACTGTGTGTTTTTATAGAAGATCCTATTTGTTCATCTTTGGAAAGCCAATCCTTACAGTATGCCTGTGTTTTATCGTAAACGGAACATAAACAACTTGAACCAAAGAGTTTCAATGAAATCCTCAGATTCAAAGAACTCTCTCGCCGATTTAAATCCACCCGAAGAGATTTGTTTCGTGTGTATGGGCTCACGAGAGGATTCTCATGAACCATTGGTTATTAGCAGTATTTTGCGCACATGTGGATGTAAGTTTCATGTTCATCCTAGTTGTTGGAATCAATGGATGAGGGATAAAACGGATTATGACTGCCCTATTTGTCGGCGTGAGAGTCTTCTACGTATTCGCGTTCCGCCAAATCCTGTTTTAATGATGGAAGTACCCCAAGAAGTGCCACGAGCAAGAAATTATCAACTTTATATATATCTTGCTGTCTGTATTGTAGTTGCTACACTCCTCGGAATTGCGTTTACTTTGTTATTTAAGAAAGGATAATTTATTTCATAATTATAGTTTGAACAATTTCATACACAGTATCAAAAAGCAGAAGATCATTTGCTTCTTTATCTTCTTCAGTTTCTACAGATGCTCTTTCAAAATCAATTAGATATGCTTTTTTAATGCTAGAATTATACAATATATTATCCATTGTTATATCATTATGGTATATAAAATCATTATTCATTTTTTGAATATTTTCGCGCAGAAGATCTAATGCGTCAAGAAAAGCATAAAAATCAGTAAAATTGGGCGTATTTATGTCTTCCACTTGCTTCCGAATTTCATTCGTAGCTGCTCTTAGGGGTATTCCACAGTGCTGTGAAAAAACCAACCATGAACTATTTGTTATATTTGTTGGTTTTTTTCTACAAGCATCAATTGTAGGGCAAATAAAATCATATCCTTTCTCTCGTATTTTTTTGGATATTCTATAATCGGCCATAGCATTTTTCATAGTTGGAACAACCTTGGAAACCACATTTCCTAGTGGTTGTTGCGCTGGGTCAAAACAATCTAACGCCGGATAATGAACAACTCCTGACTTTCCCTGACCTATGATAGCTCCTCCTTTTTTTTGTTTTCTTGTCTTTGCCATTTCTAATGAAAGAAAAGAAAATCAATGGTTTAATCCATAGAATTATTTTGCTACAGTGGAAGGAGTATACTCTATTCCATATTTCGCAGCGAGTGTTTGTAAGGCAGTATTTGAAGCAGAAACAGGCTTGGGTTCTTCAACTTTGGGCTCTGCGGGTTGCCAGAAAATATATTTGCGAGAAATGGATAAATCCGCATATCCACCTTCTCCACCTTCTAATTCCTCTTGATACATTTGAACTTCTTTGTATTCTTCTTTGAGTGGAACTTCTGCAAGAAGCACTTTATAGAAATGTTCAGGAACATACGGGCGCAAATCCTTTGCCTTCGGATACTTTTGATACGCAGCTTCAAAAAGCATTTCCCGTTTGAACTCATCATAAAAATAATATTGTATCTTGAATCCAGAATACTCCATATAAAATTTTCCTTTTACTAAAGCAGTAATTGAAAAGGGAGCACACGGGAGCGCAACCCCAATATTATCATCGCAAACATACCATTTTCCAAAAGTCTTTACCATTGAAATTGCATGACCAGCACCCATATCTCCAATTCCTCGTTGAAATACCCCAAATAATATACCAACAATGAATTTTGGATCAACCGCATATTGTTTCTTTTTTTGAATCCTTACCATCATTGTATATGCAGACGTATCAGTTGCTCCTTTTATTGTACCTTTTCCAAGCTCAGGCGGAATTCGTCTTAAAAGTTCGTTCCAAAAATCATATTCATTTGTATCCGTTAAGAGTCCATATCCTTTGGTGTTAAGTGTTTCTGGAAGTGCAAAATCAAAAAAAAGATTCGTGTTGTTCGTTTTACTATGATTATTCGTAGTATCATTCTGATCAAGAGTCTTTTTCGTATATCTTGAAGCAGGAATATTATGAAGCAAATTATGTCGTTTTTGGTAAATACTTTGTGTTATTTGATAAATATTGAGAATTTGAGAGCATACAATTCCAGTGGGTTGATTGGATACAAAACTTACAAGGCTTGGACGACGAGCCGTTATTGATTTTTTTGAGAGCGGTGCTTGAATAATTGGCCGAAGGAACATATCCAGGAAACGAACCCCTGTAAAATCAAGATACATATTTGTCGCTTGATATGGCAAACGCTCTATCACATAGGTATCAAATGATGTATTCATTGTTAATTTTCCGTATTTTTCATACCATTGCTCGTACCGAGCTTTTATGGGATTGATCAGAGCCGCCATATAAGCATCTTTTGTTAAGGGAAGATCTCCTGTTGATTTGACACGAGAATAGGTTTGAACAGCTCTTTCAATAAAGTAATCACGAATACCATCTGCAAAATAGAGAACCTGCTGAATAGAATCACTAAAACATTGGCCTGTTTTTTGTGATTGAATTGGAAATGTACCCCTTGTTTCGATAAACTGAGAGATCATCGTTTGAATTCCTTTTGCGGTAGGTTGGTATGCTTTCCGTTGAGGTACACAAAGTTCTAATGCTTTCTTTACACGCTCTGTTTTTGCTAAGGATATGGGAGTTTTTTCATTGAATGCGCGATGCTTAGGATTTGCGTTGTATTCGCACAAAAGTTGAATAATCTTAACAGCATTTGTTTCAACGGCCTTAAATAAAGGCGTTTCTTTGTCTTCATTCTCAAATTCAGGATTTGCCCCAGCACGAAGTAAAAGCTCCACTATTTGAACATTGCCTTTTGAAACTGCAAAATACAAAATTGATTCTATCTCAATTAAAGTATTTACAGTAGCATTTGCTTCGAGCAAAAGTTTAACCATTGGTACGTTATTGGAATCAATCGCAATATACAAGGGAATATCCGTTCCGTGAAAACGGTTTATATCAATACCATTATTGATATAGGTCTGTGCTGCTGCTATATTGTTTTCCCTTAGCGCACGCAAAAACCCTTCGGTATTTTTCTGTGAGACCGTAGAACTAGCCATTCTATTTAGCCTTTATTTTTTAGAAGATACGTTTCTGTAGAACTTTCACTTTGAGCTTTCGTTCCTTGTCTTTTACTTCCTGAATACGTTCTTTTGCTGCCTTTTTATCTTTGCAGATAGTTTGGTTCTGATATCCTTTCAAGCACATGGGTAAAAAGGTACTGGCAGCGTAGTACTCTTGGTATACATCGTTTTTAGAGTGAAAAAAATCCAAAGGTATTGCTACTTTATCAAGAAGCATATACATATGCGTTTTTCCAACCGCATACGGGTATGCTACATCGCTGTGAACAATATCGGAGTAAAATTTTACAATAGTATCGTCTTTTACGGGTGTAAATTCAAAGATTTCTGTTCCAATAAAGACGTATTTAGGACCAACTTGTAAAAGAATGGAATTCCCTTCGGCTTCTTTTGGTTTTAACCCATCGTATCCTCCATTGGGTGATTTTTTCCCAACAAAAAGGGCATCAACTGTAAAATCAAGAATATGTTTTGGAGGATTCTTTATCTCAACAAACGTCCCATTGACTTTTTCAAATGTATCCATATTTTTCCAAACAGAAACACTAGTTCCTTCAACCTCTACTTGAAAGGGTCTTCCGCCATTGTCATGTGTCGTATAGACCTTTTTTGTCATCCTACTTGGATGGATTGATTTTTTTGGTTTATAAACGAACGGAATTGTTTAAACTATTCATTAGGAATAGATTGAGAATGAAGGAAATACAGTGGTGGGGATTGTAAAATAGCTTCAAATGATTTTGTTAATTCTTCTATTTGTTTCATTTGAACTTCTGGATCAAGATGGGGGTATTTCTGATACAATTCAGATAGCTTTGTTTTGGCCTGTGCAAGCTTCTCTTCAAGACTAACTGCTTTAGAACTGGTCGTTTTCCAACAGATACCTTCTGTTTTGAATTCAATTGCAAATCGGTCTCCATGTTGCCCTTGGGCTTTTACATACCAAATATGTTTTGGAATGCTATTTGGATCAATTCCGCATGTTTCAGGAAGAATCACATTGCGTTTCTTTTTGGGTTGATTGGTATTTTGTTGGCTTTGAGTAAGAATCCGCAGATTTTCTTTGCGGTTATCCAATCCATTCCGATTAATATGGTCTATTGTTTCTTTCTGTCCTTTTCCATTAAATCCTAAGCGTTTCATTACAAGATTGTGTAAATACAATTCTAGTTTATTCCCTCCATCAATATAGAATGTAGAACCAATATATTTTCCTGAAGAAAGATGCCAAGGTCTTTTTTCTACATTCTCAAAATCATCTTTATCAAATACAAATCTTACATCTTTTCCATTATGCTGAATGATACCAATACCATATTCTTTATTGTTATACTTTACAAATTTGAAATCAATGATCCCAGGTTTTCTTCCAGAATTTCTATACCCTGTTCTATATTCTAGTTCCTCAAGTAAATCCAATTCCATAGTATTCTTATACTGTAAAATTGTATTTTAACATCTTCAAATTTTACGAACAACGACTAAAAACAAAAAATAATAACACAAACTGCCGGAAACCATTGGGTGGTTTGGCGCTTAGTTTGAGTAAGCGAGGCCTCCCATACCACTCATCACGCGGAGCACGTTGTAGTTGGTGGCATAGACATACACAGTGGAGGTGGTGTTCGTGCCCACGGCGTTGTTGGAGACCGTGAGGAGGAGGGTGGTGTTATCTATGCGGGACAAGTTGCAAGTGCCAGAGGGCTGGTGCTGTTCAGGCTGGAGAGCGAAGGAGTACACGTTGATGCCCACCGCAGGGATGTTGGTGTGGTGCTGGTAAGGCTGGACTTCGTTGAAGTAGCGACCCTCGCGGATGGAGAACCTGTCGTGGCCGTTGAGCTGGATGAGCGCGGTGATGACGGGGTTGCGACCGGCCATGCCCTCAACACGGGTGACTGAGTAGCCAGACTCGAGGACGGACCTGTCCCACCAGTCAGAGAAGTTGAACGGCTGCTGGCCCTTGTACGGGAGGGTGACAAGGGGATCGCAGGACACGAAGGAATCGCGCTGGACAACCCACACAAGCTCCTTGCAAGGGTGGTTGAAGTTGAGCTTGAGCTTGTTGGAGGAAGAGGTGATGGACTCACCGCCAGTGAACTGGAGGACGTCGATGAGGTACTCGTGGGAGACCTGGGCGAACTTGCGGCGCTCATCGGTATCGAGGTAGATGTAGTCGATGTAGAGAGACGCGGCGACAAGGTTGGCAGCGGCAACGCGGTCGCGGATAACATTGACATTGGAGTTCTGGGGGGCAATGTCGAACTCGAGGTTGCGGATGTCGTTGAAGGTGAGGTTGATGCGGACCTCGTGGTACTGGAGGGCGATCAAGGGGAGCGCAAGGCCAGGGTTGCGGCAGAACCAGAACTGGAGGGGCACGTAGAGGGTGTACTCAGGAGTGCAGTTCTGGACCTCGTTGGAGGTGTTGGGCTCACCAGACACGCAGTCATCATCGCAGGTCTCACCACCCTGGACGATGAGGTTGGTGAGCTGGGGAACGTTGCCCACCATCTTGGCATAACCGGCCTGCTTGCCGGCCTCCTGGGTGAGTTCGTTCCAGATGTGAAGCCACTGGCCATAGTGCTTGTCGATGCGCTGGCCACCGATCTGGAGCTCAACTTCGCGGATGAGGTTGTGGCCAACCCAGTTGAGCCAGCGGAACTGAGCACCAGAACCGTCAGAGGCGAGGAGCTGCACCTTGGGGAGGGTGGCCTGGAGGTACATGCGGTAGATCAAGTCACCATTGCGCTGGATGGTGACAGTGACCTGCTTGCCAAAGCCAGGAGAACCGTTGAAGGGGTTCTCGATGGACTCCATGGCGAAGTTGGTGTGGCGGCGGTAGACCACCTTGAAGAACGTGATTTGGGGGTTACCAGTGAGGTAAACATCCTGAGCACCATAAGCGACGAGCTGCATAAGACCACCTCCTGTCATGTTAGTTCTATACCTCTAGAAAAGAAAAAAAATTTGTGCGAAGCTGCAAAAAAGCCGAACCGGGAGGGTCTGTTTTTTTCCTTCAGTAGAATCTAAACACCTACCAGGAAACCCCCATACAGATGTCTAGTGGTGATCCCTTCTTCAAGATAAGGCCAACAAAAAGAAGCAATCCTGAAGCAAGAACTACTTTGGATAACATTCACCATACTCATCTCAAAAAGTTAGTTGAAGAGAGTGAGAATGTAGAAGAGATTGAAACTGCATTTCGCAATCTTAAGGAGAAAATCAGGACCTGCGCCGATGATATTGAAAAAGTTAAACTTGAAAAACAATATCACGATCTTGCAAAAGAATATCAAAAGCGAAAATCAGGATCTGCTATCTATGATTATTTTTTAGAGACAGGCAATATTTTATATACATATTATGACATACAGGATAAAATTAGTCGTGGAGTTGAATCCAAAACAACTCGCACTACAAAAGTGCGTCCAGGGAGTATTTTTGCTGTATTAGAACAAGCCGCCCAAGAGTCTGATATATCCGGGTCATCTGTTGTTGTATCGCAAGGTGGAGATATGCGTCGTGATAAATTATTAGAACAATTTTTACAAAAAATTGATCCTGAACATGTTCGTGCACCAGGAACATTTCATTGTGATCCGTATGGTGAATGTGAAGAATGTGCAACAGAAATGGTCTTTAGTGCGAATGAGGCGCTTTTTACATGTCCTACGTGCGGATTTCAAGAGTTTGTTCTTGTGGATTCAGATAAACCGTCTTACAAAGATCCGCCTCGTGAAGTCAGTTATTATGCCTACAAACGAATTAATCATTTTAACGAATGGCTTGCACAGATTCAAGCAAAGGAATCCACAGATATTCCTCAAGAGGTGTTTGATGCCATTTTAACGGAACTCAAAAAGGAACGCGTCACGGATATTGGAAATATTAAAACGTCCAAAATTCGTGAAATTCTTAAGAAACTTAAATTTAATAAATATTATGAACATGCTGCTCATATCATGAATCGTATTAATGGTAAAAATGCCCCTGTTATAACAAGGGAAACCGAAGAAAAGCTACGCCACATGTTTATAGAAATTCAACCTTCCTTTCAAAAACATTGTCCCGCTGGACGTTCCAATTTTTTGAGTTATTCCTATGTATTGTATAAATTTTGCGAACTGTTGGAATTGGATGAATATTTACCCAATTTTCCTGTTTTGAAAAATCGCGATAAATTGTTTTGCCAAGACAAAATTTGGCAACAAATTTGTGCTGACCTTCATTGGCAGTTCTTGCGATCATGCTAGTACAACTCATCCAAAGGATCAGAAAGAGTCCTTGGATCAGCTTTTACAGGTGTTTCAAATGTATGGAGAACATTTATACACGTGGGAACAAGAAAGGCGAGAAAATTCTCTGCAAGTTCCAAAGGTCTACATACATTTTTTGTGTGAAAACATCCTGCTTCTACAAGAATTGTTTTCAAATATTCACTTTCTTTTTTGAGCCAATGTTCACTCAACTTCAAACGCACATAGGTTGCTCGTTGAACAATGAAATCATGTTCTTCTGGACTTTGACCTCGTATAGGAATTCGTTGTGCTTCGCGGTGGCAGAGACGAAAGGTATGAGTGGAAATTTGGGTTGATAGTTTGAAAATCCAACTACAAATTTCAGGAAGAACCTTTTCAACGGAGTGTAAACGAAGTGTTTTGGAAATAGGAGTTTTTTCTAGGTTTAGAAGAAGCTGAGATAGAAAATCATACAAGAAGAGTGTTGTCATAGTTTCAACTCTTAACAAGAGTTAGCCTATTTCAATTTTACGGGTACGCGATGTACGGCGGTTCATACAAAGGACCAGGATCAGAACCTGTCATGTCTATGATATCTTTTCTTACCCTCTTAGGATAAACATTCACATAGTAATAATAATCTTCGGGTGTTGGAACATGGCTGGTGGCGAGTTGAACGAGTGTTCCAGGACTCGTAAATCCATCTTTTCGCGCTACAAGCAAAGAAAACGCAAGAACAATAACGATTCCTACCAAAACAAATATTGCTTTTGCCATTCTACAAAGAAGGTATATTATTCAATTTTATCTATCATAACACTTACTTGAAGTAAGCTATATGATATGAAATACTTTAAGGGTCTGAGATTATTTAAGCCGCACGGGGGAAGCCGACGAGGTTCGCACCGAGACCGAAGCCAGCGCCCTGGCGAGCCGTCACACCGATGGAGGGGGAGACGAGGTCGAGGACAGCGAAGACGGCGGCGGCGACGAGGGCGAGGGTGGTGATTTCATCGAGGGGGAGGGCCTTCCGGGGGATGAAGACAGCAGCGCCAGCAACGACGAGGCCTTCGATGAGGTACTTGATTGCGCGATTCACAACTTCAGCAACGTCCATTTGATTCTATATTTCCTGGTAAGAAATTTTTTCTAAAAAGACGGTGCGGAAACAAAGGCTAAAGACTCTTGAATTTCCTTTGTAGAATGTCCAACGACGAGAAGGAGAGCTTTTTGAACGATGATCCGGACATCCCTAGCCAGCGCTGGTGTCTTCTCAGTTTCCTTAGCCCCGAGGCGGTACTTGCCCGTAAAGATCCGTTCTTTTTTGCAGCATTTCTGAGGCAATACGAGCTTCATGTTCGCACCAAGTCTCTTGAAGAGTATCTTGTAAAGACCGTTCAGAAGATCAATAATAAGATCGAGGATGAAGCACAGAGACTTGAAGGTCTGGATTTGAGTGGTGCAGCGGTTGCGTGCCGGAAATCAAGCCTTTCGATTGAGGAATATATAACCGATTTTCAGAAGTTTGTGAAGGAAAAGCAGAAGGAGCTCAGTGCAAGTAAGCTTCAGGAGGAGTATGATGATTTTATGTTTAAGAACCAGACGGAGCTCGAGGATCAATTCTACGCCAAGAATGATTTCCGTACGACTGTTCGGGGTATGAAGATTCGTGGTGCTTACAGTACCCGCGAGGAGGCAGAAAGCCGTGCCAAGAAGCTCCAGAAGATGGATGCAGATCACAACATTTTCGTAGGTCAAGTGGGCAAGTGGCTACCGTGGGATCCGTCTCCAAATGCCATTCCCGACCAGGAGTATGCTGAGGACCAGCTCAACACTCTCATGAAGAAGTACAAGGAGAACGAGGAGGCTCGTGAGCAGTTCCACAAGGAGCAGCGTGATCGTGCTAAGAAGACATCCAAGAATGTTGTATCTATGCCTGGTAGTGAACCCGAGTATTCATCCAGCAAGAATCTTGCTGTAAGTCGGGTAGAGGAGGCTGGAGGTGAAGCAGACGTTCCCTCGCTTGGAACGGGATCATCGGAGTTCCACGGCATGTTTTCCGGACCTGCAGATCTAGCGATCCAGAGAAAGATGGACCGTGAGGCGAAGAAGTAAGAATTCTTTCCAAATGTTGAAAACATTCAAGAAGAAATCTTTTTATGTTGATCCAGGGCCAGGATAGATAGGAATACAGGTATTGCGCTGGCAAAACTGTCCCTCTGCGCAGGTAACTCCCACGCAATCAGGTTGGGCAGAATCCTTTTGACCGCGGGCTAACAAAGCTTGAACGCGGAGATCCGTTCCAATATCCTGAAATCCATCATAAAACTGAGGGAAGGTGCGTTTCAAGAAAGGAACAATTGCGAGAATTGCTACAAGAACTACAACAAGGCCAATAACGCCATACTTCACAGTGCGTGCCATTTTCTTCTGTAGTAGAGTATTTTTCTTTCCGGGGGGTCTATTTGCTGTATCCAACTGGTTTTACAGGAAGACCGGAAGTAGGAGGCATAGCAGGGGCAATATCTGTATGACAAAATCCATTCATACACCGTGTTCCGAAAGGACAAGGAGCAAGAGTGACTCCACACATACCCTCGGGAACACCTGTAAAGTAATTGATAAATCCTTCTACGCGTCTTGACACAACTAACACTGTTGCAAGTATCAGAATAATAAATGCAGCAATTCCTTCCTTTGTAAAGACCTTCATGCTCTGTTGAGTCTTCAGAATTTCCTTACATTAATTTGTGGCCCTTTGAGTCGCCTTGCCGCATTTGGGTCGTAGTTTGTATCATCATTTTCTTGTCTATCTTTGTAATACTGTGCCGAGTGTTGCCAAAATTCTGGCGCGCCAATACGGAAATCTGGATGGAGCTCGGCTTTGTAATAAAAAATACAATCTTCTAGCTTATTCGACTGACTGGTATTGTCAATGACCAGACATTCATAATTTTGCGTACATTGATCCATTACTTGACAGAAAAATTCAAAGGAAGGAAAGGCCGAGCCATAATTGTTAAAAATACGCTGTCTATTGGACAAATAGGGTTCTCTCAAAATAAATACAAAGTCTACGTTGGTACGAAGAGCCGGTTGAATACCCAAAGGATACTGCATCGTAATTAAAAAAAAGACTTTGAGCCAACGGCCATTCATAAACAAATACCGAATATTTTTATCGTGAGTCCAACTGTCGTCATACATACAGTCATCCAAAATCAAAAAAGAACGAGGATCAATCCGACTTTTTTTGCCTTCTTCCTCTTCTTTTAAAATTTTGTTCATCATTATTTTTTGACGCTTACAGAAGTTCGCAAGAATAAGAGGACTGAATTCACTGTGAATAAACAACGGGGGAATCATCTTTCCGTACAAGCCGTTTGACTCCTCTGTTCCTGAAATAACAGTTCCTAGAGGCATATCTTGATGACAATATAATAAATCGCGAACAAGAGTGGATTTACCAGTACGGCGACGTCCAATAAAAATACATACCGCATCTTGAGGAATTTTCTTCATGTCGAACCGTCTCAAAGATACATTCACAGGCGCAGTCATTTCTATACCCTTCTAAAATTCTTTACTGCGGTAATGAACGCATAGAAGACTTCTGAGGGAGAGCAAGAATGTCGGTTCATCTTCGGGGTAGTTTCGTATCTATTCCTCACCCTCAATCCTATCCCATTTCTACAAATATACTTCATCAAGATGAATTTACAAATCTTCAGACAGTCTATCCCGGAATGCGTGTTCTTTTTCCTTCCAGTGTTCCGTTGGAAGAACCTGTTTGGTTCGATCATTCGCACAGGGTAGTTTCTTCCACAAAAGGAACATGGAAAAGTTCACAACCTCTCGACTTTTGTATTGAACGAAATGGCCCACAAGGAGGCGTAGATGTTCAGGATATTTCGGGATTTCGCAAAGTGACCCATTTGGTTGATCCCGTTTTGTGGATTCAAGGAAAGTATTCGTATCCCAATCATCCGAGTCTTCCCTGGAACGAGGATCGGTGGGAACTTGCGAATACCAAAATGCGTGATCCCATGAATCAAGCGTATGTGGAGGCGCTGGCATATTATGCTCTCGGAAGGCTACGTGAAGCGGATCATTCGCCACATTTCCATCGCTTTTTTGGAGCATTTACAGGTGTTGCCAAGACATACACATTTAACATAACAGATTCGTATTTGTCCTATCGTCATTGCCGTTGGTTTTGGGAAGGACAAAAGACAGAACGATTTGCACTTGCCGTAGATGAGGATGTTCCCGATGAAGTCAAAGAAGCTATTTATCAACAACCTGAAGATGTGTATGATTCAGATGATTCGGATTCCGATCAAACAGAAGAACTAGGTGATATTCCGTCGATTGAAAAAGCGGAAACAGGCTCACTCCAATCAGCAAACAGTGATGCTCTTCGTACAGCATCCGATGTAGAAACAGAGGAAGACTCTGAAGAAACAGACACAGATACAGATGAAGAGTTAACAATTTATACCAAACTTCAAAACTTTCCTGTTATGATAATGTACATGGAATCTAGCGAAGGAACAATGGATGATTTATTGGAGAATCCGGAAGAAGTTGGAGCACAACCAGGAACAAAACATTGGGAACATATTTGGCGAGCATGGATTTTTCAAGTAGTGGCAGCTTTGTGTGTCGGACAAAGTGTCTATGGATTTACGCACAATGATTTACACAGTAATAATGTCGTTTGGACCAAAACCGACAAACAGTTTTTATACTATACAACGCGCGATGGAGTTTCCTTTCAAATTCCAACCTTTGGAAAGTTGTTCAAATTGATTGATTTTGGCCGAGCTATTTTCAAACTCCATGAGCGTACGTTTTTCAGTGATGATTTTCGCGAAGGAAATGATGCAGCGGAACAGTACAATTTTGGAGATATTTACAATTCCGAAGAGGAAGAGGTTCATCCCAATCCCTCTTTTGATCTTGCCCGATTTACTGTAAGCATTTTTGAAGCACTGTTTCCTATAACACCTCTTCCCAAGCGCGGTGGAAACCTGTTAAGTTCCGAACCTGGACTCAAAGTCAAAGAAACCGAATCCGAACTGTATAATACACTGTGGAAATGGTTACTGTGTGATGACGATACCAATATTCTTCATAATCCGGATGGTTCAGATAGATATCCTGATTTTGATTTGTATAAGGTAATAGCCGCCCAAGTACATGATGCTATCCCCTCCGAACAGGTTAAAAAGCCTGTTTTTGAAGTCTTTCGGGTAAACAAAAAGAAAATACCGAAAGATGTCAAAGTCTATTCGCTGTTTTGTTAATCTTTCTCATGTTGATTTGAAATCAAACAAACAAAGATTTAGTGTTTACGAGTCGCCTTGCGGGCCTTACGCGTCTTTTTGGAGGCCTTGCGACCCTTGCGCGTCTTCTTGGATGCCTTGCGTTTACCTCCATTGAAGACAGTAACCGGGGGGGCAACAACTCCCGTATTCGTCATTTTAAATCCATTAGGAAGAGTGCTTCCTGCCATACTGTTTGCTCCACCCTTGAGAGGAATCGGTGTAGGCCATCCAATGCCACCAGGCCAACTTACCCATACATTCTGTTTTGCGTCCATTCTACTTTACCAAGCTTTTCTCTAAAAGCGAGCAGGTCCAACTTGTAAATCAGGTTCTATGGATGCAATAGCAGGCAAACTAGGTAGAGCAGGAAGAAATCCGAGTAAGTTTGTCATTGAATCCGGAACAATTTGAAGGACAAACAAAACCATAACTGCGCCAATAAAAAAATCCCGCACAAGTCCTTTTATGTGCGGAAACTCCTTCTCTTTCATGTATTCTGCAATTCCACCCAAAAGACTCACCAATACTCCGCCGACAGCCATACCCACAAAAGACGTAGAGTTCATCCGGAATGTTTCTGGGCTTCTTCCTGAAAATTTTTACAGTCTTTCAAACTCATCTTCGCCAACCGCGAGAGTTTTTTCCTCATTCTCTTCATCTTCGAATGTTTCAAATCCGTCTACAGATTCGGGCGCAGCCGTGTCATCAATTTCAATACCATCCACATAGTCTGTATCTTCCCTTGCCTCTGAGAACTGGATACTGTTTCGTTCTGGATTTTCATGATCAAAGACAGTGTCTAATTCTGTAAAACTCACAACCGCAGGTTCAGTATCCACCACAATTGTGGGAGTAGGTGGTACAGCAATCGATCCGGGCACAACGGGTACTTCTATAGCAACGGGCTCAGGTGCGGGTGCTACAACAGGCTCAGGTGCGGGTGCGGCAACGGGCTCAGGTGCGGGTGCGGCAACGGGCTCAGGTGCGGGTGCGGCAACGGGCTCAGGTGCTGGTGCTACAACGGGCTCAGGTGCTGATTCGTGAATCTCGGTTTCAGCAGCAGGGGCAGGAGTGCTAGGAGGTGCAACTACATCCGCAGCATCGTCATCTCCATCATCCGCCAAATATTCTTTCAAAATGCTCTTTACAGGAAGCATTCCACGAATAGACTGCAAAACAGCTTCGTGTAAAAGCTGTTCTACAGAACGAAGATTCTTTTGACGCTCAATGGATGTTCCTGATTCCGAAAAGAGATACGCATTGGACCATAAATGGCGAGCACACTCAGACATCGTGCGATGTAAGAAATGTTCCAACTTGGGAATCGTGATTTGAAGTTTCTTCTGTTTGCTCGTTAAACGGATAGCAGAAAGAACCTTCGTATGTGCGATGAAAACCGCTGTAAGAATTTCCTCCAAATAATCGCATTTTGTAGCTGTAGAAACTTTTTCTGTTTCCCGTTGAACTTTGTCCATATTCCAATCGGGAAACTCTTTTAATGAATCTTGAAATACCCATAGAACACGCTTTGGGTCTTTTTCTGTTTCCTTTACTGTTGCTAAGAGATCCAAGAAATACGTTTCCAGTGCCGGAACTAAAAAAGACGAAAGTTGCCTTGTGTATTCGGCCTTCGCTTCACCATATACGCCAATACTATCAGACCCGTCCATGTCTGTTGTATTGCGTTTTCTTTGAAGACCGCGTTTTCCCGCGCTTTTGTTTCTTCGTTCTTCGACCGCCACCTGGAACAGGAAGAGGAGGTAAAGATTCTTTGTCTGTAAAGTAGGTTTTACGGGGTAGGGCAGAGGTTAGAATTTTTTCTTTAATAGATTCTGGAGTTTCTTTTGTGTCATTATATACATCAAATGCAAATGCAGTATAATTAAAATATCCATATGATTCAATATCTGTTTTCGTGGGAGCAGGTAGACTTTGTATTATTTCATCAAAAAGAGTTCGTCCATAAAACTGAATATCCGCAATCACATAGAGGCGAATACATTTAAGTATTGATAAAGCAGTATGTCCATGTAATTTGATTTTTTCAATTGTATATTTTTGATATTTTCCTGCATCAAAAAGACAATATGCTATAAGAAAGCCAACGAGAGTAATTAGTTCTAGATTTTTCGTGCTCAAAAAAACATGTTTGGTATAGATCCGAAAAAATGAATAAATAAATACACCTGCTCTATCCATTACAAACGGAAAGGATTCGGGATCAATAGTATATTTATATGCTTCATTGAGTAGGAATTCAAATAATTTATATTTATTTTTTATTTTCGGAATCCTAGATTGTATTCTTTGACCCACATATTGTGGGGCGAGATTCATTCGCGGAGGAACAACAGGAAGACTTCCACCAAATATAGGTCGTTGAAGAGCCTCTGCAATTGTCATTCGTTTTGCGGGATCATATTCCAAAAGTCCAGAAACAATTTCGGCGATTTGAGGAAGCACTGCTGGATCAACAGGTTTAAATCTTGTATAAAGCTCTACACGACTTTTAATTGCATCGGGATTTTTCGCGTATTGGTTCGGGAATGGATGTATCAAGATAGAATACATTTCATACAACTGAAAAATAGTTCCATCGGATGCATCCGGTGTTCCTTTGACTGCAAATATATAGTCTAATACTTCATGAATAGTATCACCCGAGAAAGGTTCTCGTCCTCGCAAAATATGAAGAATCGATGCTCCCATTGCCCATGTATCGGATGCAAAGTAGTTTTTTTGTTGCATATTTAGCTCATGTTTCATCAGTATTTCTGGGGAGGCATACCAATATGTTCCAGTATACGTTTCTTTGGTTGTAGGATGATTTGTATCAGTATATCTGGACATTCCAAAATCAGTTATCCATATTTCTCCCAAACTTGTTTTGAGCATATTTTGCGGTTTGGTATCGCGATGTACAATTCCTCGGGTATGCAACGTAAAATATCCAAGCAAAATTTGTTTTATAGCTGAAAAGAGATCATCCCAAGATGTAAAAAGATTATTATCATCAAGAGTTCCAATTGCTTTGCCCATAACAATCGCTGGAAACGGAAGATTCTTAGCTTCCGACGGAATAGCAAGATTCAACGAGACAGGTTTTGGATCAAAACGTATAAGTTGAGCAACATTGGGTTCACCTTGTAAATACCGTAAAGTTGCTACTTCGGTTATATTTTCACAAAGAGTATCTGCGGGATTTAGAAAATATTTTGTTGCAACATTTCCTTCATTGAGTTCTTCTAAATTCACACGTCCAAATGCCCCTTTCCCTAGAGTTTTTACAGTTTTTCGGGTTGTTCCTGCTTTCCCCGTTAGAGGATACACATTGCGAATCTTTGGTCCGAATCGAGGATCAGCCAGAAGTCTATCGCGGGTATCCAATGCTTTCACTTGGGATACAACAGAAGAATCAGCCATTCTACTGTATAACTACTATTCTATCCGTCCATGTCTGTTGTATTGCGTTTTCTTTGAAGACCGCGTTTTCCCACGCTTTTGTTTCTTCGTTCTTCGTCTGCCACCTGGAACAGGTGGTGCATTTATAGGTTCTTTATCCGTAAAATAGTTTTTACGAGGTAATTGCATTGTTAGTAATGTTTGTTTCAAGTTTTCAAGGGATACTTTGGGGGAAGTAAATACATTCGATGAAAACGAAGTGTAATTGAAATACCCGAGAGATTCAATATCTGTTTTCGTGGGAGAAGGCAAGCTTTGTATCATCTCATCCAAAAGCGTTCTTCCATAGAATTGAATATCCGCTACCATATACAGTCGGACACATTGAAGTATTTGCGAAGAGCTGTATCCTAAGTCTTTTATATCTTCTATGCTAAACATTGTGCTGTCATCAATGTCAAAAAGACAGGATGCAATAAGCAAACCCACTAGAAAAATCAATTGTAAATTTTCTAGTTTCATATACGGATGATCGGCATAGCGTCTTATAAAAGAGAAAATGTAAATACCAGTGCGGTCCAAAACATATGGAAGCGATTCAATATTTGCTGAATTTTGATACAGTGTTTGCAATACCAATGAAAAAAATTCATGCAAAATTTTGCGTGTTATAATTGGCGGCAACGTATCAGTATGTATATATTGATTTACAATTGACTTTCGTGGAGGAACAATAGGAAGACTGCCTCCAAATACAGGTCGTTGAAGAGCCTCTGGAATTGTCATTCGTTTTGTAGAATCATACTCCAAAAGACCGTTAACAATTTCAGCAATTTGGGTTAAGATAGCTGGATCAGAAGGTTTATAGATTGAAAAAGTGGTTATGCGTTCTTGTATTGCCAAATCATATTTAGCATAGGTTGGAAATGATTGAATGCGCGTGGAATATTCATTGTACAGTGTGAAAAAATCCCCATCAGTCGCATCCGGTGTTCCTTTGACAGTGAATATATAATCCAATATCTCATAAATATCACCACCCTTGAATGGCATGCGCCCGCGCAAAACATGAAGAATAGATGCTCCAACTGCCCATGTATCGGATTGTATGTAGTCTTTATGGGGTATGCCCAGTTCATGTCTAATTAACAGTTCGGGGGCGGCATACGCGTATGTTCCTGTATAACTATCATTCGTTATGGGAATATTCTTGTCTGTATATTTGGAAGTTCCAAAATCCGAAATCCATACCTCACCCAAACTCGTCATGAGCATATTGTGCGGTTTGGTATCTCGGTGTACAATCCCTCGTGTATGAAGAGTATAATATCCAAGCAGAATTTGTTTGATGGCTGAATACACATCATCCCACGATGTAAAGAGCCTATTATCGTCAAGAGTTCCAATCGCTTTGCCCATAACAATCGCTGGAAACGGAAGATTCTGAACAATGGATGGCGCTACAACATTTACAGGCAACGATACAGGTTTTGGATCAACTCGTATAAGTTGTGCAACATTGGGTTCACCTTGCAAATACCGTAAGGCTGCTATTTCTGCAATGTTTTCACAAAGATTATCTTTAGGATTCAGAAAATATTTTGTTGCAACATTGCCTTCATTCAGTTGTTCCAGATTGACACGTCCAAATGCTCCTTTCCCCAGCCTTTTTACCTTTTTTCGTGTTTCACCTGCTTTTCCTGTTAGAGGATATATGTTGCGAATCTTTGGTCCAAGCCTGGGGTCAGCGAGAAGTTTCTCGTAAGTATTCAAGGCTTTCACTTGGGATATAACCGAGGTATCAGCCATTCTATTGTAGAGCTAGGATAAGAGAGAAGCAACCTGTAGCCATGCAGAAGCACCTGTAGCAAATCTACGCAGAGCCTCTCTTCCTTCGGGTGTATTGTGAGTCGTTTGTACCAAATGAAACAGTAAAGTATTGGGATTCTTTCCAGCCTGTTTATAAAGAGACAGCTCCTCTAAAGTCGTGGGAAACTCCTCTTTCGGAAATGACAGTCCTAAGGAATTTGCTTTTGCTTCCAAATACTGTTTTCGATATGAGACTTCACTGGCAATTTTTTGAAAGGAACAACGAGATAAAACAGGAACAGACAGTTTGGAAGGATCACGAACTTCCAAAATACAGTAAATATCCGGAGATCGAGTATCCAAAATACGCCGCAAAAACGCTTGTGCTTCTTGTGTTAAATCATCTGCGCCTTCAATCCAAATAAACGTCTTTTCCTGAGAACGGACCTGCGCATGAAGAATCTCGCGACCTTCACGAAGAGACCGATCATTTCGCACATTCCAACGAAACAGTCTATAGCCTCGTGTTTTTGCCTCTTGGCGTATCCACGTTGTCTTTCCTGACCCAGGTGGCCCATACAAGATGACAGCTGGTTTCATCTTGTATGGAGATGTTCAATATATTTAGATTCGTTGTTTCATAAACTGTATTTCTTTGTCTTGCGTTTGAATAATTTGATTCGCAAAGGATTGTATAGAATTTGTCTTTTGTAAAAGTTTTTTGCTCATAAAAACAGCCATAGAGTGATGAGGAATCATTCCTCGTAGAAACTGTTTTTCTGTTATAAACAGTTGGGTACGAATTGCATACAAACTGCTTACTGTTAAAACAAAACCAAACAGCAGCGTCTTTACTTCGCGAGAATACAGTCCCATAAATACAAACATCCATCCTGTCATCAATAAAATCATATATACATCATTCAAACTAAAATATATATGATCAAAAGAATCTGCCCACATATTCATCGTACTTAGACTTCCAGAAAGGAGCATTATGAAAAACATCACTGTATAATTATGCATTCCTACTGTTATTTATCAGCAAAAAACTGTGTTTTACCGTAGACCTCCTCCAATACCCGTTGATCATGCTCGGCATTGCGTCGGAGCGACTGTTGAAGGGGATTGTTTTCCACCGCAGAAATAATCGCAGGTTGATTCCTTTGGAGAGATACATCCAACTTCAGAGGAAGTCGGTACTTGACTTGTCCAATATCTCCTGAACCAGGAGGTAGTCCACTGACAGAATTAATACGAAGTTCCCTGTCATTTATGATATCCGCATCCAATTTCTTGGATGTCTGACGACCTGGGTCTTCGTTCGTAAGAGCGATTCCACCATTGCCTGCAAACGGTTTACGACCCTTCGCAATTTGTTCCTTGTTTGGGTTAAGGCGCATATTGTAGGCAGCTTCGTGGCTGGTAAAATCCTTGCGAGTTGCACTACCTGACCCATAATACTCGGACTTTGCGGAAATCTGAGCCTTTTGTGTGGGTCTAGCAATATCATCCGGATCATAGACTTTGAGTTTAGTGGGAGCATCGGCGGAAGAGGCAACACCCAATCCCAGGTTGCCCCATTCAATGGTTGTTTCTTTCACAGTTGTTCGCGCAACATCGGACGGATCCCAGACAGTTATCGCAGGCGCACCACCCGCATACCCAACGGGCGTTCCTGTCTGGCGGATATTTCCAACCGTTTCACTGCGAATCGTGGGTCTTGCTTTGTCCGTGTAATGAACCGACACTTGCTGGTTGTCTGCAGGAACAACGTTCAAACCCATAACACGATCCTGGGTGGATAAGCGTTCATTGGGGCGAATTTCAATGCTACTCTTACCGTAGTCCGCTTCGGGTTGATCAACGTCATTGGTGTAATACGTCTGCATATCGGCATTTCGGAAACCCGCTCCACCAAACTGTTGCGCCATCGGTGTGCGGTATTCACCCGAAACATAGGATTCAAACCCTTCTTGGTTTGCAGCAGGACCAATGAATTCAGAAGAAGTTTCAGGGCGAGCTACGAATTTATAGACTTGAACAGGGCGAGCGGTTTCACGCTGAGATTCTTCGGAGAATGCGCCAATAAAGCGCTCACCTGTTTCATCAATATAGAAGGTATCAGGTTTGTATTTGCGAACTTCACCTGGGTTGTCTCCTGCTGCGGCAACAAAGCGTTGACCAGGAACAACCGGTGTTTTGTAGGTTAGCTTGGGATTATCTTTCACGCGGAGCTTTTCCGTTGTAGGCATAGCGCGTTTCATGATTTCATTCACTTCAAACTGTTGAAATCCACCCTTGCCTGTTAGACCAAATTTCTCTTCAACAGCTGGACCAACTCTCGTAGGCTCAAAAGGTCTTTCACCATCACGGCGACGAAGAGCAGGGTCATCCATGCGGCTTTGAAAGAAATCCGTATTATCTTCCATGCCAAAAGGATTGCCATACGGAGTTTGGGCGGTGTTAAACATTGTTTCCACTTCGCGTTTGCGGATATCGGTACTGCCCGCACCCGTGAAGGAATCCAATATAGAAGTATTTGTATCTATTGCCATATTTTGTTTCATCCGTCCACCAAAAAACGGAACCATGTTGTTGTGGCGGAATTCCTTTGCCGACATTGTTTCACCTGTAAGTTCACTCTTCACAAATGATTCACCTGTTAAATTTGGATAAACAGGATCAAGTTCTACACCCGCAGGATTCATAGCCACGGAAGGGGCAACGGCTTCAATGGGTTGAGGAGCAGGGGCAATGGCTTTGCTGGGGACAATGGGAGCAAGAGGGGGCTTTTGGGTTGCGTATCCAAGAGGTGTTCCATACGGTCCAGGATTGGGTTCAGACGGATAGGATTGTCCCATGGGCGTCTTATACATCAAATCCAACTCCGGAGCAAATCCAACAGTTGTTGCACCTTTGGCGGTGTTCCGAAGAGGACCATTGGGCAACGGACGAGGATTGCCTTTCGGATCTGTTGCGGGAGGATTCATAAATGATTCTTTTGTACTGGAGACTTTGGAGACCAAATACCCCATTCCCACAAGTCCTAAGAGAGCAGCTGCTTCCATATCTACATGTATCTATCAAAATCAAAGACTCTGAGTCCGCAGATATTGAGAGATAATTCTACAATTTAATGTGTCTTACAACGTTCTTTATCAAGATCACGTGCCGGAATGAAAAAGTCAAAGGGCTGTTCAAACGTAAGTTGGGGTTGATGAGGCAAACCTTCCCAACGATTCCAGCCTGTTGCCCTTAGAGTACAAGGAGGATTATTCAACCGATTAAAAATCTGAGGAAAACTCTCATCAGGAGCATTTGCATAGGGTTTGTTGTTCATTGTATTGGTGGTAGGATTGTACAACTTGTCATCGCATTTTACACGAACCCCTAAACGATTGACTCCTTTCAGATCGGATTCCACGTCTGTGCGCCACTGTCCCTTTACCCAGCCATCACCTGATGCTTGAATGCGTGTTGTCACATCCACCGGGAAGGACGTAGGGCAGCGTGCTTCTGGAGGATTTATCATATACCGAAGACTATATGAAGTTATGCGCATATCATCGGCCTGATGAAAATCGTCAAACTTTGGTCTTGTCATAGACTGTTGTTTCACTTGTATCATCTCCTTCCTAATACTTTTCAGGATTTTTACAGACCGTTGTAGCCAAAGGTAAGGGAGCAAAGGTCGCTGGATAGGCCCACATTTGATAAGCTGGTAAATGTTTTGGTTTAACATCAATCTTAATCGAGGTCTTTGGATTTGAGCGTTTAATAGAAGTATCACCTACATGAGGAGGTAAATGTTCACGATTGTTGCACCACGTGTTAGGTCTTGTTATACCCATTAAATCCGATTCCAAATCTACACGATTTCCATTGATACCTGAAACTGCATTTCCACCCACTACACCGAGAATATGACGAGCGGGTTGTTTATGAACATACACATAGGGAGTTTCATCGTACGCTTGAGGATTTTCTTTTGACTCCCAAGGATGTTGAAGAACAGAACCGTAGTCAGCCATCTTTCTACATGGAAAATTGAAAAAGGAAACCATCTTTCAGTAGAGTCACCGATGGAATATCAATGTATGTTCTGTCTCGAACAACTCAAATCTACGGAGGTTGCTCTAAACCCCATTGGCTGTCTATGTAGTTTTCAATCACATGGTCCTTGTCTTCAAACATGGTTTGAACAAAAGAATCAATATGAGTGTCCCATCTGTCATGCGGTCAGTATCCCCAACCCTGTTTTCCAAGCTCCCCAACCCGTCGTATATGTAGTACAAGTTCGTAGACCTCTATATGAAGTTGTTATGCGCGATCAACAACTATGCGCTGCAGTATGTTGTTTTGGTGTTATGATATGGTTTGTTGTTTTAACAACTGTTTCTCTGATTTTCAAGGATTGACTCTAACAGTTGACATCACGGATGTAGCTGCGGGACGGGATTCCACTGCGCACCCAGCCATTGGCAGCAACTTCAGGAATGAGGTTCTTAGGGTTCTGGATATTTTCCTTGACAGTCGGAATCAAGGGAGTGTACTGTTGGGTAAAGAACTCTTCCGTCACAGTTCCACATTCCTTGCCCTGGCGAACCTGTTCCGAATGAAGCAAGAGGCTCTCTACGTCCGGATTTCCACGACCACCACCCATGTAAGGGACAGTGGAGAAGGGGCGAGCCTGGTTGCGAACAATACAGCGATTGTTTTTAAACTCAGGCTGGTTGCGCAGAATAGAGTCAGCGTCAACCTTCTTGTTATTCAAACCGTATCCTTCACGAGGATAAATAAGAAGTTGATCAACGGAAAGGGGATTGACTTTACGAGCATCCGGGACGAGATTGGTGACCATATAATCACCAGGTCCGACGGACTGCTTATAATATTGTTCAATGCCACAGAGGTCATCACGAACTCGTGATAATCTATTAATCTGGAATGAAGCCATCTCTTCTCTGCTCTTAAGTAGAAAGATTCCATGGCCAAGAAGTCCCAAAGTGCCAATTTTTGTCGGTGTATCAAGAGGGTTCGCAAAACAATAAAACAACGACCGGGGCAAACAAAAGAAGCAGCGGCAATTGCCGTTTGTGTTATGTCTGTCCTTCAAAGGAAAGGCAAAACACTTAAAAAATTCAAATGTGGCAAGAAGCCTCTAGTCCAAACACAGCCTCTTCAGCGCGATTGATTCAGCCATGTAACAGGGCCACCATCTGTTCCAGGTAAGCAAGCTTCCCTGCCACCTTCTTTACAAGTCTTCCCGGGGATACGATACAGCCAATTTTGATACGATCCAGCATCATTCGGAATGCTGGTACTCGGCATAGCTACAAATTGTCTTTGGCTTTGCGTGCGACCAAAGACATCCGTAGGATCACTTGACCATTGGACACGGAAATAGGCATCCAATGTGTCATTTACAGACGGACTGTTAATATCAGCAGCTGCTGGACGAGTTGGATTGTATTTTATCTCATCTAGCAATACATTCATGAAAGGATTTGCCGCAGTGGGTCTTGTTTCAGTGAGGTCGGAAGGTCTGGGTATGGAATCCGCATCAGGTCCTACAGGGGTGGCGGAGGGTGCTTGGTTGTAGGTATGTGTTCCAATGGTAAATTCAGGTTGAAATCCCTCCGTAGAGTTGCAATCTTTGATCCAAAGAAGATTCCATCCACGAAGTTGAACAAGACTCATAAACGCAGGGAGTAAATACAATGTGGCTGCAAGGAGTGCAACAGGAAGAGCCAAAGGATACTCAATTAGAACACTGATAGCCATTCCAACAAAGACTGTAAATAAATAAACAGCCGCAATTTCATTTACTGTTTCACTTGCGCATGCAGTATTTGCCGGTCTTATCCACCGATTCCACCAAGCACTTCCAACCAAGGTAGAAGGTTTCTCCCAAAAGTATGGCTCACACAGTGGCACTTTACTCATCTCAACCTACGCTCTATTTATTTCCACCTTTCTTCTTCTTTTCTAACTTTGCCCGGAGTCTATTACGAGCCAACGCAAGGCGTCCTTCTCCATCGCGTCCAGATGCCCTGGCTGTTTCCTGATCTTCAAATCCAAAGACCGTCCTAAAACTTTCCATAAGCTCCACAAAGGCTGGATTTTCACTGAATTCTTTCATCATCTGTTCCGCTTCAGCAGCTAGTTCTTGAGGTCTGAGTTCTCCCCTTCGAACTTTGTCCTGTAAGCGTTTGGCAATTCGCTTCATAGCATTTTGAAGAAGTTCAGGACGTTGAGTGTAAATATTCATCAGCAGTTCAAAGGCTTTGTTAGGATTGCCATCACTACCACCCAATTGGTCAGGAGTTAATCCAAAATCCTCAGGCTTGAATTCACGAACGAGCTCTTCCGCTAGCTTCGCTAACTGTCCTTTTAACAAGGTTTCAGGTAAAGCAAATCCACCCTTTCCAGGACCAAATAAATTCATAATCTTTTCCGTCAACGACTTGAAATCAACAGAACTGAGTTTGCTTTTCCACTGATTCATCATTTCATCCATCCAGGCCTTTCCTCCACCACTTAGATCCCCCATCCAAGGGTGAGCAGGATCACCAAACATACAGCAAAAGGAAAGAAGAGTTATATATTCTTGAATTGCTTTCTTAGAGTTAGCCGAAAAGGTTTGCCAATGTGTAGGTTCAATTAAAACACCCGGGAGTACAACACCGGGTGATTCAATTGGATTCCGATTCGGTTGACCAGCAGTCGGAAGAACCTCCGCTCGAAAACGAGCTAGACGATCAGCTTCTGATAAACTACGAGCTACCCGAATTAGAGACTCCTTTTCGGGATATGTTCCAATCAAGTCATCGCAAAACTCAATGTATTTCTTCTGAAAAATACCATCTAACGATCTCTCCTCCGACATTCTAATCTGTCTTTGAGGAGAGCTCATGATTTCTTTACGCTCTTTTTACTGCTTCAGTGGAATTCCTTTGGCTTTTGCGCAAAGGATACAAAGCACCTTCAGATACTTCCAAATAGCAGTCTGATTTGCATGAGACATGGTAAGCCAATGCTTATCAATAATTAAAAGTGCCGAAGACATCTCATTAAATTGAGATTGGACCTTCTGCCGAGCATATTCAATAATTGCGGTATCGTCTTCGTTTTCAATAAATTCGTGCGCTGGCTGATACACATGCTCGTAAAAAAGATCAAGAATGAGTTTTGGATTGATTTTTTTTGCGCCCTGCAGAGCTTCAAGACCCATTTTAATATCCTTTTCTTCAGGATAGGTCTCCACAAGTTCTTCAAAGAAGCGAAGAAGTTGGTTGTTAAAAGCACCCAGACTCGTCATTCTGTAGTGTCCTTGAAAAGATGCTTTAACCTTATAACGCTGGCGGCCGCCTTTGGGGCATTCCTTTATCCCTTTCACGCATATAATCCTCCATTTGTTTATCCATTAATTGTTCCTTTTTGCTACGACGTGCTGTATCCGCCATAGAAGGAATTTGATTTCCAGTTCTATCTCCTGGTGCTGCTGCTCCATTCAAAAAGGAAAACGCCCCTGGAATGGTTATACCTCCATTTCCTTGCGTACTGGTATCTGCATCTTGAAAACTATATCCAAATCCCTTCGCAAAGGATGTCTGTTCTAACATGTTAAAGGCTTCCGGTTCTGCATCTCCCACTCTAGGAACTCCTGTTCCACCCTGTTTCATTTTCATTTCAGAGATCCAATTCATAACATCTCCATCTGTTCGGGGCTGTGGTTCACCCGAAATAACGAGTGTCGGGACTTTCTTCAACCAACCCGGAAGTTGTGGCCGATTCGGGGATGGATCAACACAAACAAACCGGAAGGTATTCTTCCAGGGTGTTGTGGAAAGTTCCTCTAAAAAAGCCTTAGACCACATACATTTATTGCTATAAAAACAAATATGCTGAGGCTGGTTGTTCATACCGACTACCGTTGGAGAAGATACTGGATACCAAAGACCAACGCAGTAAATTTGAGGCTTAGAGAGTTGGGAACTTTGCCAAGGAAGAAAAGAGAGGATGGCAGCACCAAGAGTCTTTCAATATCTAGCGTATGTAACCGATGATAACAAAGAAAAGCAGGATACTCACACTCTAACATTTCGTTTGAGCCCTACCGATACCGCATACGCAAATGCTTTGCGTCGCACAGTTTTAATTGGAACTGAATCAATTGCATTTCGTTCCGATATGAATGTACAGGGGAAAACAACGGATGTAGATGTCGAAATCAATACTACCCCTATGACCAATGAAATGTTAGCTGATAGAATGGGTCTTCTTCCCATTAATGTTCCCGATCCTACCACGTGGAACTCTGCAAAGTATCGGTTTGAATTGGATGTGACAAACAAAGAACCAACTAACCGAAATGTAAAAGCAGAAGATATTGAAGTCTTTGAAGAGGGAGCTCCTGGAGATCCATGGACACGCATTGAGGGAAAGCGATTCTTTCCAGCAAATCCTTTGACCAATGATACAGCTCTTATAACTGTTCTGAAGGGTGTACAAAGTACAGATGAAAAACCTCAACAAATCAAGCTTACGGCCGTTGCAACCAAAGGAACTGGTCGCGAACATATCCGCTTTAGTCCTGTATGCCAATGTTCATACTCGAATACCATTGATACGAATGAAGCTCGCCAGAAGGCCATGTTTGAAAAATGGCTGAGTACCACGAAAAATATTCATGATCTGAAAGCCCTGGAGTCTGAACCAGAGAGATTGAAAGCATTTGAACGTGAATTTCAAACAATGGAAATTCAACGATGTTTCGTTGTGAATGAAAAAGGCGATCCTTACAGCTTTGACTTTGTAGTAGAATCTATTGGTGTTCAGCCCGTTGTGGATATTGTAGAACGAGCACTTGTGAATCTCCAACAAAAGTGCCAAACCTATACGGCTCTAGCAAAATCCGAAATGCGAACTGTAAAGATTCGTAATGCTGATGCGCAACTTGTTGGATATGATGTTTACTTTCAACACGAAGATCATACCTTGGGAAATATGTTCCAGACCTGGATTCTCGAGAATCTCTTTGAGAGTGGCGAGGTCACATTTGCTGGCTACAAAGTTCCTCATCCTCTTCGCGATGAAATGGTTCTTCGTATTGGAGTAAAGGATGGAAATGAGACAACTGTAAAGCTTGTAGTTGCCAAGGCAGCAGAAGGGTGTGCAGCTCTCTTTGGAGCATGGCTTGAAGATTGGAGACGCGCAAAATCACAACCTATTGGCAAGAGAACACGTGCATCGTTGCGACTTACGGCAGCGAATGCGAAAGCTGTCGAACAAGCTATTTCAGCTATGCCCAAAGAGCCTGAAGCAACAGCTGTAGGACCTGCGCCTACTGGACCGCCGAAACGTAGAGCTTTCTATGAGAAAAAATTTAAGGAACTTGCCCCGTAATAGAATGGGTGAGCAACGCCAAGAAAAACTCTTTCAGATCTATTGTATTAATCTGAAAGATCGTTCCGATCGTTGGAATCGGTTTGTACAGCAACCTGGATTTCAACGACTTGTACAAGTATATCCTTTTGAGAGATTTGAAGGGGTAAACGGAAAACTTTTGGATATTCAACACGATACTCGCGTGTCTCTCCGCACCAAACGCAATATTTTATATCAAAAACGCCGAGACCATGAGGATTTGGATACGGCAGGCGGTGTTGGCTGCTACTTGAGTCATTATGGGACATGGCAGAAGTTTTTACAAACAGGATCTCAGTATTGTCTTATTTTTGAAGATGATGCTGAAATTCCTATTCCGTTTTTGGAAACTCTTCATTCAGCTTTGGACGATTTGGATCAAGAAGGCTTGAAACGACCCGATATTTGGCTGTTGAGCAGACCCTTTGGTGCAACTCTCAGCAAAGCTCTGGATCTCAAAGATGTTGTGTATTCTGGGAATTGGGCTCAAGACGTCACAGGTCCTTTGACGGGATATATTCTTACCCGACAGGCCGCGCAAATTTTATCCAAAAATGCGTTTCCAATTGATGGTCATGTAGATCATTATATGCATAGATGTGCTCAGATGGGAATGCTTAGCATTTCTCATAATAAGAACATTTCATTAAAACAAATTCGTTTGGGTGAAAAAGATTCGGATATTCAACAAAAACCTACGTGTGAAGTTTGCAATTTACCTGATGCTCCCACGAAAAAAGGATATGTTATTATCCCTACACAAACAGTTAGTTCTCTTATTGTAGCTGTTGTAAGTGTTGGACTTCTTTTTTCTTTGCGTATTATGAAGCAGCGTTAATCCACTTCCTCAACCTTTGGGCCATTGGACTCCTGACCATGCATTCCTGGTAGATTACCCTCATCCGAAGCAGAAGGCGTCTCCGATGCATAGAGCTTCATAAGAATAGGGCGTAGAGCCTCCTCCGCCTCCTTCTTCTTCTCCTTGTATGTATCCTTATCCTCGTCGGTGTGATTATCAAGCCAATTTAGGAATTCCTGAGCCTTGGTTGCTCCCGTTGCTGCATCCTCGCCAAGCTTCTCCTTGACCTTGTCTTCCTGGAAGGAATTGCGCGCATTGTACAAATAGCTCTCCAGGTCATTCTTGGCCTCTACCTTCTCCATGCGCTCCTTATCCTCCGCCTCATGCTCTGCCGCCTCCCTGACCATCTTCTCAATCTGATCCTTTGACAGGCGACCCTTATCATTTGTAATAGTGATTTTGTTAGACTTGCCTGTAGACTTCTCTGCCGCAGTGACATTGAGAATTCCGTTGGCATCCAAATCATACGTAATTTCAATCTGCGGAACTCCCCTCGGCATCGGCGGGATTCCCTCTAGACGGAATTTTCCGAGGTGATTGTTATCCTTCGTAAAATTACGCTCACCCTCGTAGATCTGAATATCTACCGCAGGTTGGTTATCGGAATAGGTAGAAAACGTCTGCGACTTCTTACAAGGAATCGTCGTATTCCTCTTGATGAGTGGCGTCATAATTCCACCAGCCGTCTCAATACCCAGCGTGAGAGGCGTTACATCCAGAAGAAGAAGCTCAGAGGTACGATCCTTTTCACCATCCTTGTTCGTAAGAATGTGTGCCTGTACAGCAGCACCATAGGCTACAGCCTCATCAGGGTGGACAGAATCATTGAGCTTCTTTCCATTGAAAAAGTCAGTGACCATCTGGCGAATCTTGGGAATACGCGATGATCCACCAACCATAACAACTTCATGAACCTCATCCTTGGAGATCTTCGCATCACGAAGAACCTGTTCAATCGGATCCATGCACTTCTTGAACAGAGGCTCACAGAGCGCCTCAAACTTCGCCCTCGTGATGGTCGTGGCAAAGTCCTGACCCTCGTGGAGCGAATCTACCTCAATGGCTGCCTGACTGGCCGACGAAAGAGTGTGCTTTGCCCTTTCACATGCCGTTCGAAGACGACGGAGAGCACGACTCTGCCCCAGAAGATCCATTTTCGTCTTGCGCTTGAATTCTGCTACACAATGCTCTACAAGAGCAGTATCAAAATCTGATCCACCGAGATGAACATCACCTGCTGTCGCCTTGACCTCAAAAATACCCTCATCGAGCGTGAGGAGTGAAACATCGAAAGTTCCACCACCAAGATCAAAAATGAGCACATTCTGCTCACCACCCTTCTTCTTGTCCAAACCATAGGCAATGGCAGCCGCAGTAGGCTCGTTGATAATCCGAAGAACATTCAGACCTGCGATAGTCCCCGCATCCTTCGTTGCCTGACGCTGAGCGTCATTGAAATATGCTGGAACAGTAATAACCGCATCTTTCACAGGTGAACCAAGATAGGCCTCTGCGGTTGCCTTCATCTTCTGAAGAACAGCTGCTCCAATCTCTTCAGGGCGCATCCTCTTGGTCTCACCCTTCCAATCCACTTCAATTTCAGGCTTATCATTTGCTCCACGTACAACATTGTACGAAAAATGTTTGATATCACGCTGGACAGCGGGCTCATCAAATCGATGGCCAATCAAACGCTTTGCTTCATAGACAGTATTTTTAGGATTGGCAGCCGCCTGGTTTTTTGCGGCCTCCCCAATCAGACGCTCATCTGCTGTAAAGGCAACGAAGGATGGGGTCGTGCGATTTCCCTGATCATTTGCAATAATCTCCACACGATTGTTCATCCACACACCTACACATGACGTCGTCGTACCAAGATCAATACCTACAGCGGGCATATTCAACTAAACCAAATAGGTAGAAACTCTTTAACCCAAGTAGGAATGCAGTGGTTTACTGGAACTCCGCAAATTGAAACTTCTGATTCGTTTGAAGATGCGAATAAAAAACTAAAAACGATTTTGGAATCAGAACTCAAAAAGAAAAAAGACTATACTCCCGATCTTCAAGAATGGATTCGCTACATAACACTTATCCACCAAACTGCACAGATGAACGGCCCGTTTGATCTTGCCTCGGTGGAAGACTTCAATAAAAAAGCAAGAGATCATATTGTGAAAACTCTTGCGGATAAAAATAAAAGCTTATATACATCACTGTATACTTACAATATCTTGCTCCAAACGGCTGCACGTCAACTCAAAAAATCAGAAAGCAAAGAAATACGCAAACAATTTACATTACCCAATATTCCTACTGCGAATATTTTACAAAAGCGTCTCAATACACTCAGAACACGGGGAGGAAAGCGCTCAAAGAATAGGCGCAGGCTCATCACCCGCAGGCGGCGTAGCCATCGTAAGTAAACGATTCTGCTCAAAGACAGCGGCAGAATTTACAATTTCTACGGCATCCTGTTTACGAACAATCTCATTTCTTGGCTTCAATGTATTCAAGTAATGAGAATGAAGACGAAAGACAAAGGGTTGCAGTTCCTTTGGAAGTTGAGACAGTGTTTGTAGACGTAGTTTATGAACGGATTGATAGGACTGATAGATTATTTCTGTAGACGTGCGCAGCTTCGTTTCCAGTACCCAGAAGCTATTACGATCTTCGGCGAAATGAGTTAGATATTCTTTTATGTTTCCTTCCTTCCGAAGACGAAGAAAGCGTTCCGTGGCATTTGCTTCTCCGCCCCGAAGATTCCGAAGAAGTTCGTAATTAGGATTCCGCAGTCTCCAACGATGACCCTGAGTATCCTTAAAGGTTAGACCTTGGAAGAACCACCCTTTACTGCTACACAAAGAGGTAAAATAGCTTGTTAGATCGGAATTTGTTGAGAAACCAGTCATTGGATACGGAAGAATATTCATCTTCGGATACATATTGTTCATTGTTTCATCGATACTAAGCACGCCATTATTCGCAACTGATCCACTGTGGACAAGATAGACGGCTGGCTTCCAAATGCGCGATACAATCCTGTGTTCTGGATGCTGAAGCACAAAGGATGCAAAGGAAGCAGGATGTTCAGGTGTAGGAACAGGAAGCATTGCAAGAATATCTGCGCGTGTCAGCTTCATTTCTGCTAGAGCTTCATCAAAGAGAGCAGAGAACGGTTTCGTACTGTAAAATGTCCCACCTGCTCCTACCTGTGTGCGTGTTGCAAGATAGAGCGTAGTAGGGTCATCCATAGAACGGAAACAATTCACCATTGTTCCATCAAGAAAGTCTTGAATGTACAGAGTATGATTCCCGGTAGGAATTTCCGATGATTCTGCCTTCGGAGGAGCAACACATACAGGAAGATGAAGGTGGGTATCCCAAACAACTGAACGAAGCCAACGAAGAAGAGGATGATTTTTATTGGTTTTTGACTTCACATAGCGAAGAATTTGATACCGCCCTGAATCTACAATACGAAAGTGTTCTGATTGGAGATAGGTTCTAAGGGTTTCCCATGTAGGATACTCATTGCGAAGATTTGAAAGATCAGATACTGAATACCTCATGGTTGTCGTATGCTAGTTGAAATATGGCAAACGGCTTCAATTTTTAGGGGGCGCGTGGAGCGGCATCGCATGAAATGTATCTTGTCAGATAGAAGGGAATGGAAGAGGCCGCGCCCGATGCAGCTGTGGTTCATACATTAGGAAATCAGATAGCAGCAGATGGAGAAGAAGTGAAAGAAGAACGCCAAGAAGAGGCAGAACTTGAAGAAGGTGGATTAGGTCTTGGTCTTGGACAACGAGTAATGATTGTGGGAGGTCCGTATGATAAACAAGCAGGAACAATTTATTTTTTTGACATTAATGAAGATGGAAATGGAGTACTTCATTTTATGCCCGATCAATTTCCAACTTTGGTTTTTCCCATGGAATTCAGGGATGGAAAAGCCGTTGATCCTCAATTTGTGAATATTGAATTTCATCAGTTAGAAGATTACCCAGAAGAAGGATATACATTTCTGGATGTTGTAAATCTTGCTCCAGGCATGCGTGTATACCGAACAACGGCAGATGGTAAAACGATTCAAGGAGTTGATGGAAAAGAAAGCATTTGGGTTGTTGTATCGGTGGATGAAACGACAGATACAGCTGTTTTTAAAGTAGAAGGAACTGATGAAGAAATACCTTTAGATTTTAAAAACGCAGATGGATATTCATCAGGTATTCAGGAAAATGAATTTGCTATTTTTGTAAAAGTCGTTGATGAAGACGCTTCTCCCACTGAAGAGCAAATCGCTTCCGCAGCACAAGAGGAAAAAGAAGAAGAGGAAACAGAATTTTTATTGGATGAACTTGAGGAGTATGCACAACCCACGTATGAAAAACCACTACCTTCCTATCAACGAACATATGGTGAGATACAACAAAAAGATGAAATGAGAAAACAACTTCGCTTAACTGAGCTTTCACCCAGTCAACAGCAAAATCCTGTAGCGGATTTGAGAATTCGGCGTCTTGTGGAAAACATGGGACAACTGAAGGATCAACTTGAACAAAGTGAATCTAAAAACATACCCTTTACACACCAAACACTTTTAGAACTTATGAAGTCTCCTGAATTTACTCTTTCAAGACCTATTCTGAATGTTGCAAAATCTCTCTATTTTGATCATTCTAGGGATGCTGAGTCTGATCCCACGACATTATCAGAAGAAGGTATAGATCTCAACTATATCGCAGATAGCATTCGTAGAGGACAAATATATAAGCAAGAGAGTTTAGCAGCCGCAGGACAAAAATCAGCAATTGAAACAAGACCGCGTTGGTATACAGTCTACGATGAATACTTTAAACAGTATGTTTCTGTACAAAAACCGATAGGTGAAATAACTGAAAACGATACAATTACAAAAGATGTTGATTTTTTTAGAATCTATGTTCCAACCAATACTGAACCAAATACATCTCTTCCAGTCACGAGACTAAACGGACTTCCCCCCACGGGTATCGATAGAAAGCGTCGTGTGACACCAACAGCCATTGGAAAAGTTTCACTCGGTCCTATGCGTGCAATTCGTTCTCGCACAACAATGTTAAAATCAAAAGTTCTGTTAGACGTTGAAAGAGCTGATAAAGCTAGAGTATTGTCATACATACTATTCCCTTTTTTCTTTTTGCGTTCTGTAGGGGCTATTCGTTCGGGAAAACTTGCTTACGATATTGGAACAGCAGAACAAGATCCTATGGGAATGAAAACTATCTTTCAGGAGTTTGGTGTACAAGAACAAGGAAAACTATCGGATATTTTAGCTGTATCTGTAAGCGGAACAAGTTTAATGAATCTCCCTGTCTTTGAGTGGCTAGCTGCCCAACACTTATATGGCGGAGGATTGGGAGATCTAGTTCCTTATTTACAATCCGTAGGATTAGCAACACAGGAAATGACTTCAGATCAAAAAATAGTTCTTAATAAAAAAGTAGAGGTATTTGTAGCAGCTGTTAAAAAGTTTATTCTTGAAAATCAGGAAGCTCTTGTAGCCAAATCCAAACAACCATCAGTTCACGCTCCCAACTCCTTTTTATCAGATCAAACTGTATTTTTTGAGGCCATTGGTTCTCAGGTATTTTTGTTGGGTCTTTTACAAACGTTCCAAACCCAATTGCCTCTTTACAAAGACAATGATTTAGCTAAATTTGCATATTTATTATCACAGTATCAAGACTACACACTTGCTGCTCTTGCAAATTACAGGAGTGAGGGTCAAATTGCTCAACCTACCAATTTGTCCTTGGAACAATGGCGAGCAGGGAGAATGAAATATTTACAGGTTATTCTGGAAAAGGAAATGGCTCGGCGAAAACTAACTATGGCAGGAAGTCCTCCTACTCCCAATCGTTGTCCTCATGTGAAAGATCTTCAGAAAATTCAAGCAGTTGATGATGAATTTGAACGTATGAAACTCCTTCATGTTTTTTTGATGGGAGGAGGAACTGTTCAGGGCTACAAATGGAAAACCGAAAACCATTGGCTCTGGTGTAATAAATGCAAAGGACATCTTCTTTGTGAACATGAATACCTTCTTTTACAGGAATATTTCAAACCCAAAGAAAAGCAACTTCTTCATAAAAATCTGCTTCTAACATTTAGCGGAGGAGAATTCGCTGGTCGTTTTATTTGTAAACAGTGTGGCCAATCTATATCTGCTATTCCCTATGACACTTCCTATGATAAAACTGATTCAGGTGTTGCACTCAATCCTGGTCCAACCCAAGAAGAAATGGAAGAAGAACAACTGCGCAAAGATATTCTTCCTGAATTTGAAGGACGTGATCTAACAATAAGTGAAAAGGAAACAGAAACTCTTTTCATTATTTTACAAACATTTTCTAACCTTCTGGGTATTAGCCCTTCCAAGACTTCGTATGAAATTATGTTGCGCCGAGTAAAAGGTCTCTTACAAGAACAACTTTCGTATGCTGCATACACTGAGATGGTCAAAAAGGCTATTTCTGAAAAGACGGGAGAAAGGAAAGATTCCTATGAAACCTATGATGCTAAAAATAAGGTTAGTTTTTGTGCTGCAGCATTCTTATTGGATGTTCAAACCAAAATTCCTGACTACATTCCCCGCTATACATTGCGTGGTTGTCGCAAACCTGAGTTTTCAGGATTCCCTCTCGGCGAAGAGAAAAATACTACTGCAGTGGAATACATGGGTTGTGCGGTGTTAGCAGCTTTACCTCGTAGTGAAGGTGTATGGGCAATGACTGGATATGGTTTAAAAAAGACAGAAACTCGTGCCGACCTCATAAATAAAGATATAATCAGTGCTCTAACGAAATTCCTTGAAAAGGCCGAAATACAACAAGATCTGGCTGTGAAACGTCAAGCATTGGTGGCCATCTTTGGTGTTGAAGTGAGTGAGTATGGCCGAGCTTCTGACAGTATTCCTGAAGGCTTTCGTCCTCTTCAAGTTGTTGTTTCAAAGGATACGAAAGAGCCTATTATTCCTGAAGCTGCTTCTCCTGAAATGCTTATTCATGCTTGGATTCTTGAGGCGCATCGTTTAGCAAATCTCAATGGAAACTACAATCCCAAGAGTCCCTTTTCAGAAGAGTCATGCTGTTTTAATCCTGTGGAGAAACCCAAAGAATTCTGGATGAATCAAACACAGTTGCCTAGACTTCCACCCAAAACACCACCGCAAGGACCGCTCGGTAGTTTTCTTGTTCCTCACATGAAACCAAGAGAACAAGAAAAACTTTTGGGCAAAGCGGATGCTTCGATCATGTATCGCCTCTTTTTGCGCGTTTGTTTCCCTCGTCCTCCCGAAACAGGAGCTGATCCATCTCACGTGGGACTTCAACATGAACCTGGATATGTTGTAAATGGAAAATGTACATGTGCTTTTTGTCATTTTGAATTCTACAATGACCCGCGTTTGCCTCCTCCTGTTTTGCCTTCAGGCAAAGATACCAAACAAGCAGAAGCAGAGTATAAACAGGAAGTTGAGCAAATTAAATCAAAAGATTTGGCAGCCTTAGCTAACGCAGGGGTTTCCATAAATCAAGATTCATTTACATCTCTACTTCAAGAAAGCTTCCGTCATTTTTTGGTTTCTCCCATTGAAACATATACTATAACCAAAGGAAACAAACTTTTGAGTGATTTGGAAACACTTGATCCTGAACCGTTTGATGGATTTAAAGATACACTTACGAAGTTGCAGGAAGATTTACGAAATCCTGATTTACAATCGGATCAAGTAGCTAGTGCCTACAATGAATTTTCTACGAAGGCCGACATCTTTCAAAAAAGCATAGAGACTATAAAACCTAGTTCCGAGATAAAGAACACATGGAATTCTTTGTTTACCTATTCTCCTGAAACACTTGCCTCACTCCTCCGAACCTTTTTCTTGATTCCACTCCAACAAGCACTTACCCAACCATCAGAAGATTCTCTTGTTAAGAGTAAAACTGGAAATTTAGAAAGAAAAGATCGTATATACAAAGAACTTACACTTGAGGACAGAAACAAACTTGTGCAGAAATTAGAAATTCATTTAGAAAGTATTCCTAAGATTGGAAATCTTCTTCGGGCGAATCCTAGCGTTGTTCCCATAGTAGAATCTGTTATAAATAAACTTTCCGTTTGTATTCCGATTTTTGCACGGGTTTTGCGGCCAAATCTTTTTAGAGGAGGACAAGCAACATTTACATATGTTCTACAGTCTATGCTGGGTGGTATTTTGTATGAATTTTCAAATCCGGATCTTGGGAACAAACCTGTGCGTAAAGTTATTTTAGAGGCTCTTCTGATAAAACTCAAAAGCGAAGGTCGCCGTCTTACAGCTGAAGAAATCCAAGCTGAGCTGGAAAAAAGCAAGGAGGCTGAAAAACAAGAAGTTATTCAGTATTTTGATAAAATGGATCTGGAAGCGAAACGAATTGCTCTTTTACAAAAACAACTGGGTATGGGTGAACGCTATGGAATTGCCCGTGAAAAATTCATGAAATATAGTACAGAAATCCAACTTCTTGAAGCTCAACGCCGCGCCGCATCAGGAATTTTTGAGGAAATTGGGTATGATTTACCCGATGAGTTTGGTGTTGATCCCGATGCAGAAGAAGGAGTGGATGTTGCGGATTATGGTGAAGGCGAAGGAGAAAATGAATGAGCTTTACTTCTGGTTGCATAAGGGTGAACATTCATAAGACGATAGACACCTCCATCTTCCGCTTTCCCTTCCCATGAAATACGAAATCCATTCTTTTTATACCATGAAAGAATATGATCTTTATTTACAGGAATTAACATTAAATTGGTTCGCATTTTGGTACAAAGTTCCAAACTGTGTTGCAATAAGCGTGTTCCTAGTTTCATTCTTTGATATTCAGGATCAACTACAATATACTGAATTTTGATTGACGTGTATTTCCAACCATCCACATCACAGAGCATATATCCAAGAAGTTTATCTGAACTATCGTAGATACCTTTACTCATTGTGGAAATACGACTTACCCAGGCTAGATCAAATCCTGTTTCATCCTTTGGAAACACTTTGTAAAACAGTTTCCGCGCCACAGTGTAATCCGAATCCGCAAGACTGTGAAACTGAAATGCCATAGTTGTAGGTGCTTTGACTGTCGCCCACCTACTGTTTCAATTTTTACCCAACAGTTAAAGACAGTTTGGCAGTTCTTTACAGTATGATTCGTGCCGCAGGTTGTTTATTTACAGACGGTATACATGTTCTAGCAGGATACCAAGGAGGGAAACAGCCTCCCTGTATTAGTGGATTTGGTGGACACTGTGAAATGGATGAACCTGTCTTCCAAACAGCTTTACGGGAGACAGTGGAAGAACTGTTTGGCGTGGAGACAGTTTCTCCCCAGCTTCTCCACCAGTTGGAAACTGGTTTACCACCAAAAGACAGTATTCAACAAAACTGTTATCGCTGTTTTGTATTTGACTTTAAAGACTTGGAACTCCTGTTAAAAACTGTAAAAGACAGTGGTTTACAGTCTTCACTGTATTCTACACTTCCACTTACTGTCAGTGACCTTTTGTTTCAAAGAACTGTTTCTCTTCCAACAGAAATTCGTCATCTCTGTTTGCTTCCCTGTCTTCCTTCTTTGTACATTGATCCCTGTTTTCAAGAGGACATAAGGATTTCTTCCTCTTCTCAGGCAGAGAATGCCGAGCGTTAAAAGTGGTCTCCGATTCAAACAACAGTTTCAAAGCATGAACCAAGCAACCAAACAGGAGTTTGTCTCCGAAACAATTGTTTGGTTGGACCGAGATGTGCGTCCAATTATCTCCGACACCGAACTTCAAAAACTCAAAGTATTCCAAACGAATCTTCAGGATGTAGTTTCTAAAGAATGGATTCCCGACTCATGGTTTTCTTCCTTGTATGTGCAGAATACAACCTGTTTCTTTTTTGATCGGTTTATTCGGAGATCTATCTCCTAGGCATTTTGCTTTTTCTCTTTCTTCAATAGATGCCGAAAACACCGCCAGCCAATAACGGAAAGACGCAAAAGAATAAGAAGAATAACGCGAAGTCGGCAAAGCTTATGACCGCGAAAAATTCAAGGACACGCGCTGCCGAACTTTTGAAGAAGATTCGTTCCGAAATTGAGGGAAAGAATATTGGACCGCAAATGGCAAATGTTAATAAATTTGCAGCTATTCTTCAAGAACATCCTGAAGATTCTCAAGACGTAAAAGACTTCATTCAAATATTCAGAAACCAGAAAGGCAAGTACGTGTTAATCAAAGAATCAAAATCCGCAAAAGCCGAAACTGCCCCTGTATCTATTTCTTTGAAAACCATCGCAAAGGCAATGAAGGAACGAAATGCTCCTGGTGCTGGAGCGGCTGCTGCGCCTTCAAAGCCCGCAACCACGCTTAATGCTATCCGAGCACAAATTGCCGCTTTGAAAACCCTGGAGAAGGAGGAACGTGCAAAAGCGGCAGCAGAAAAGAAGATAAAGCAGGAGTTTGCTCATCTTGAAGAACAAGCTGCAAAAAATCTTGCAGGTCTGGAAATTGATGAGCACAATTTTAAACGTTTGGCACACATTCGTGGATTGGGCGTTCCCATGTCTGGTGATGATTTCATTAAAGTGAAGAAGGCATTTTCACGTAAATACATGACAAAGAAGGTTAAGTCTGTGAAGGCCGCAAATAAAACCACGAAAACCGAGAATCGGAATGGAAATGCGAGGTCAGCAAATGGAAATGCGAAGTCAACCACCTCAGGAAATGGAAATGCCAGTGAATTTAACTTAGGGGAATAAATATGTGTGAAGAAGATGACTTGTAAAGTAGAGGAATGAGACTTCTCATCTTTAGTGGTCTTTTATATTTAGCAGGTGTTGCAGTTCTTTTACTACTTCGCCCTGAACTGATGTTTACAACAACTGGAGTGTGGAAAGAGTTTGGTATTGGGAAAAATCCAGAAACACATACTTGGATGCCTTTCTGGCTTTTTTGTATTCTGTGGGCTCTTCTTTCTTACCTTCTTGTTGTTCTCTTTGCGGATGCTGGAATTCTTCCTGGTCTGTGGGTGAATCACGTGGAACTTGATCAGCGATCTCTTCCGGCATCCTCGGTCTCCAAGGGAATGAAACCTGGATACTATATGTTAAATACTGAAGGATCTGGCATTGAAGGTGTGCCGAAATATATTTATTTAGGGCCTGCCGCTCCGGGACAGGACTGAACCATTCCCGATGCAATATTTTGACCATAAATACCTGCCCACATCAAATAAAATGAAAATCCTAAAGCATAGCGCATATCATCATCGGCAGATAAGGGCAAAATGCTTTCAACAGGACTCCGGAGAAATGGAAGACCATAGGCTAAGCCTGAAAAGACAACAACAAACAAAGGACTCAAAAGACTTACCAATGAAATCTGGGATATAGAAATCTTCCGACAATTGATGTATTGGCTAAGACTGTTCAGACCAAATCCCCAAATATAAGAAATAACGGGCAAAAGGATAAACAATGTTATACCAGGATTTTGTTTTACGTATGCGGGTATGAATACATAAAACAAAGGAAAAAGCATGGCTAATAAAAGCCCGTGGACAAGTCCAAAGGAAATGCGAACAGTGGAATCAACAACGGTGGCAGCCATCTAACGGAAGGATATTCTAAAATAGAGATGGCCGAACCCCCACAAATAATTGAAGAAGCCAAAGAACGAGAGGAAGAGGAAAACGTTGAACCAAATATTGATGCTATACGAGCTTTCCTAGCGCAACAAGGATATGGCCCAGAGGATTACAACATCGTAGAAGGTGAGATTATCATAAAACCGAAACAAACAACCCAGACTAAAGCCAAAACAAAAGCGAAAGCCAAACCCACTGTTTCAACAACAAAGATCACACGAAAAAATCAAACAATAGAACAAAATCCTCTCCAAAGGTTTTATTCTGAGTATGGTACAAACCCAGCCTTTCAATATACACCCGATGGGAATCTTCAGCTGGACACTGAAGTTCTTCGTATTCAACCATTTGGTCCTTTAACAGCCGCTGAGAGACTTGAACTTGAAACGCAACAAGCCAAACAAATTCAAGATGAAGAGATTGTCTATGATTTAGCTCTTGCCGAGTTGCGACGTGTCTATGCCGAATACAAAACTGCGAATGAAGAACAGAAAAAAGTACTTGCGATAGAGATTTATAATGCGAACAAAGAAGTCAGAACTGCCGTAGCTGCTCGCAGTTCAGTAGCATTTCCCGAACGATGGACAAATACAGCTAACAATCCAGAAACACGTCTAATTGATATGCGCCAACCCAAAGAAATTCGCAAAATGGGCTTTGATGTTTTTATCTACAAGCGCAACTCAGCTCCTCTGTCTACCGCATTGGGAACATACAGAGCTCAACCTCTCATGGATCAAGCAGGTGGTATGAATGAAGAAACACTGGTTTCCCTTTCTACGCCCGAGAATACGGAATCAGGACACTTTCATCCAATCCACGAACTAGAATTTACGGTTCACGGAACACTTTATGCATCTCCGTATCAAGCCTACGAAGGAGAACGATTCCGAGAACTTGAAAATGAACCTCTTCGGAAACAAATTCTTGGAACACGATCCGCCCGTTCTATTCGCTCCCTCGTCAGCAAAGAATATACGCAACCGAATGATCCACTGGGTCTTTGGATTGATATTTTAGAAGCACTTTATACACAAAAGAAAGAGTTGGGAGACGCGCTGATTGACACAGGTTCAGCTACCTTTGTAAACCAAGATCCAACCTTTGTATCTACCGATTATATATCTGCACTTGAAACTGTTCGCACCAAGCTCCAAGAAGGACGAGTTGAAAAAGAACCTGAGGTTGCCACAGAATCAGTTATAACACGGGAAGACCAAGAGAAGGCCAAAAAAGCGGCTATTATTCACACCTTCCGGAAACGCAGATTCTAAAGAAGTGATACGGGAGCACCATCTTGAAGAGGATAGGGTTTCAAAGTTCCTTCATTCGCATCACAATTCACCTCTTTTGATGAATACGTATAACACATTCCATTGGCATCACGGTAGACAACATTTTTAACAGTGGATGGATGAGGGTATTTTACAATAATACGGGGTTTTTCCTTCCAGAATAAGATTCCCAAAACTCCGATAAAGAATCCAAGTAAAAAAGGAAGAATTTCAAAATGGTTGAACATTCACCTCTCTCCTACCAATAGGAAAGAGAAGAATGATTTGGGATTTCTTAAAATCCAAGAATTTTAATGTTCTCTTCAGTGTACTTCTTGGATTAGGTGTTGCAGCAATTCTACGTCCTGTTTGCAAAGGAGATCAATGTCTTGTATTCAAAGCTCCACCCATTCATGATATGGAAACATCTACATTTCAAGTTGGAGACAAATGCTATCAATTTAAGATTCAATCAGGAACATGCCCATCCAAAGGGACAAAGATTATTGAAGCATTCCAAATCTCCCGGTGGTAGGTGTGCGTCTTCCATATTCAGTAGAAAAACCATTTCTCGTTCAGAGCGATTCAAATGGCATCAAGTGGAACGTTGTTGAGTGATTTGACGGAGGGAAGTGCAGGAGCAGCCGACAGTGATCTTGTCAAAAAAATCTTTGCAGATATGAATATGTCGTCAGGTTCAAATCCGCAAATGATTATGAGTCCTAATCCAAATACTGTTGCCCCTATTCAAATGGATTCTCAACCGCCCACGAGCCATATAATTGGGAAAGATCATCCGACACCTGGTGATTTTGCGGCGGCAATTCATGGTGTTCCCCGGATGCAGGAATCGCAGGGTATGCTCCCTCCTCCTATTCCTGCGGGTGCAACCGCTCCACAACCGTGGATGAACTACCAAGCTCCTCCCCCCCAGCAAGTTCTTATTCCCGAGACTCCTACCAAGAACATGTATGCTCGCATTGCGGATGAGTTGAAAATGCCTCTCTTGGTCACAATCTTGGTTTTTGTATTTAGTCTTCCTTTTTTGAATATATTGTTTAATCATTACATTCCTTCCTTGGTTAAACCTTCAGGAGATCTTACAACGGTTGGTTTGTTAAGTAAATCAGTTCTTGCAGGAATATCCTTTTGGATTCTCCAGCGAGTCATTGCGCCTCTCTTATCTTTGTAAAAGATAGTAGAAGGATGAAGTCCACTGAGCTCACACAAGGAGTTAGCATACTTCTTCTTGGATTTTACACTCTCTATGGTTTTTTCGCTCTTCCCTTTGCGGGACTTTTATTGTCGCTAGCCATTGGATTCCTAACATATGGAGTGACCGAATCTGTGGAGACAGCTGTCGCATCCATACTTGTTTCTGGTGTATTGTATTCCCTCATTGCCAGATCTGGAGCGCAAGCAGTTGTTGTGAAACAACCTATTCGTGAAGGATTCATGTCAGACGGCGCGGTCGCCATTCAGAACCGAATTGCAAAAATCAAGAAAGCGAATGTTGAACCGAATGGTGTCTATGCAAGCGCATATGTGGAGGGATTTGCGGATGTGAAAGATAAGGAAGCTGAAGCGGTCATGATGGACAAGCCTGCAGAAGAAAGTCCTGAAAGTAAGCCTGCGTCCGCTACGGCAGCAAGCTCGGCAGGAAGTGGAATTCCTCCGCCCGCTCCTCCTCCTATTGCCTCCAATGTGAAGAAGGCTGAAACAGAAGGGGGCGCACAAGGATTTCGTGGATCACAAGAGACTGGACAATTTCAATTGGGTGTTCTCCCTGAAGAAACCAAAGGAGGTTATCATATTGACACTGGAACAACGGTTATGAATGCACTCAATTCGTTAAAACCGGATCAAATCAAGGCCATGTCTGAGGACACGCAGAAATTAATTGATACTCAGAAGTCATTGATGAATATGCTATCCTCTATGAAGCCCATGCTTCAAGATGGAAAACAAATGATGCAGACATTCAATGAAATGTTTGGGTCAAAGATGTAAGGAAACCTCTATCCAAGATAGATGGCAAGAGCCAGAGTGGTAGTGGATGTTCCACCTTCCTTAGGATTTTTTGGAATAACGGCTTTGCTGGTATTCTTAGCAGTCCTTGTATATTGTATTCAGATGCGTGCGTCTGCTCCTGTAGTTTTACCGCCTGTTGCCTCACCAACGAAACAAACCTCTACTATTGTCGTATCGAATGAAGGAGGTGATGATCGGTATACGCGCGCCCCTCAACCCCAACGATTTTGGAACAACGGTCCTGAAATTCCTATCCGAGGAGCACTGATTCCTGCGGATGGAGGGCGAATGATCAATATTCCCACACAAGGACTCCCTGAGGCCTACCAGTCTATGGGCTTGCTGAAAACGCCTGATGGAAAGATGCTTCCATTGTTTGGTCGTCGTGTAGCTTCTCGTTCCGATAGATTTAACTATTATACCCGAACGGATACATACAATCCTGTTCCTTTACCTGTTCGCTTTCAGAAAAAAGACTGTCAAGATCCTGTGGGGTGTCAAGAACTCTTTGATGGCGATTCCGTACAGATTATACCCACAGGCGAAACAGCATCCGCAACACTTTATCGGTTTGATGGTCCATTGTATGTTCCACATATACTGTAGAATGGCTTGCTCGGATACAGGAATCAAAAATTTTCCGATTGAAACCAGTATTTCAGTAACAGATGGTTTGAATCAGAGTATTCAAGAACAATTTATGATTGATATTCAATGGGGAATCCGCACAAATGCTCCTTCTTTTTATCAAAATTCCCCCCTTATCCAAGAAGGTTCAGGGTCTACACAAAGCTCAACCGTCCGGCTGTCAGGAACAAGCTATACACTTCAAACTCTTCAACTGTGTAAGCCTCTCCACACATCTTTTCTTTTCGAGGAACTGAAGAGCAAAGTACGAGGAGAACTGGTTGCGAGTTTCTCGGCATCCATTGGTGGTGAAACTGTTTACTGTCTTTTTTGCATTCCCCTCGTGGAAGGTCTCGGAGCGCCTGTCTATTTGGAAGCGCTTCGTCTGGATAAACTGTCAGGAGAACCTATAACCTGTGATTCTCTTCTTCCTAGCAAACGAACCTTTCTTTCCTATACAACCTGTTTGCACAAAACACAACAAAACAAAACTGTCAGTACAACTGCTCACGTTCTTGTATTTAATCAAGGTCTTTTGTATCCTGAAGATCGGATCAAACAGCTGATACAAAAATCCATGGGAAGATCCGCTACAGAGTTTGGAAACTTTCAGGTCCTGGATTCTATTCTTATGACCACCTCTCAACCGTTTCGGATTTCATCCGAAATTGACTATAAAAACTTCCTTCGGTATGGAACATTACCAAAACCCTCTACGCGTCTACTAACACCCGGACAACGCGTTGATTCTGTCAGTTCTTATAAATGTGTTCCCCTCAAACCAGATGAAACTGTTAAAAATGATCGTATTATCATTGATACCGATACTGGAGTACCCCTCTCCCAAGTTTTAAAGGAAAAAGAAGAGGATAGCCAAATAGAACAAAAAGGCACAATAACTCCGGGTACAATTGAACGAATGATGGCTGTTGTATTTGGAACTCTCGCGGGTATCTTTATTTTAGCAGTTATAGCGTATGGATTAAGTGTAATAACCTCCGAGGAAAGTGGTATATCCTTTCCTTGGCTTGTAGAACGCTCCAAATATGTTTTACCCATTGTGTTTGTTTCCTCTATCGCAGGAATTATTGGATTTTTGATTGGATTTTTTACACAGAATCAATAGAAGCATAGAAAGGAATGGATACAATAAAGTATAGCATACCTATCCTTTTGGTAATTGTGGCATTTGTAATCATATCTGTTTTCGTACATCAACCGTCAGCGAAAGTAGAAGGATTTCAGACGCTATCCATACCTCTTAGTCTTTCTACCTGCCCACGCTGGACAAATACCATTCAAACAGCGAGAGGATTCACTGATTGCTGCGAGGGAGAATTGTTGGATGGAAAATGTTCGGCTAGCACATTCTGTACTCTCTCCCCTTCTCACGATGGAATTCCAACCTGTATTGATGCTTGGAGACAGTATTTCCAAAAACAGGGGAAACAGGTTTGTCCTTCCTCAATGCCCCATTACTTTGAAGACACAACTGTAAAGCATGGACGAAAGGGATGCTCGTCTTCTCCTGTACGCAAAGATGGAATTAGTCCAACAAATCCTAATGCTTCGAAATGTACTGTCTATATATCTAGTGCTAGCAACAAAGAACTAGCAGACAGTTGTTTTAATGAACAAAGACGTCTACAGGTTCAGTGTCCTGCTTTGCCCAACTACACTTCCCGTGTTCTCAAAGCTACTACCAATGGTAAACTGTCTTATTTTTACTGTTCGTATCAATCTCCTATGGGTCTCACCAGTAGATGTAATGACGATGGAACATACAGTTCTTTTTTGGACCAGACGAATCCTAATTGGAAAACAGCAAATCAAGAAACCTTTTCCAATACCTTCTGTTCCAACATTCAAGATGTTGAACGGAAAAAAGACCTTGTTCGTCAACAGTTAGAACAAGAAATTCAGCAAAAACAAGCAGCACAGAGAGAACGTGATCAATACAAAAAAGAGAGCGAATCTTTGCGTGTCCGTTTGCAAAATCTGACACGAAAATTTACAAATGCTTCTCCCTCATAAAAGATCTGTGCGAGCGAGATGTTGATCTATGTAGAACTTTTCTGTTTCATCGTTATTGGGTGTAGCAGTAGGATTAGGCATTTTTTCATTGATGCTTGGTCCGACGGCTTCAAATACATCGGAATCATTCTTTTCAGGCATAAACGGTGTTTCCTCCATACCGGGTATTTCAAAAGCAGGATGAACTTCTTCTGTACTCATGGGAGGAGCAGGAGCAAGTTGCTGTTTCAAATCAGGTGAATCCACAAGAATCATTTTCTTGCTGATTTTCCTGCGATTCCTCTCCACAAAGGTTAAAGCAACAGCCACAAAGGCCAAAACACCCGGAATAGGACCATAAGGTAAAGCAAGCAAAACCACTACGAGTAAGACAAAAACACCTAGAACTGTATCAAACAGCTGGAAAAAGGCATCAGGATACGAAGGAAGAAGAATAGACCAAAGAACAGCAAGCACGATTAAAATTGTATCCGTAGGGATAGATTTCACCATTTCTATTAGACGGTCTTAAAATTTGACTTTGTTTCTTTTGTAGAGGAAGGCACTCGCTATGGCAACTCAGGATTTGAACACTCTTGATCGCGTTCTTACAGCACATGGGTATGCAATTAAAAAGAGTTCTCTAACACCGCGGACAGCACAAACAGTACGCAAACAACTTACAGTTTCTCCACATACGAATACAAAGTTTGCCAAAGCTATAACACCATCCTTTACAGTCTATACGGAATCTGCAACACGCTTATATGTTCCTCGCTGTTGGGCCAAAGAGATCTTTGGTGAGCCCGAGGCAGTGGCTGTACCCGATGGAACGCCTCTGAGATCGGATTTACAGTTTCAAGGGAAACCCTATGAGTATCAAAAAGATATTGTAGATTCCTTTCTTACAGCGGGTGGAAATGGATTGATATGTGTTCCTTGCGGACGTGGAAAAACATTTATGGCGATTTGGTGTGCAATGAGACTTGGAATGAAATTCTTAATTGTTGTGGACAAGGAATTTCTTATGAATCAATGGAAAGGAGAATTGGAGAGTTTAGTTCCAGGAATTCGCGTTGGAATTTTACAAGAAGACAAAGTCCAGGTTGACACAGAACATATAGCGGAAAAACCGCTCACGCTAGCCGAGCTTAAACAACTGTGTGTTCAGCACAAACTCAAACAAACAGGAACAAAAGATGAACTTCTATTACGCTTGAAGACCATTGATCCAACCATTGGACAGCCTCGCTTCCAGAGTGTTTCCTATGATTGTACAATTGCAATGATTCAAACCTTGGTTCAGCGAGACTTTCCTACTGGACTCTTCAAACCCTTTGGCTTCACGATCTTTGATGAGTGCCATCATCTTGGAGCTGCCAATTTCAGTCGGGCTCTTCTCAAAGTTCAAACAAAATATATGCTTGGACTTTCAGCAACACCTACCCGAGATGATGGATTAACCAAAGTCTTTGAATGGTTTCTTGGAAAACCTGTCTATTGGGAAAAGACTCGTGCGCCTGATCCCCATGTTGTTGTTCGTTGTGTTCATTTTGAAACAGACGATCTTGGATACAACGCAGTTCCAACCGATTATCGGGGTGAAGTTGTATTGGCTCGTTTGCTAACCAAAATTGTGGAATGCAAAGAACGAAATGAAAAGATTTGTGAAATAGTCAAAGAGCTTTGCGAAGACCCTAGGCGCAGAGTTCTTGTCTTGAGTGAGCGTATCAGTCATTTGAATACACTTGAAACCATGTTAGAATCATCAGGTCTTTCTATGAGTTATTATGTGGGTGGCATGAAAGAAGAAGTTCGTGAATCAGGAGCAGCCACGAGTCGTATTCTTCTAGCTTCGTATGCGATGGCATCGGAGGCCATGAATATTAAAACACTCAATACAGTTATTCTTGCGAGTCCACGGAAGAAAGTGGAGCAAAGTACAGGAAGAATTTTGCGCATTCGCGCGGAAGAACGAGAAGTTCAACCGATTATCGTGGATATTGTGGATAATCATGGTATGTACAAAGGGCAATGGCAGAAGCGAGCAAAATATTATAAGCAATGTGCGTATCGGATTCAAACAGAAAGTCAGAATCAATCCGAGACAGAAAAAGAGACAGAAACAAAGGATTCGGGGTATATGTTTCTAGATGACTAATGCTTGCGCCCCTTGCGACCTTTCCGCCCCTTGCGAGTCTTACGACGGCCACCCTTGAAGAGATTGTTCATGGATTTATTATTTGTGCGTGGGACAGCTGTTTCGGTTATGCGGCTTTCTAACAGGTCATAGTCCACCTCGGGTTGAATTGTAGAATTCGTTGAGCTAGGACCATTTTGAACTTCGCTGTTCAGCGCATTGATAGCATTATATCCATTCGCCAAAGTTGCTGTGGAGTTCGGGGTTTTTTTGGTTAAGCCAATCGTGTTGGTAACCTTTTTTACACTGTTTTTCAGAGTATTCAAGATACCACCACCTTTGTACAGAGCACCCGTCAAAGGCGGAGGATGACCCGTAGTTATGCAGGCAGGATTCATTTCGCGAGCCGCAAAAGGGATTTGAAGTTGAACCGGAGCACCCACAGAGTCTACCCACGTACTGGGTCTATTATCATAACCCGCAGTAGGTGCATAGTAATACATAGAATCTACATCACCTACACCGACCGTAGCAGGAGCGGTTGCTCCTCCAGACTGAGGATTCAAATGAAGATTCGCAGAGGCAACAGGGAGCGGTTGTGTGCTGGGCGTGTGAGGTCCAGGGTTGAGGGGATTGGGTGTTGAACCTTCGCACGCGATGCGCTGAACGGGGGGGTATGTTCCAGCCCACCAAGCCGCCGCATTCGGAGCAACTCCTGGAACAGATGATCCGGTTAAATCAAAGGTGTAGCGGCCTCCTTTTTGTCCTTTGCGGGAACGGGATTTGGAACGACGAGCTTTCTTGGACTTAGAACGCCTCTTCCCTCCATTCATTCCAGGAAGTCCTTCGTTGCCTTTGAGTCCTGTAAAGGGAACTGTGTAGCCAGGTTCAACTGCACGACAATCACCCAAAGCAGTGAAGACTTGGGGGTTGCTAACAGTTCCAGGAACACCCGGGATACTGGACGCACCTGTAAATCCAAATCCCGCACCGCGTTGTTTGCGTGTAGCCTTTCTATTCTTCGTGGTTCTCCGTTTGACCATCTTTCTACTTAGTTCATATCAAAAAAGTCCAACGATCTTGTATTTTGAAAATTCTTCATACCATTGAATTTGGACTTTTACAGTTTGTACAGATGCTGAAAACTGTTGCCGAAGCTGTGTACTCATTTCTGTGGTCTGAACTGCCGCTTTTCCTAGAGAATTACCCCTTTCATCTTGAAGATCATACACATCGGGAAGTCCTTTACATTTGGCTGCAAAAGCAATAGTGGCTGCCTTCGGGTCAGGTTGTGTTGGTGTTTCCAATTGTGTTTGTATGGGTGTCTCGGGCTCGTTAGTAGAAATATGTTCTTTTGGTTTTTGAATCAGAGATAGAAACAAACGGCGTCTTCCACCTTGTTCAGGAATAAAATCAATACTGCTGTAATTTCTGGAGTCGACAAGTGTTCGGAGAGAGGAAAGAGGAAACAATTCGGGAAGAGTGACAGTTAAACCACTTAGACGCTTGTCCTGTACAAATGAGTTAGCATAGAATCGCTCCAGACGTTTGATACGAGAAGAATAGGATTCATGAACACAGGATTTATCCTCCAAAATCCAAACGTCTTCCAATTGGAGCGTTCCAAATAAAGAATCTAGGGTTGCAATAAAAACACTGTTTGATTGATACATAGATGCGGATAGTCGGAGACGAAGAGATACAGCCTTACGAAACCGAGAATCAATAAATATAAGGGGGTGTCCCTTCATAAAGAGTAAAAATCCTGGTTCATATTTTTGTTCATGTCCAAGAACATAATATGTATGCTTGCCGATGGATTGTTCCATCTTTTCGGGATAAAGAGGTTGACGAATCCGAGAATCGAGCGAGAAGTTCTCCAGGAACTGCTTAGCAGTCTCCAGGACAACTGGTTTTACAGTTTGTGCTTGGAAAAGACTTTTTTTCCCTTTCAAACTACCCCGAATTGAACCTTGTGTATCCATTCCTATGAGAAACAGGCAGTTTTCCTTTAGCCCCCAGGATGCTTATAAGGCAGAGTAATTAGGAACTTGATAGGTATCATTTGCGAAGATGCCTCCATCAATAAACTGTCCTCCATTTTGGGCAAAATCAGGTGAAAAGGTTTGAAGAGCCTGACTTACAACAGCTTGTTCGGGGGAGGCTACATCTGCTCCGACAGCAATTGCTGTTTCCGTAGGTTGGGGAGCAGGACCAAAAAGACGCTCAGGGTATCTCATATTATCTTTTATGTTGCTGCTGCCGTAGGTTTCGTCATAGGGATCGGAATCTTCAGGACCGGGAAGTCGTTCTGCGGGAAGATTGTGAGGAGGCGCTTGCGAAGGAGAGTTTGGTCCACCGGGTTGAATGGTTCGCTCAGGTTCAGGGATCGGTTGCGTTATGATGGGTGCTGGACCAGGAACTTCAAATGTTTCTTCAATAACAAGTTTTCGGCTGGATGTAAAATACAAATAAACAAGATAAAGGGCGACCACTAAAAGAATTGCAACGACAACTGGTTGAACCATCTGGATTCTCTTTGGATAAATCCTACACAAAAAAAATCACTCCTTGTAGAGATTAAACGATGAACGTGGATGAACTCGTAGCATTTGTCAAGGAAACTCAAGGAGTACTTACGTGGGATACTCAATCATTAATTCGTATTGGCGGCATCCTTGCAGTCAAAATTAATGCTATCCAGGGAATGTCAGGAACGGAAAAACAAAAACTTGTTCTTCAGATTTTGAAACTTGTTTTAACAGAACTACAGCAAAAAGAAAAGGTCAACAAAGAAGCTGAAGAACGATATGAACATCTGAAACGAATGGTAGATGAAGTTGTCCCAGCATCCTTAGAGTTAGCTGTATCTGCTGCTCGTGGAAAACTCAATCTTCGTAAAATCAAACCTTCTGTTTGGGTGCGGTATTGCTCTTGTTTTGCGGAAACGGTTGTTTCGGCACTGGCCTCTCAAAAGTTGATTTCTGAGGCCCAGGCCCGTCAGGCTTTGTCAGCAATTGACGTTGTGGAGGAGAAGGCGGCGGTTGCTGCTGCGATTGCAGATGCGAAGATGGAAGAGAAAGGAGGTCTGGAACTCCGTATTCCTGACGCGACAACTCAGGAGAACCCCATGTTAGCAGGACATCCCAAGCCGGAAGAGAAAGGAGAAAGTGAGACGAAGTCTGCGTAAACGAACACGGATAGGATTCAATGGAAAAAAAATGTAGTGGAATATCACGGTCAGAGAGAACAAACCCTGTTTCGTGAATCTCTGAGTTTAAACATTGGCGCGAATCAAGTTCTAGCAAAAGAAATTGATTGGTGGATTCAAAAAGAAGCCCTTGAATATTTCCAGCATCATATACATGTACTGTATCAGAATATGCATAGGATGATTTAGATTTATGAGGTATCCAGGTGCGAACAAAAAAGCTTCCTGGCTTTTTCATCTTTACAAAGATGTAGCCGAAGAAGTTTAGACTGCTTAGTAAAAATGAATAAAGTTTAAGGCAAGATGCTAAGCATACAAAGATGTCAGCCCCAGCTCTTCTTTTAACCGCCAAAGGAGAAGTGAAACAAGCCAAGCTAACGGTTGCCAATACAAGCTGTATTTCCATTGTAGAAATTCAAAAATATCTGAAAAAGAAAGCCGAACCCGAATATCTAGGACAATATGCGTATAAATCGAGGTATCTTCATCTCTTTGGCTATTCTTCGGGGAAAAAAGGAACAGAAAACAAACATGAACTACCTCCTCCCCATGATGCCCAGGTGCTCTTTGGTGATATTCTGATTCTAGTTTCCAATAGGGAAGATTCCTATGAAGCACCCATTCCCTTCAAACCCGATGAATATGAAGCATTTTATACACAGGCTTTTGGAGGATTTGACTCAGAAGATGAAGAGGAGGCTGAAAGTGAAAGTGTTGAGGCTGAGACCGTAGATGTAGAAGGGGCAGAAGAAGAAGTAGTAGAAGAAGGAGTAGAAGAAGGAGTAGAAGATCTGGATGAAGATGTAGAGGAGACAGAAGATGCGGAGGATGCTGAGGAAGGTGGAGATGCTGAGGACGCAGAAGATGCAGAGGACGCAGAAGATGTAGAGGAAGGTGTCGATGAAGTAGCGGACGAATTTGATCTTGGAGATTCATCGCAACGAAACACGCGCAGTCGTTCTCGTCGCAAAAAGGGAGGAGATTCTACAAAAAATCTAACTGGCGCTTCCAAACTTGTCACATCATTTTTGGAGGGATACAAGTTTACTACCTCCGAACAACTTCAAGAAAATACACCGTACACTGCGGATGCTCTTCGTGTTTCCATGATGAGTCGCATTGAAAAACTCTTTGAGCATTACCTATCCAAATCCGATATGGAAGCTCTTGAACGTGCTGTTTATAATCACTGCATCAAAGAATCCATACAGCATCATATTATTAGAGATTGGGGATTCCCTATCTTTGAGAAGTTGTATGAGCGTCGTATGCGCCATATCTGTGTAAATCTCCATCCAATGTGTTATGTACAAAATACAAATCTACTCGAACGATATAAACAAAAGGAATTTACATTTGAAGATCTTGTGACCTGGAGAGATACGGAAATCTTTCCTGAACGAAACAAGGAACTTGCAGAAAAACAATTCCAGAGAGAACAACGACTTTTGGAAGGCAACAAGGCGAACGCAACAGATCAATTCTTCTGTACTCGTTGCCATAAGAGAGAGTGTACATATTATGAGCTACAAACAAGATCTGCAGATGAACCCATGACAATCTTTATTCAGTGCGTAAATTGTGGAAAGCGTTGGACACAATAAAGAGGGAATACAATAGAAATGGAGCCGATGGTTTCTCGGATTGTAGCATCCGCTCTCTACGAAAGACGTTTGATGATCTTAACATTAAAAAGATACGGTAGGCGCTCATTTTCAGAAACAAGTAAGATAACAAAAATACGAAATCAGCATAGAAGGGGGGACAATGAGCCCGAAATCAAAAGCAACAAGGAAAGCGCGAATGTTACCCCGGTCGCCTTCTATTCCTCCGCTGCGGAAGAATCCAAGGGAAGCAGGGAGTGATTTTTTTCGGTATGTCAATGGAAATTGGATTTCATCTATTCATGTTCCGCCCTATATTGCTTCATTTGGAATTAGTGAAGAGATTGAGCAAGTTATTGAAGGTCAACTCAAGGAAGCTGTAAATCACTGCATTCAAAAAAGCAAAGGACCACCTACAAAAGGATACCTTGATTCTGTGGAACGAGCGATTGGTTTTGTCGCACAATCTGCTTTACGACCACATACACAAGAAAAAAGCATTCACAGTTTGAAACGTATCCTCCACAGATTGGACTGTTTGGAAACACCTGAGGATATCGCCAAAACCATGGGTCATATGCTGCGATTTAAAATACCAACAGTCATGTGGCTATACGGTGATTATGAAAACAGTAAACATACTGAATACTGTTTGTCTATCGGTGTGGGGAGAGTAGGTCTTCCTGATCTCTCCTATTATGAAAAAACAGCTCCTGGCAAAAGCAAAACACTTTTACAGTATGCGAATCTTTTACAAACAGTTGGACAGTATCTTGATGTGGAGTCTCTTAGTGAAGGAATTCCATTAGAGGCGATTTTGGCGAAAGAAATCAAAGCAAGTCTTTCGGATTCCACAGAAGCCTATAAGGGAACAGTCTTAGAAACAGAATTTCCTGCTATTCCCTTTGATGCTTTCTTTAAAGCATTTGGTATTCAATCGTGGAAAACGCAGACTTTTTTTGTGGATTCCAAGCATTGGCTTCGTACAGTATCCAATTTATTCAAGAATCTTCCACTAGAAGGATGGAAATTGTTGTTTGCACTGGAACTTGTCTTATATTTCCTTCCCTTTTTGCCGCCACCGTTTGATGATCTTCATTTTTCCTTTTTTCACAGGAAACTACGAGGGCAAACGGAAAAAATACCTCAGAATCTGCTTACTCTCCGTATTCTCGAGCAATGGATGACTCCATTTATGTCTCGCGTCTTTGTTGAAGAAATTGCGAGTTCAAAAGTCAAAGCCTCAGCAACACGGTTTGTAAAAGAGATTGTTGACGCCGCAAAAGAACGTGTAGGACAAGTAGAATGGCTAACCCCTTCTACGCGCTCCAAAGCACGAGAAAAAGTGGAAAAAATGAGAGTTTCTGTTGGATATCCTGAATCCTTTCGTACATTGCCCATTCCTTCGGTTCAAAATGAAAATCTCTTGGAAAATCTTTTAACGTTGGGAACATGGGAAACGGAGTATGAATGTATGCGATTAGGTGAAAAACGGGATCAACAAAAAGATTGGGATGAACCTGTTTTTGATGTTAATGCTTATTACTATTCTCAAGCCAATGAGATGGTTATACCTTATGGGTCTCTTCTTTGGCCTTTTTTTCATCCTTCTGCTCCTCTCGGATGGAACTATGGTGGACTAGGATGTATATTAGCACATGAAATGACACATGCATTTGATAAAGAAGGCAAAGAATTCAATCCGGATGGACTAGAAAAGAAGTGGTGGACACCCAAGGATACACGAGCCTACAGCAAAAAAACCAAGGCCCTTGTATCTCTTTTTGCAAGTCAAACCGTGTTAGGACACCCAGTAAGTGGAACACTCACACTAAGTGAAAATATTGCAGATCTAGGAGGCTTGGCGATTGCTTTATACGCTTTAGGTAAAAAACTTGAGAAGGTATCTACATCTGAAAGAAAAGAGGCATATCGTCAGTTTTTTATTTCCTATGCTACATCCTGGCGTGTAAAAGAAAAGCCTGCCAAAACCATACAAGCCTTATTCTTGGATCACCATGCGCCCCCTCCTCTTCGTGTGAATATGATTGTGAGTCAATTTCAGGAATGGTATGATGCGTTTGATATTCAGGAATCTGATTCTTTATATGTTCCCCCTGAGAAACGAATCCGAATTTTTTAGTCTCCGAATGTAGAATGAAATATGTGTGGATAATTCGGACATGGGGAAGTGTTGATTCCTTTTGGGAGCATGTGCGCGAACATAAGGATTACGATACAGCCTTTACGAAGCCTGAACAAGTGCTTGAAGCAGTAAAAAAAATAATTCTCCAAGAAAAAACAAATTATGAGGAAAATAAACGTACAGAAAAGGACTTTGTGGTGGAGATTCCTACGGTTGAAAAAATTCAAACGCGTCCTTTTCTTAAGTTTTTAACAATTTCTACCAAGGATTCTACTGAAGAATGTGTACAAAATTGGTATATTGAGCGTATCAAGCTTATAGAATGAGAAGATCCCGAAGTCTCCAATACTCAAACGTCCCATCGGGCATAGGTCGTTTGATAATAAAGGGAAGTTTCTTCTCTGCAAGTTCTTGTCTTGCAATATCAAGAGTGTGAAGAATATGAGGTTGAACATGTACAAAGGGAGGAGCACCTTGGGCCAATTGATTTGCACGAAAACCAAGAACTCTCGTTTTTTCATATTGGGTGAGAAATGGAGGACTTTTATGGTTTTGATCAAGAACGGACTCTGCTCCAGGCAAAATGGACGTTAAGGGAAGTTTTTGAAGAACAGTTTCTTTATAATCCAAAACAGACTCTGGATGATGTTTATAGAGAATAGTGAGAGGATCGGTAACTTTGGTTAAATCTTTCACTTGAGGTTGCGCTTCGGCAAGTTCTGCCTGAAGTGTTAGAATATCATCTCCACCATCTCCATCTCTTACTTCATCACCATCGTTTGAATTCATCTCTCTGTTTGAACTGGAGGAAAGAGTTTCTTCATTTTTAGGCGACGGGCCGAGTAGTGGCCTAAAATTGACCCCCTAGAATCTACATATTGCGGGCACAACGATGGAATCGAACATGAACACGAACACGAACACGAACACGAACGCAGCCCCATATGAGGTGCGCACATTTATGAATTTTGATGAAATGGGTCTTCCTGATACTCTTCTTCGAGGAATCTACAGTCATGGATTTGAGCGTCCTTCTGCAATTCAACAGAAGGCTATTAAACCGATTGTAGATGGAAAGGATATTCTTGCACAGGCACAGTCAGGAACGGGGAAGACAGGAACGTTCTGTATTGGCTCTATGTCTCGTGTGGATCCTTCTCTGAAAGCTCCACAGGTGCTCGTACTTACGCCAACCCGTGAGCTTGCACAGCAGATTGAAACTGTAGCAAAGGGGCTTTCTGATAAAATTCCTCTTTCTGTCTATTGTGCAGTAGGAGGAACTGAACTTCATCACGACCTTCGAGCACTCGATAAGGGTGCTCAGTTTATTATTGGAACTCCGGGACGTATCTATGATCTTATGAATCGGAAGGCTCTGACGGGAGGAGGATCAGCTCTTCCGCGAACTCACATTAAGGTACTAATTCTTGATGAAGCAGACCAGATGTTGGAGGATAAGTTTCATGAACAAGTTATGTGTATTCTGGATCTTGGCTTTCCTAACACAACACAAGTTGCCCTCTTCAGTGCTACCATGCCTCCTGAGGTTGTAGATGTTGCCACTCGTCTTCTCCGTGATCCTGTTAAGATCCTAATTCCTCCTGAGGATGTAACTCTTGATGGTATCAAGCAGTTCTTTGTTCAGCTTCCTAAGGATGATTGGAAGATTGAGGCACTTCTGGATATTTACAGCCAACTGAACATTAATCAGGCAATGATTTATTGCAACAAGAGACAGCGTGTTGAGTGGCTAGCAGAAAAGATGAGTTCTCAGGGCTTTCCCATTTCCTTTATCCATGGTGAAATGGAAGTTGGAGAACGAAAGCGCCGAATGGCTGATTTCCGAACGGGAAATGTTCGTGTACTCATTAGCACTGATCTTCTTGCTCGTGGAATTGATGTACAGCAGGTGAGTCTAGTAATTAACTATGAACTTCCGACCAACCACGAGAACTATATTCACAGGATTGGTCGTTCAGGCCGATTTGGCCGGAAAGGAGTAGCGATTAATCTCATTGGTCCTGATGAAGTACAAATGCTGAAGGATATTGAACAGTATTACACTACAAGCATTCAGCCTCTTCCCGATGATATTGGAAAGATTCTTGTGTAAAAAAATATAAAAGAATACAATACAAACTTTTTTTTATGTGTGGCTAGACGTTGTACGACTTCTCCTACCTGTAGCAGGAGCTACTGGATCACGAACATCGTGGCGACAGACAGGACAATGAACATGATCTTGAAACCATGTATCAATACAACTACGATGAAACCAATGTGCACAGGCGTTAAGTTTTCGCCCTTCCTGTTCTGCTAGAAGTCTATCTTGACAAATAGCGCACGTTTGTTCTTCATCACTGGCTAAACGACCAACAGTCGTGTTTTGAGAAATTTGTTCAGGGGTGGGACGAATGGGAACAGATTGGAGAAATGCATCCAATCCACCACCACGAAGTGGTGTTGTCCTTCGGGTTAGAGGTCCTGCGGGAAGATTGAGAAGAGAGAGGAACAGCTGGGCGGAGAAGTCCTCTTCACCTTCTTCGTGAACACTGTATTGGTAGATAGGAGCAGCAGAAGATCTCGTCGGGGGTGTAAAATTGGATGGTGCGACAGGAGGTGTAGGGGCAACAGCCCCTGGGGATGAACGCACGTAAGATTGTTGACCCAAAGAGAACAAATCAAATCTCTCTCGGGTCTTTTGACGAATATACTGTAAGACGTCTCGGACGGAAAGGAAAGAATCAGGATTGTACAGTAAATCCGGAAAATAGTTATGAAGGTCATCTAGAAGACCAACTCCATAATGAGACACATAAGGAGAACTTGACATCGCGTTGGTTGTCTATCTGGCGGAAAGAGAGAGATTCAAATTTAATGGTTCTCCGTATGGAAAACCAGACTAAAGAACCATTTCAATCTTCAGATATGGATACAAAGCAATCCACATCTGACGAAAAAGGTGTGACGGGTTTGGCAAATATGAGAAATACATGTTATATGAATGCTGCTCTTCAAGCTCTTCGCCATAACACAGAAATTTCAGCATTCTTTCTTGAAAAGAAATATGAACATTGGATAACAAAAAAGGAAGCATCTCCTAAAGTTGAATTGGTTAAAGGATATGCCGATCTTCTGCGTTCATTGTGGTCAGGTTCTCACCCGTCGTATATTCGTCCTGCTGGATTTCTCCAGACAATGATTCCTGCTGCAAACGCTGCTGGTTTTGATCAATTCCAAATTCCTATGCAACACGATAGTCATGAATTCTTAACATTTCTCTTGGATCAACTTCATGAAGGAATGGCCGAAGAGGTTTCAATTGAAATTCAAAGACCCTCACCTCAGTCCGATCGGGAGAAGGCGATTCAATCAGCATTAGAAGCATGGAAGCGCATTTTCTCCAAGCAGTATTCTCCCTTCACGGAAATGATTTATGGTCTTCTTCGTATAACCTATACCTGTAAAAACTGTACAAAGCATTGGGATACGTTTGAAACCTTTAACTGTTTAAAAGTTCCAATTCCAAAACCCAGTGGAACTGTTCCATCTATGGAAGAACTCTTGGATTCCGAACTAAAGGAAGAAGAAGTGGAAGGGTTTACGTGTGAAGGCTGTAAAGTTCGGGGAACAATTCTTCGCAAACCTCGTATTTGGAGACTTCCGCGTATGATTCTTCTCGTCCTAAAACGTTTTACACCTGATGGAAGAAAGATTCACACAGCTATTTCCTTTCCAAAATCCAATTCTCTTACTTTCACTTCCATTTTCTCACCGGATTCTCCTGAACCAAGTCAGCGTCAGCCGTATGAATGTTTTGCAACCATTGATCATCATGGTATAGCGGGCGGTGGACATTATACAGCACAAGCAAAAAGTCCTTTATCAGATAAATGGCACATGTTCGACGATGAAACTGTAAGTTCCATTGGTGAACCTCGTTTTGGAGAGCACACGTATATTGTATTTCTAAAGCCTCAAACTCAACAGCAATCTAGCGGCGGCGACGAGACTGGGTCTTACGCGCCTTCCGGGTAGATGCCTTGCGAGCCTTCTTAGTGGCCTTGCGAGCCTTCCTCTTGCCACCTGTCTTGGTCATGTTCGCAACATTCTTGATAGCTTCATTCATGGAGTTCGCAGCAGGAGAGTTCACGAGGGCGTTCATTTGGTTCTACTTACTCCAAAGAAAATCCTTCAACGCGTTGGTCTTCAACAAAGACTGTTTTTACGCGGCTAAGCATACCATTGTCTCCGCAAATTCGGAAATGAATATGAGGTTCTAAGCGTCCCTTGAAGGGAACAGTATATGCCTGAGGATTTCGCACTTTTAGAGTGGCAACGCCTGACGAATCAGCAGTTGCGACTCCTGCATTTTCAAACTTACTGTAGGCTTGACGCCAATCGGGAATCTGTTTTAACTGTTCCATAGCAGGTTCAGCCGCCCAATACAAGACTTTTGCTCCTGGAGAGACACGAACAGGAATTTCTTTCGTTGCACCGGGGGGAATGCGTTCCGGAATGGCTGAACAGGGCAGCACTGTCTCCCCTAAAAAGGGAAGATAGGTATCACGATTTCCAAGAATAGCCAGCGCAGAAAGACCTACAAGAACATAGATTGTTCGTGCAACAACTCCTTTTCCAGCAATGGCTTGGACCAAATTGAAATCAAAAAGTCCTACTAAAAGCCAATTCAAAGAACCAACAAGGATTAAAATCATTGCCACTTTGAAGACTTTTTTTTCAAAGTACAGACTGTCAAAACTTGCTGTATCCGACATAAGGTTTTCCTATTTAGGAAGAAGAGAATGGGTAGGCCTCTTATTTTGTTGTTAGCAGGATGGGCTCATTCAGGAAAAGACACTGTAGCGAAAGTATTGGTGGAAACCTATGACTTCCAAAAATATGCATTCGCCGATCCTGTTAAACAAAAAGTTGCGCGAGATGAAGAGATTCCTTTAGAATGGTGTTATGATCAAAAGAAAAAGGCAGAAGTTCTTCCCTCTAATCCCGAACGAACGCTCCGAGACGAACTTATTCGGGTAGGTGAAGAAGCACGCGAATTGGATAAAGAAGTTTGGGCCAAAGTAATTGGTGAAAAACTGCAAAAAGCCATTCACAGAGGAAAGACAAAATTTGTCATAAGTGATTGGCGAATGCTTCCTGAACTCTGGACTCTTCAAAAACTCTTGCCTGAGGCTGTTATAGTTCCTATTCGCATTGAACGTCCATCACAGATTGTTTCACCCGTTCCCGATGCAACTGAATATAGTCTTCTGGGATTTCCATTTTGGCGAACGATTGTGAATAGTGGAACAATTATCAAACTCTTGGGAACGATTACGGAACTCGTGGAACAAGATATTCCCACAATTTGGAAGGAGGAAGAAGAATGAAACCACCTGCTTGTGTACGCTGTAAATGGGGAACAGGAACAGTTCCTACGGGCGCTGAAGGTGTCAGACCCACAAATTCAGAATCATCCAAAGAGCTTCAATTACAACTTGAAAGTCTTATGGCACAACGAGCAACCCAGGATATGAAATGGTTTCCTACCACAACCTATCAAACACAAACTGCATCTTCTCTTGTAAATGATTTTGGAAATTCAAAAAAATAAAAATAAAAATAGAAACATTTCCAATTTCTTTAATACGCGCATGATCAAGACCATATTTACCTTCAAATGGGGATGGAATCCAATTTACAAATGTTCGAACAAGATAGGTTAGAATACCTATAAAAAAAATCATAAGTAAAAATTCAAAGAGTATTTGAAATGTGTTTTTTTTTTCTTCTGACTCTTTTTGAAGAGGACGATCAAATACTTCCAGTACTTTTGCGAGAAACAACCCAATGGATGCATAGAGGATTGTAATAAATCCTATATCTGCCATTTTGACAAGTTGATACAAAATAGGGTGCTTCATTCTACTGAAGTTTAGAAAGAAGATCCATGGATAAACCAAGAGTTGTAAGTTCAAGCGGGCTAGTAAGTTCTACAATTTGTTCGCGTGAGACAAAGGGTCGGATCATAGATAACAAAACTTTTACTTTCCAATTGCAGTGAAAAAATACGATTCGTTGTAAAAAAGAAGCATATCGTTGAGATACAAGTTTGTAAAATCGTATCAGAAGAAATGGATTTGGTATCTCTAGGGTATCTAGGTCTGCTGCATCAAAAATCCACATCCATGGCCTTACACTTGCTTCATCCATATGCGCAAGATACATAGGTATATCCTCTTCGCGAAATTGTATTTCAACATTCAAAGATGGTTTTGAATAAAAAATCGAAATACCATCTATCGTTTCTCCTACAAAATGAAAACTGTGAAACTGTGGATGCGCTTTACAGGCCTCACACATTCCTCGCTATACAACTTAGGTGTACATCCTTTGGACACTTACATCCATCGAAGGCATCTTTTTCTTCAAGAAGAGATCCACGTGTTCCTTTTTCACAACAAAGGGAAGCTGGAAGTTGGCAATATAGAATGGAAGTTCTTTTGCATTAAAGATGCGGAGCATATTAATTTTTTGGGCGATTTGTTCCACACAGCGCTTGAGTTCGCGGACTCCTGTTTCTTCGCTTGCATACTCACGAAGCATGTGCTCCAGAACCTCTCTTGAGATTGCCACTTTTTCGGTCAGGCCTACCTCTTTCAGAGCCGTGGGAACAAGGAAGTTCTCTGCAATTGCTAGCTTATCCTTCTGGCTATATCCTTGAAGGTTGATAACCATCATACGATCCAGAAGAATCTTATCCACTTTGTTCAAATCATTTGCGGAGAAGACAAACATAACCTTGGAAAGATCGAGAGGAACGCCTGTTAGATATTTATCTTCAAAGTCTTCATTTTGAACTGGATCAGTCAAATGGATCAACATATTTTGTACTTCTTCACCTTTCGGAGTTGTACTAATCTTATCTAGTTCATCAAACATAAGAACCATGCTCATGGACTTTGCATTCGCAAGAGAATTCGCAATCTTGCCTGCATGGGATGATTCATAAACAAGTTGATGTCCTGTGTAGGTTGTTGCGTCGGAATCACCACCTAGAGAGATAAATTGGAAAGGCCAGTTGAGTGCCTTCGCAATTCCATTCTTAATCAAACTAGTTTTTCCAATGCCTGGTGGGCCACTCAGAAGAAGACTTAATCCGCGATGATTAGGATTGGAGATTTTTGTTGCAATGAATTGAAGGATTTGGAGTTTGGCCTCTTCTTGTCCATAAATAGCTTCTTCCAAACATCTGCGTGCCCGATCCATAAAGGAAGTGCAGGCTTCTGTTCCATCATCGATCTTTACGGGAATCTCTTTGTAAATTCCCAATGGAAGACTCGTGACCTTCTCCAACCAATTTCGGAGTTTGAAATATTCACCGCTACTGGCATCCAAAGCTTGTAGACTATGATACTTTCCAAGAATTAAACTCTGTGTTTCAGAAGGAACATTCATAGTAAGAATCTTAAACATCAAATTATCATCAGAGGATTTGGGCTTCTTTTCTAAAGCTTCTAGCATTTGTTTTTGTTTGTTGGGTGCAAGACTCTTGAAACTATCAATCTGGTCATCAATGGTGTTGGCTTCCAGAGGTTTTGTCACAAGCTTTACAAACTTTTTTACATCTGCTGATTCTTTCTTCATGTTATGGCGCTTGGGAATCATTCTCTCCGCAAATCCATCATTCCCAAATGATCCAAAACTGATACTAATTTCGGGAGGTCCAGTACTGTCTTCTTCCTCCTCAGCGTCTTCATCATCATCCTCATCATCATCCTCATCTTCATTTTCATCCTCATCCTCATCATCATCTTCGTCTTCGTCCTCTGCGCTTTCAGCGTCTTCTTCCTCCTCCTCTTCAGAGGTTTCTACACGCTTCTTTGCTTTACGAGATTTGCGAGATTTGTCCTTAGAACGCCTAGGAGCTTCTTCTTCCTCTGAATCCGATTCAATAGCCTGTTTTGACTTTTTCGCGAATCGTTTCTGAATTGTTTTGCGGGCTTTTACAGCTGCCTTCCGTGCTGCTCGACGAATGGTCTTTTTTTGCTTCGGACTCAAGGCATCTTCTTCTTCCTCAGAGCTAAGATCAGAGGTGTGGACAGATTCTTCCTCAGAACTGGTTATGCCATCCTCATCACTGTATGCAATGAGACCACGAATGTTTCCTTTGGAATCTACACTCTCGTCATCATCATCGCCCTTTGCACCACCTCTCCTTCTTGAACGTATCGGTTGCTTACGACTCGAACTCTTGTCCTTCGTGTCGGCAGCATCCTTCTTTGCGCTTCTGTTCATTCTATGAGTTTGCTTCATTTTCATCGTTGCCGTAGCTACCGCAAAAAAAGTTCCTCTCCTCAATTTTCTTTAGCGGCGGCGGCGTTGTGTCTTGCGACTCTTGCGGCTCTTGCGAGAGCCCTTCGTGGCCCTGCGCTTTCCACCCTTGCGGCTCTTGAGCACATCCTTCACGGCCATATTGGCGTGAGTGGTCACAGAGCGGCCAATCTTGTTCAACCCAGTTATACCCTCACCGACAACACCCTTTGCCGTATTAGTAACGGCGCTAACAGACTCCTTACCTGCAGCAAGGAGGTGTCCAACAGGAGAATAGAGGCGGGAAAAAACTCCACGAGATGTCTTGCGAGTTCCACGACGAGCCATGTTTGGTTTCTACTATAAAAGGATTTTTTTTACGTAGACCCTAGGATGTCTTGTACATCCATAAGAAGGAATCGGGATTTCGGAGAAAGACTTTGGAAGGTAGAATCACGAACACAAATCAAAGATGTAAGAATCTCTTTGTTTTGGCTGTAGAGTCGGGAACGAGTATTTACAAAGAAGTCGGTATTCTTTTCTTTCATAACACGAGACATACGCAATAAACAGTCTACATATTCTTCCACTAGGGGTTTCTGCTCTGCTAGACGTGAATGCTTATCAATAAGAATGAACAAAGTGTGGAAGGTAGCCATAAGGGCGTCAAGAGAGAGAATTTCAAGAGTTGTAAGTTCTGCAATGAATTGACTATATCCTTGTCTGTATTTCTTTTCAGCAACCTTCTTTTCAAAGGAGGCCATATCGGCGGCAGCCACTGTGTTAACATCAGGTTCTTCAAAGATTTCCATGTAGTTTTTATATAGTTTGTTCATTTCATCAAATATGACGGAATGTTTTGCTCCAATTTCTGCTAGAAGTTTTGCGTAGAGAGGACAATAAATTTGTTCGGAAGCGGCCTTCTTAAACACCATAAACATGAAATCCCGAACAAATTCAGCAACTTGTCCTTCTTCTGCCTGAACAGTTCCATCTTCTTCCGTTGCAACAGATTCCTGTCCTAGAATCTGAAAGAGAAAGTCTCGGATATCGGTATATGTTGTTGGACCAAATTTATTAAGTTTCAGGCGAATAATCCGATTCAAAATCTTTTCCTCAATCGGCTCAGATGCATTCTTAAATCTACTTTGATAGCGCCCAATGGGAGGTCCAGTATAGACGGGTGTTTTGGGGCTATTTGCTGTTGTAGAGGATGTTGAAAGTGAGGATGTTGAAGAACTCGGACGCATTCCGGGATTCCGAGGATTTGTTCGCCAACGTCCTGAGTCCAAACTTCCACTCGAGCCATATGTTCCTTTGCGCCAGTCTCCACCGTTTCGAGCTGATCCCAAAATCTTTGAGTCGAGAATACCTCGAAGATTTTGAATCTTCTGAAGTGTATCAGCCGAATTTGTTGGTGGAACGAGACTTCGCAAAGACAGAACTGCCGCCACCAAGGCCAGAGGGGAAGATGGCTCTGACATTGCTACAGATGATTGAATACTTTTTTCCATGGAAGGTAACCGAACGAATACGGAGCATTGCGTTCAAATTTTAGTCCGGTCTTTATGGTTGGAAGTAGATGGACATTCAGACCGTTCTCCAAGAATGTCAAGCGAATCGTCTTCCTGAACTTCTGGGGATTCAAACACAAGCGGGTCAAAAACAGTTTCAAAAAGAAATACAATTGTTTTCATCCGATCGGGCCAGTCTTGAAAGACGGCAAAAGGCCATTCAACAGTTTCAAAGTCGGTGTACGGAAGAAACAAAAACAGTCTTAGATACTTGGTTTTTGGAACTTCAAAAACTTGAACCTGAATTGCAAATCTTTCTAGAACATTCCGATGTGGAAGCCAATTCGTACAATCAATTGAGCTTTTCTGCCTGGTCGTGGGCTCTTCTTTTGAATACTGTTCCATTCCTTGTTTTTTGTGTGAGTATGTTCAAATTGTATATTGTTCCAGCACTTGCTGTTCTCACGCCCTTCTTTATGATTCTTGCTCCATACATGCTTTTAAAACATTGGTATAACTTGCCGCTTGATCCGAACCAGTACTTGGATCTTCTTCTGGGTATGTTGGGTCTTCAAAAAGAGACTCTTTCGACACCGAAAGGTATGGTCCAGATGGGTGTAACTGCCGTAAGTATTGGGCAGAGCATCATTCAACCGATTCAAAATGCCCTTCATTTGCAAACCATTCAAACCAATTTGGTGAAAAAGGGATATGCGGTAGAAAAGGTAGCGGTTCTTCTTCAAAAACTCCAAACTATTCTTCCTTTTCAGAATCCCCTTGAGGATCTTTTACCGAATCTAGGCGATCCCCATCGGTCGTTTACCGTTTTATGGGATCATCCCTTTCGTTTGCGCCTCGCTCTTCAAACAATTGGTGATGTAGAAGTTTTGTATCGGATAGCTACCTGTTCCAACTTGTATCCTGTAGAATTTACAAAAACCAAAAGTTTACTTCTCCAAACAGCATCCGATCCCTTTATGAAGAAGGCTGTTCCTTTTAATCTTCGGTTTTCATCCAAACGCCATCATGCTATTTTAACAGGACCGAATCGTGGTGGAAAATCATCTGTTCTACGAACCACTTTGTTATGCGTTGTATTAGCGCAAACATTTGGCTTTGCTCCTGCGAAGACGATGCGTTTGAAACCGTTTACTTGGATAGCGAGTGGATTGAAGATTGATGACCGACCTGGACAAAGTTCTTTGTTTGAACGAGAAGTCAGTTTTGCTGCAGCGATCCTAAAACGATCTCGAACTTCTCCGATGGATACTGGACTTATATTGTTTGATGAACTCTTTCACAGTACGAATCCACCGGACGGAGCAAGGACAGCGACTGTCTTTTTGGAAAAGGTATGGAAAACTACAAACACTGTAAGTTTTATAAGTACCCATGTCTTTGAATTAGCCAAACAGTGTCCTTCTACTGTTTTACAGTTGTGCGTTCCCGCTACTGTTTCCGAAACGGGTTTACAGTTTTCGTATACTGTAAAACCTGGAGTCTGTTCGGTGAGCAGTGTGGATGAAATTTTGAAAGAAAAGGGATTGCTGTCTGCGGAAAACTGTGTCCCGGAAAACCCCACTGGAAAGGAGAGATGAACGGATTAAGTGATTCGCTTACAATTGGACTTATTCTTGCTCTTGTCTTTGGTGCGCTGTTTTTCTATTTGTACAGTCGTATTGGTCAGGCGGAAAAGCGTGTGGGTCTTACAGAAAACATTTTGTTAGATTTGAAGATGGCTACTGAGAACACCTTGATGGCCATGGCAGGAAGTCGTATTCCTGAATCGGAGGAACAAGTGGTAGAACAGCCAATTGCATCGAGTCCCGAGCCTATTCGCAAAGAAGAGGTAGAACAGATTCCCGATGAAGAATTCTACAAACAGGTTATTGAACAGGTACACGAACAAGAACCGCACAGCACCTCTACGGCAGAAGAGCAAGGAAATCGTGTAGATGTTAACTATGAGGCGATGACCTTAAAGGAACTCAAAGCCTTAGCGAAATCTAGGGGAATCAACGTTTCGGCATCTGCACACAAGAAAGATGTTATTGATATTCTGAAACGCCAGGGTCAGACGGCATCGGTTCTTGAGCCTGTTCCGGGCGGATCGATGAGTCCTATGGAGGAAGGATTTCCTGTGGAACTTGGCTCAACAGAGAATCGCAGAGGAGTACAGGAGTAAGCAATGGATAGTTCATTCTTTCGAGTACCAACAAACCCACAGTATTACACAGGACTTTCGCCCTATCAAGCGGAAAAAACTGCAACACGGACAGCTGTTTCACCTCGTCTAACTGTTCCATCACCGGATTCGCGATTTCCTGGATGGGCAGCCCCTATGGAAGATGGGCGTCTCATAACGGATTATCGTCCTCATTGCAATGAAAACATTCCTGCTGGAAGTCAGTTTCCTGTCAAAGAGTGGATTCAACATAACACGGATGCCATTATCGCTACCTCGAGGTTGCGCCAAACCCAGATGGCTGGAGCGCAGTATGGTCTCGATAAGACAGTTGTCCCTCCCCCGGTTGCAGTTGTGAAGTGCGAACCAACAGAGTGTGCAATGTTTCCTACCAATGCTGTAAATGGAATTGGAACAGAGAGGGTCTATGACAAAGCGCCTGAACTGTTTGGAACATTTGAGTTTCCCAGAGAACGAGCTCCGAGAGCGAATGTGGGATTGAATCAACGATTTGAGGGTGGAAGGAATTCTCCTAGGGGAAGGTCCTTTGTTCCCATGGGAAATAAACCAGTGGGTGAAACGGAGTACCTTTGGTGAAATTGTGAATCAAGTTTCACAATTATAGACCTCTGGTGGAAAAAACTGTATCTAAATACACTTTCATACATATGATAGTATGCCTGAAAGAACCATTCTTGCATTTGATATTGGGATTCGCAATTTAGCGTATTGTATTCTCCGAAAGAATACGGATCTTTCATCCAATCCTGTTTCCATTGTACAGTGGGATAATTATGATCTTCTGGCGGGACAGTCCGCACAGACAGCCAAACAGTCGGCCGATCACTGTTGTTCCTGTTCCGCGAAAGCTACCTACGAAACACGAGACAGGAAATACTGTGTTCGGCACTGTCCATTTGATCGTCCAGCATTCCGAGACCTGTCTGGAAATCTATTGAAAAAACTTCCAGCTGCCAAACAGTTGCGTGAAACTTTACAGGCAAAAGGAATTGCTCATCCTCCCAAATCCAAAGGAGATATCTTGAAAAAACTATCAGAACTGTATTCTCTTCCAATCATCAAACAAAAAGTAAAAAAAGCTATTGCCACGGAGCTAACAGTTCTTCACGATGGAATTCGCAGATTTGTTCTAGCGAATAAAGACAGTTTTTCAGCTGTGAATGAAATTCTTCTAGAAAACCAACCTGTTTTAAAGAATCCTACGATGAAGTCTGTTCAAATTCTTTTGTTTGCAACTCTCCGTGACTGCTGTCAACCGAATCCTCCATCTCTCCGACTTGTCCATGCAAAGATGAAAGTAGCAGGACAAAAGGGCGATGAAGGATATAAGGAACGCAAGGAAGGCTCGGAAACCAAAGTTCAAGGCCTCCTTACAACTCAATATGTCTCCGACGCGCTCAGGTGGCGACTGTATTTGGGTCAGTATGCTAAGAAAAACGATTTAACGGATGCATTTTTAATGGCCTACGATGCCTTGCTGCGGTAAATACGAATCTAAAAGGTTCTTCTTGAACCGAAGAAAGATGGCAGGTATCACTATTCGGGAAATGGAGGATGTTGCTGTCGGCCTAAGCAACGATATCGGGAATGTTATAGATATAACGGATTCGTCGGATGCGCTTGGCTTGAATATGCTAATGAATCAGTCAAAAGTATCATTTGGAAACGAGCGTGGATCAAACTCAGGATCAACAGTACAAGTGTCTGCTCCTTCGCAGCCTTTATCGGGTATTGAATTATCATCGTTAGAGCCGCTTGAGCCTATTACCCTAAACATGGATACAGGGTCATCCGCACCTGTGGAAATACAGTTTAGCAAAGAGCCTTCACCTCCGTCCTCATCATCCTCTTCACTCTTTTCCAATATGCAAAGCGCAACTGGGCCAAGTGTAAGTTTTGCACCTGTACAGCAACAGAGAGACCCTGAAAAGGAAAAGAAGGACAAGATTGAATATTTGAACAAGCTTCAGCGGTTGGAGCAAAAGGGTTTCCCGGTGGCTCGTCGGTTCACGATGGACAATTCTCTAGAAGAAATCAAACAGGAATATGATCGTCTAGTGGACGCTCGCAATCTTGAAGCTTCACTTCGGTTTCAGAGGCAAGCCTTGATGGGGGTAGTGACGGGTATGGAATGGATGAATAATCGTTTTGATCCTTTTGATCTGAATTTGGATGGTTGGAGTGAATCAGTTCATGAGAATGTTGAAGATTTTGATGAGATTTTTGAAGAGCTTTATGACAAGTACAAGGATCGCGGAAAGATGCCTCCTGAAGCTCGTTTGATGTTTGCACTTGCTGGATCAGGATTTATGTGCCACGTAAGCAACACATTTATGAGACAGCGTATGCCGTCAGCTTCCGATGTTCTAAAAAACAATCCTGATCTTGCTCGTCAATTTGCACAGGCCGCGGCGTCTCAGGCTGGATCTGGATTTGGAAACTTTATGGGTATGGCGATGGGTGCTGGAGGCGCAGGCGCTGGAGGCGTAGGTCCTCAGGTTGTTATGCAACCTCCAGCTGGTCCTCAGGGAATGCCTTCTGGTCCGACAGGAGCATTCTTTGGGTCTAGTTCTGTCTCTGCATCGGTGGAGCGTATGCCCAATCCTCCCCAGCCCATGGCCTCTGTTGAAGCTCCTAGACCAACCGCAAGGAAGGAAATGAGAGGTCCTTCAGGAGTAGATGATATTCTAAAAACATTTGAAGAGGTTCGTCGAGCTGAAACCATGGGAAATATGGGAGGTGGAATGGAATCTGTCATGCCTCCATCCATAAACTCAGGTATGCCCACACAGCCTGCTGTGAATGCAGCAATGGAGATGGAAAGTCTACACAGTGGTGATTTGGAATCCGCAGTTGGATCAACCCGAACGGGTGGTGGGCGGAGACGTCGCAAGGCAGCAATTAGCGGAAATACCTTAGCAATCAATGTCTAAGGATTGAGTAATGGAGTTGTACCAAACTCTTGAAAATGTACTATCAATTCTTCTAATTCTCGGTATCATAGGATTATCAAGCTATGTTACGGATGAAATCGGAATTTGGTTTTACGAAATCCAGAAAAAGAATTCGCAGGTGTTTGATTTAGCCCATGAATTTACTCCGGATCTTCAAGAATATGGAGGTATCGTAAATTTAGTTCCACTTTTATTTCTTTTAACATTTTTGGTAGCCGACCATAGTTTAATTAGTGAATTTCTCAAAAAATATATATTTTTGATATTTATTCGTTCTTTTACAATCTTGCTTACAATCCTTCCGAAGCATGAACAGTGTTCAAAACGATTTAAATGGTCTACCTGTATGTTTGGTCAATGTTATGACAAAATATTTAGTGGACATACGGCCTTTACAATGCTTGCGGCATTACTTTTGATACGAAATCAGATACTTCCCCAATGGCTTGGAATTGGATTCCTGGTCATTGAAGTTTTCTGTATTTTGCTTACGCGATCTCATTATTCTATTGATGTCTTTTTTGCTATGATTGTCACGTATTTAGTATACCAAAATGACGTTCCCTCATTAACAATTTATTGAAGTTTTGCAAGGTTATTAGCATAAATTTCATCCAAACTACTTTCTCGGGGTTGTTCATCCGAGTCAGATTCTTTCTTTTGAGTCTCCAGTGCTGCAGCAATCCTCATTTGTTTCTCATGCAAACGTCTCCAAATTTCTGTTTCTTCAGGTGTCATGGAAGGGACTGCTTCAGCAGACGCAGTTGCCTTTGGTTTTCCAGTATCTCGTTTCCAAAGACACAAATCACTGTTTTCATTTAATAAAAAGGATAAGAGCAATAATACCAAAAAGGTCATGATAAGTGCAACAAATATATTGCGTGTTGCCACAAAGAGAACTGTAAAGATTAAAGCTCGCCGAACCCATGGATGTTGAAAGATACGTTCTTGTTCTTTACTGATTTCCATTCCAATAAATCGTCCACCCAAATTTAATAAAAGCATCATTAAACCAATAAAATACGGATTCGTATTAAATGTTAAAAATATCTGCTCAATGGGATTTACAGCTATAGCTGGAGCAAATGCTCCCATGGCCATTGGAGCCGGGGTCATACTCATCTACCCAGGAACAAGTTTCTTCATACTGCTGTTTGCCAGGGTCGGAGAAGTTTTTCCAAATCTTCTATGTAAAAGAAAATAGCTAAGGCCACCATACTTGCTACACGGGGACACCAATACGCTGCAACCAGAATTGTTAGAGCCAGAAGAAATCTCCAAAAAGGCAAACTGTAAAGATTTACAAGTTCCCCAGGATAGGCAGATTCAAAGACAGACCCCTCATACAAATTCCAAGCAAAGAAGATAAAGGTTGTAAGAATTCTTGCTGTTGCATCGAAAACTCCATCGGGCTCTAAGGACATCCCAGAACACGTTTCTACCTAGTGACCGTATTACTTTGAACACTTCCAGCTGTACGTTCTGATAAATCCTGAACAGCAGATGTGTCTACAACTGTATCTTCAATGAGCATAGGGTTTTCACCTAATACTTTTTCTACAAACCATTTCTTTTTAGTCGGAACAAGCCGAACATTAAAATCAGGAGAAAATCCTTCAACCAGATTGGTTTTGGTTGGAAGATTTGGAACAGTTGGATGTATTCCTCCGGCTCCAATAACCAACGCGGACATAACACCCGCTAGAAAGCCCAACGGCCAACCATATAACACAGTGACTAGTATTGTAAACCCTAAAAGAAAGAGACGACCTGTAAAGGAATCAGCTTGTTTGCGTACTTCCACAGGGATTTTTCCAACAAAAATGATAACTGTCAACAAACAAAGTGTGGTAAGAATTCCTACAGGTTGCTCGTACTTCGAAAATAAATCACCAATTTGAGCCTGAAACCCGCCTTTCATAAGCATAGCGGTATCGGTTGTCATTCCTCTGATGCTTCGGATCAAAGTATTTTGCCCGGAATGATTTCTGTTAAAAATCAGAGAGTAGTCCAAGGACTATGGAATATTGTTCATTGAATGAAGCATTCCCCGAATTGGGTGGAGGTCCTGCGAGTCCTGGGTGTAAAGATTCAAAAGCCGCCTCCATTGCCCGAAAAGAAGAACGCAAAAAAGCGAAACGCTGTAGAGGACCACCTTTGACTTTCTTAGAAGAACCCGGGAATGCGCCTGTAACAGATCCTGATCGTCCGGCTCTTCGTCCTCAACCTGAAGTCCCCCCCTTGAATCCAGCAACTGGTCTCATTCAACATGCTCCTGTAGATGCCCCTCCCAAAGAACCTTTTACAGATTATGACGTGAATAAGCCACTAAAAAACTTTCTAGCAAGTTTTCAATCAGAACAGCCCCCGGATAATGAGGCCATCTTAAATACCATGCCTAAAGGTGTCGCTGGTCCAACAAAACAACAAAAAGCAACGCTACCGAAGTATTTTGGAGCAAATTTTGACGAAGCTACGGAAGAAGGCTTCACGCCCTATACAAATGTCATAGGAGATGATCCTGGATATCGTCTTGATACAGATTTTACAAAACAGTTTGATGGCGTAGGACTCAACAAAGCCCAAGGATCAGAAGTGCTACCAATACCGTCTGTTTCCAATTTTTGGAAGCCGTTGACGCCGAGCAAGTCGCGAACCGCTTTTTTTGATTCACTTCCCGCTCCGGGTGGAGTTATACCGGTTGACCAGGCGAAACAAGCTCCGCCCTATGAAAAAGAGGAATTCTTCAAACGATTGGATACGATTTACGCACGATTGGATGACTTGGAAATGAGACGCTCTGAAAATGCTCAGACCGAAGTTTTATTGTTTATTATGAGTGGACTGTTTGTCTTATTTAGCATGGACGTTCTGGTACGAAAGACAGGAAATGTGCGCATTTTACAGCGAAAGTAAGAAATCAATATGTGTTTGTTTTACAAACCACTATTGACTGTTTATCGTCTATGTTTTCGGGTTTTACGCTTTCCACCTTTGGGTGGAGGTGGAGGAGGAGCAGCTACAGCTTTGGGAGTATTTGCCATCGGACGAAAGACAGGTTTGGGTCTCCGACTTTGAACATTGGCTTCAATATTTGAATTCGATTCTGAAAGATACTCTACTTTTCGGGTCTTTCGCCTGTTCGCGTTAGAATTAGACCTAGTATTGCTGTTATTGGATTTAGTGTTGCTATTTGACTTCGCGTTATTGTTTGACCTCGCATTCGTGTTGTTTGACCTCGCATTCGTGTTGTTTGACACTGCACTGCTGTTGTTAGATATCACACTACTATTATTTGAACCTGCATTCGCATTATTAGACTTTACGCTGTTGTTATTACTAGAATTGTTTGATCTAGAATTGTTTGATCTAGAATTGTTTGATCTAGAATTGTTGTTTCGCATGTTTTTTCCTGGCGGAGGCGGGGGAGGTGGAGGAGGTCCACCTGGAGAGCCAGAACCAGGA